GCTCCACTGTAGGTTGAAATACCTATGGATGATTAGTAACAAGGCTGACATTATTGTCAGGATTTGTTAACGAACAACTATCGTTACGTCAAGAATTTCATCAAAAAGATAACTTTGTATATTAAATTTGCAAAATAATTTGTATATTTGAAATAAATATAGTATATTTGCAAAGTGATTTTGAAATCACATAATAATAACGGTTGAGGATATTACTCTGATACCAATTTTTAATTAAATATTTAAAATAAAATGAAGGCTTTAATTTTAATGTTCACAGCTTGCGTAGCACTTACTTTTGCTGCATGTGGTAATAATGTAAAGACTAATACAACTCAGAAGGATTCTGATACGACTGTAGTTGATAGCGTTGATACTGTTACTGTAGATTCAGTTGTTGCAGATTCTATCGTGAAGTAAGTTTTTTTGCAACTTATGTTCAATATAGCTTTGAACAACATTTTAGCCTTGGTTATTCCAAGGCTTTTTTGTTTTTATTAACATTTTATTTTTGGTAGTAAAACCAACAAGTCTTTATCTTGTCGGGTGTAAGGAACTATCTCTGTTACCTAATGTATTATCTTACTATAATAGGAGTATTTTTACCTTTTTAATAACAAAAATATACGAAAAATTTTTGTTATTGACAAAATAATTAGTATCTTTGCAAAAGATATGAGAAAGATAAATAGAACATACAGATTCAGACTGTACCCGAACAAGGGACAAACCGAATTGCTGGCAAAGCACTTCGGATGTTCTCGTTTTGTGTATAATTACTTTCTCAATCAACGGAAAGAGCAGTATAAGCTCACTGGTAAGAGTGATAATTATTATGCACAGGCTAAAACACTTACCATATTGAAGAAACAGAAAGAAACAGCGTGGCTGAATGAGGTAAACGCACAAACCTTGCAGTTTGCTATCCGCAGTCTTGATAAAGCCTATAACAATTTCTTTAAGAAGCGTACAAAGTTTCCTAAATTCAAATCGAAGCACTCCAAGAATAGTTTTACCGTTCCGCAAACTTCATCTGTCGCAGGTGGTAGACTTGTCATACGAAAGTTCACCGAGGGTATCAAGTGCCGTGTACACCGTAAAATAAAAGGGAAAGTGGGTATGGTAACTATCACAAAGACACCCAGCGGAAAGTATTTTGTTTCCGTCTTCACGGAAGAAGAATACATTACACCGATTAAGAAGACTGGTAAGTCAATTGGTGTGGACATAGGTTTGAAGGATTTGGTTGTCACTTCTGAAGGAGAAAAAATTAATAATAACCGATATACAAGAAAATACGAGTACAAACTTGCTAAAGCACAACAGCATCTTTCTCGTAAGAAAAAAGGCAGCAGAGGGTTTGAAAACCAAAGACTCAAAGTTGCCAGACTTCACGAGAAGATTGCCAATAGTCGTGCTGATTATCTGCATAAGTGCTCTATATCTCTTGTTAGAAGATATGATACCATCTGCATCGAGGATTTAAATGTAAAGGGTATGACGAAAAATCATCGTCTTTCCAAGTCCATTACTGATGCAAGTTGGGGTGGCTTTGTTTCTATGCTGACCTATAAGGCAGAATGGAATGACAAGAAGATTGTGAAGGTAGACCGATACTTCCCGTCCTCACAAACTTGCAATGTTTGTGGATATGTCAATAAAGATATTAAAGACTTGTCTATTCGTAAGTGGGAGTGTCCTGAATGTCATAGTCATCATGACCGTGATATTAATGCAGCTATCAATATTCTTCGTTTCGGATTAAATAATATATCGGCAGGAACTGTCGATTACACGGGTGGAGGGGAAGTAAGAGCCGACCTTTTGGAAAGCCATTCCTCAGTGAAGCCCGAAACTCATGAAACTTTAGTTCAGGGGTAGTTCATCTTTGCATTATAAAATATAAATTAATATGAATAGATTCGATTTAAATTTATCAAAACATGCCATTCAAGAGATACTTGATGCAAATGGGTATGAGATTAAGACATTATTAGTATATTATAGTCCTTTTAGTGATGCATATGATTTGGCAGAAAAAAATACATTTAAGGTATATAGAGATTATGCCTTCAAGAAGGATAATATGCCAGAAGAAGCAGAGCGTGAAAAGCCAAATTTAGAAGATTTAAAAGAATATGAGTTAGACAACGTTTTGAATAAAATAATAACTGAATCAATAGTAAGAATATGTTTAAATTGATTGTTTGTACAAATTTGGTTGGTGCTATTGGAAAAGATAACAAATTACTATATCATATTCCAAATGATATTGATAATTTTAAACGATTTACCGATAATAATACAGTTATCATGGGTATGAAGACATACCTATCTTTACCAAATCAGAAACCACTTAAGAATAGGACTAATATTGTACTTACATCGAACCCCAAATTATGTACTGAAAAATTTGGTGATACAACTGTACACTTCGTTAATTCAATTAATGGTGCAATCACTTTAATGCGTCATCTGAATATAAAGAATGAGGACGTATTTGTAATTGGCGGTTCTTCAATATACCATGCTTTTTTAGATGAGAATCTGATTAGTGAAGCATACATTACACTTGTAGAAGACAAAACAGAAGGTGATAGTTATTTAGCTTTACATAATTTTTCAGATAGTAACTGGAAGAAAATATACGAATCAGGTTTCCAAAGACATCAAGACTTGAAATATAAATTTTTGATATATAAGAATGTTGGTAATGAATAAAGAAGAATTAAAATTTAACTGTAAATCTATATCCAATTTATTTATTAATCAGTATTTGGATAAAATCAATAAAAGTGAAAAATTTTTATTGGGATTTGATAATATAGGTAAAGATAAAACCTATATTGAGACAAGTCCTAAAACTCTATCAGAGGATATATATAAGGCTCTCAGCGAGTGTAAAAACAAGTATCAATCCATTGATATTGTGGTTGAAAATAATGGTTTAAAAACGGTTTTAAACACTATAGATATAAAACAATGAGACTTTTTGTAATATCTTGCGTAGTTGCAACAACTATTATATATATACATGTTAGAATAACACAATATGTTAGTGCAATTGTGTTTAAAAATGAAGAGAGTGGACTTAGTGTCATCTCCAACCTAATCTTAGTATTCTTGATGATAATTTCATGGATACTATATCTCTATTATAATTTTTAGAATGAATTATTCCAAGAAAATATTAAATCCATTAATCACCAAACTCAACATAAACACAGACGAGGATAACACATTCAAAGAACTTATTTCTTTGACCTATGACAGCCCAAATTATCAGTTATGGGCAGTCAATGCAGTGTATTCAAAATATTGCACTGTAGGGGAAATAAAGAGTATTTTAGCATGGGCAAAGTCACATAAACAGTTGATATGTCAATTAAGTAAGCATACTATTACTGCTTATACATCTCGTTATGCAATTACAATTTTAAAAAAAGAAATAAAGAATATTCAATTAATTGATGATGTTAAAACTTTCATTAATAAATTTAATACAATACAGAGAAATTTACTGAAAGAATATCTCAATTTAGATAGCTATTCAATATTAAATATTAGTAAAGAAAGAGAGTTAAAGAAGTGGCATAAAATATTTACAAAACTTCAGAAACTACCAGAAGAACAATTAAATAACTTTATTTCTACATGTTCTTCACTCCATGATATAACAACACTATTAGATGCTTTCACATGGTGTATGGACTTAAGTTATAAGTGGAATAAAAAAGATTTTATAAGTTTTGTTACTAAATCAACGCCTAATTCTCCTATTGTGTATAACAATGATAATATAGTTATATTACATGTCACATCACATAAAGATTGTAATAAATTAGTAGGAAGTGAAGGACGTACTAAATGGTGTTTCAACTGTAATAAAACTTGTTGGGAATCATACGTTAATGATACTAATAGTAAACAATACTTCTTATTTGATTTCTCAAAGAAAGAAAGTGAAGAAACATCACATATAGCATTTACCATTAATAAAGAACTCGGTCTTACAGAAGCATATACGACACATAATTTAAATATTATAGAACATGGTAATGATTATGTCAATGAAGTTTTCAATGAGAAAGGAATTAACATAAGTGACTTTATAAAATTAAATCATCCTATTGATTATAAATGGGAAGAAAATAGCATCAAGACTATATTGGGAGAAAATGAAAATGTCCAAGTAATTGATAATAGTAATAATAGATTACTTATAAGTTCAGAAAACGATAAAGTTTCACAAAGATTAATACAACACACAATTCTATATAAACGTTTGATAAAAGGAACCTTGCAACGAAAACTATATTTTCTTTATGATTTAAACCTAAAAGAAGATGACCCCAATGGATTAATCTGTATAAAAACAACTTTATCATCTAATAGTAGAGAAGAGTTCCTAATGGCATATAATCAATGTTACCTAAAAGTAGATAAAGAATACTTAAAAGAAATACATGTTGAAATTTAAAATATTAGCACTGCTGGATAACTATAATTCAGTAGTGTTATTTTTTTATAAAAAAGTTAATAAAAGTTTGTTAAATTAAATAAATTTATGTATCTTTGCATAGATAAAAAAACTTTTATGAATAATGATAGAAATAAATGGTTAGATGAAATATGTAATTTAACATATAGAGATATTTTCAATTTCCTTAAAGATTATTTGGAAGAAAATACATGTATAGAAGAAGATAATTGTATTGCCAATTCATTTGAATATATAATGAACATATACAAGGAAAGCACAGGTAAATTTCCATACTAATTAACGGAAAAAAAAGAAAACAAAATGAGTACAAACGGAAGTAAATTCTTTACAGCTATGGTCGTTGGTGAAAAACCTGATGAATTAATGAAGAAGTATGATAAATCATTAAAAGTTGAACCATACGTTAAATACAAATATCTTGATGCAAAAAAGATGCAGAACGCAACTATTAAGTCTATTGAGGCTATTTTGTCAGACCCTAAAAAGTTTGGTCTTAGTCAATTTAGTATTGATATGTTGACTGAAAGAAAAAAGATTATAAACAACATGACATCTTTTGAATATTATCAAAGTGTTACAGATGGTATGTTTTATGACGAAGAGGGAAATGCATTATGCGAAGATAACCCAAATGGTAAATGGGATAATTGTTCATTAGGTAAAAATTTTGCCGTACCAATTATTACTAAAGATGGTAAAGAAGTATATCAGGCAAGAAACAAAGATATTGACTGGGATAAGGTAATGACCCGTGATGAGTCATTATATAATGCAACTTGGGAAATGGTAGTAGAGGGGCGTGACCCAGAAACTCCAGAAGAAACTTCTATATACCATGCAATGAATGATAAACAGGAATATTTTTCCAACTTTAAGAATAAAGAAGATTACGTAACTTATTCTTGTTCTTATTGGAATTATGCTTATTTAGATGAGAATGGATGGAAAGATATTGATGATACAGGAAAAGAACAAGAATGGATTAAAAAGTTTTATAATAACTTTATAAAACAACTTAAACCAGACGCTCTTATCAGTATATACGAATATAGTAGAAGAAATTAACATATATTAATATGAAATCCTTGATGAAATAAATTATTTTTATTACCTTTGCAACATAACTTTTAAATAAATAAAAATGGAAGATTTAGTTACAAAGCAACTTAGGAAACGTTTCCTCAAGGATTTTAATCTACCTATCCAAGTAATACAAGACCCTTACTTTACAGAGCGTCTTGAACTATGCGGTGCTACTCAAGATTATAATAATCTTCTTGAATACATCGACACCAATTATAGTGGTAGTTATAGAGCATTCTTAGATGCTTATGCACAAATAAGAGATGAAATTGTTACTTCATGTTACAACTCAGAAGCGTTTAAACTGTTCAACAACAGTGACATTAAAGGTGAAAATCCATTGATTCCACAACGGAACTTGTATACAGAAGAACAAGATGGAAATAGTTTTGTAAGCGTTGATTTAAAGAAAGCAAACTTTCAAGCACTTAAATATGTTAATTCCGAAATAGTGCTTAATACTGATACGTATGAAGGTTTTATTGGAAAGTTCACGGATAGTGAATATATTAAGAAGTCAAAATATACAAGACAAGTTATTTTTGGAAAACTTAATCCGAAAAAGACTATTAGTATAGAGAAGCGTATTATTAATAAAATTTATAAGACGCTTAACGATAAGTTCAATCTGACTGAATATTTAGAACCATATTCTATGTGTACAGATGAAATTATCTACAAAGTGAAAGATAATGATAATAACGTATTGACAGATTTGCTGTGTGATAAATCTTTAATGATGATGGAACAAATTATTAAAGACACACTCGGGTTTGAAGTACGCATTAATTATTTCGGTCTTAAGTTACATCAATTCAAGCTTGCTACATCGGAAGCAAAAGTCAATTCTTTCACTAAATTGAATCATGTAACAAATGAGGTGTCTTATGCGTGTATTCCATCTACATACTATCCACAGATTTACAAATTAATTAATGGTTTAGATGTAACTAAGAATGACCTTGTTTTTTATTATGAACATGAGTTGGCGACATTCTTAAACCCATTGGTAAAAGTAAATAAAGATAATGAAATTTGAAATCAAAGATAAAAAGATAGAAAAAACCATCCATACAATACGTGCACTTATCAAAGGAACCAAATTTGAAGGTGTTACGTATGTTGTAGGTGGTTTTGTACGTGATACGTTAATGGGAGAAGTTTCTAATGATTTAGACATCGTTGTTAATCTCCCGTCTGGTGGAATAGATTTAGCGAATACTTTAACAGAGTTGGATAATAGTCATAGTGACTCTAATCCTATTGTATATCCTAAGTATGGTACTGCAAGCTTTCATTTAAAGAATAATGATGAATGTTCTGATGTTGTTATTGAGTCTGTGGAAACACGGAAAGAGCAATATCATTCAGATTCACGTAATCCAGAAACATGTTTTGGAAGTTTAGAAGAAGATGCATTTAGAAGAGACCTAACTATTAACGCATTATATTACAATATCTCAACAGATGAAGTAGAAGATGTTACTGGAAAAGGACTTGATGATTTGAAAAATCATGTTATCAGAACTACAAATGATAACCCTAACATAGTTTTCTTTGATGACCCATTGCGTATTATGAGAGTTATTAGATTCGCAAATAGATACGGTTGGAACATAGAAGATAAATCTTGGCAATCACTACAAGAATGTGCTTCGAGAATAAAGATTATCTCTAAAGAAAGAATACGTAATGAATTAAATAAAATAATATCCAATAAAGTCTGTATTAATGGTTTGTATTATCTAAAAGATAGCGGTATTTTATATCATATTCTTCCAGAACTATTTGTACAAAGTTTTGTTCCATGTTCACAGAACTTTAATAGTATGTTTGATAAAATAGTTACTATATGTAACCAAGCACCTACATGTTTATATACTCGTCTTTCAATTCTACTATCATTTTGCAAAACAGATAGTGCATGTGAAACTATTCTATCTCAACAAAAGCAACCGAATGTAATAATAAAGCATGTGCAGAATGCGCTGTTAGGTAAAAACTTCAGAAGAGAAGACGAAGAGTTAGAAGTATCTTTACGTAGATTATATAAGAAATGTAACCAAAATATAGATAATGCTTTATGGGTATATCGAGTTTTCACAGATGAAGAAACATATCAAAAAACAATAAATACGTGGTTACAGATAAAAGATAGTGCTAAAATTTACCTTCCGATAGATGGTAATGAAATCTTCTCATATCGTGCAGATATTACAAATAATGACAGAAAATTATTAATTGATTATCTACACGAAGAACAATGCAAAAATCCTTTCTTAACAAAAGAAGAATGTGTTGAGTTAATTAAACAATATCAGTTACATTAAAAAATAAATGAATATGAATAAATTACTTTTGATTGTCGACCCACAATACGATTTCATTAATGGAAGTTTGCCTGTGGATGATGCTGAACAGAAGATGAATGCTTTGTGTGAATACATTAAGAAACACAATGACTGCAAAACTGTGGTTATTACAGCAGACTGGCACCCAGAGAGCCATTGCTCTTTTAAAGAAAATGGTGGAGAGTGGCCTAAACACTGTGTTGCCTATACACATGGTGCTGCTATATATGAACCCATTATTCAAACTCTAAGAGATTTAAAAATAAATTATAAAGTTCTTACTAAAGGGACGGACTCTAAAGAAGAAGAATATTCTGTTTTTCTTAATGATGAGTCATATGATTGGTTGACTAAAACAGTAGCTAAAGAAAATATTGACCAGATTGATATCTGTGGTATTGCTGGAGATGTTTGTGTACATGATACATTAGTAAGCGGTATAAATGAGTTTGGAAACGAGAAATTTAATATACTTATGGATTACTGCCCATGTATAGATGATGATTTTTTACTTAAATCTCTTAATGTAAAGAAAACTTATGGCAAGGATTGAAATGGAATATGATGAGTATGAACGATTAGAAAAAAGTGTGAAAGCACTTCAAGATAACGTTTATACATTACAGAACGAAATCAATGAGAAAAATAACTTAATTGACAGTTATAAAGAAACTCTAAATGATATTAAAGAAAGTACACTTATTGATAGAGTTCTAAATTGGAAAGATTATTTGAATGATATTAATGAATTAAACAATTAAAATTAAACAAAATGATTCAATCAATTTTAGATACAGATTTGTATAAATTCAGTACTTCATATGCTTATTTTCATAAGTTTAATAGAGCGGAGGGAACATTTAAGTTTAACGACAGAAATAAAGAGGATTGGAGAAATTATCCAAACTTTATGGATGAGATGGAGTTACAATTTGAAATCTTATCCAATATTCGTCTTACAAATGAAGAAAGAGATTGGTGTGTCGAGAACATTGATTATATACCAGAGAATTATTGGGAATGGCTAAGTACTTTTCGTTTCAAACCAGAACTTATTAAGATGTGGCTGGATGACGATGGTGTCTTCCAGTGTGAGGTGACGGATAAACTCTATCGTGTGACATTATATGAGATAGCTATTCTTGCCACATATGCCGAAGTAAGAAATCGAGTATTAAGAAATAAGATTAACATGGAGAAAACCATGTTAAAATTAGAAGATAAGATTGCTTATGCTAATATAAATAATCTCTGCTTTTCTGAATTTGGAACACGTAGACGATATAGTTTTAATGTGCAGAATGAAGTAGTTAAAAGATTAAAAGAAAAGTGCCCTGTATGTGCTGGAACAAGTAATGTGTATTTGGCAAAGAAACACCACATGCGACCTACTGGTACATTCCCTCACGAATGGATGATGTTTCATGCTGCTGTGTATGGATATAAGCGTGCGAACTACATGGGGCTTGAGGACTGGATTGATGTATATGAAGGTAATCTTGGTACTGCGCTAATTGATACATATACTACTGAGTCGTTTCTTAGAACCTTAACCTTGCAGCAAGCTTTGCTTTTGAGAGGTTTCCGCCAAGATAGTGGTGATGAGTTTAAGATTGGTAATATGATTATTAAACGTTTACAAGAATTAGAAATCGACCCTAAGACTAAATTGCTTATCTTCTCAAATGCCCTTACATTTGAAAAGTATAAAGAAATTCATGATTACTTTAATGGACGTATTATGGTCTCAGCTGGAATTGGAACAAATCTAACTTGTGATACAGATATTAAAGATTACAAGCCAGCAAATATTGTAATGAAATTATCAAGAGCAAGATATAGCAGCAAAGACCCTTGGGAGAAGTGTATCAAAATTAGTGATGACATAGGCAAACACATGGGAGATGCTAAGGAATTTGATAAAGCCATGAGTGATTTGCATTTGTCTGAATAATTTGGCATAGATATTGTAATAATGAAAGTAAAAAAATAATTTATTAATAAAATATATAAAGTTATGAGATTAGAAGATTTAATTTTTACGACTCCAAAAAATCTTGAAGATGTATTTAAAAGTGTTTGGGAAATGGATAAAAAGAAAGATTTACATAAAGGTGTAAAGAGTGCTTGTGAAACAGGTTTCGATAAAACCTGTGGAGGCATTGGCTCATTATTGGGTTTGAAGAAAAAGTGGAATGAAGATGATACCACATATGCTGTTTGTGTGAATTATAATAAGGAAACTGACCTTATTAGCCATAAGTACACAAACGATACTTTAACTATAAATGTAAGTTCAAAAGATGATACAGATAGTTCTTCTTACATGCTTTCTATCCCTGAAGATGCACGTAATTCCAAACTTCTCTATGAATATCTTGAAGATAGGAAAAAGATGAAGTTTACTATTACAAAGGATGTTAATACAAAACGTAAGCAAGAGTATGAAAAGACAATGCAGGATTATCGTCAGAAACTCAAAGAAGTTGAAGAACTTAAGAAGAAGGAAACTGAGTTGAACGAGTTGCGAAAGAAGTTGTCTGAGTTCAATCAAAAGTAATATATGATTCACCATATAAATGGAAATTTATAATATGTGCCGTAAAGTCCACAAGTATTTAGATTGTGGAATGTAAGACACTATCGGCAGGGACTGTCGATTACACGGGTGGAGAGGGGGTAAGAGCCGACCTTTTGGAAAGCCATTCCTCGGTGAATCCCGAAGCCTATGAACATTTAACTCATGGGTAGTCCACGAATCATTACATTAAATAATGTTAAAAACGGAGCTATAATTTGGTAGTTCCGTTTTTTTTATTGTATCTTTGTAGTGTAAAATTAATATTAAATCAATAAAGAAATGGAAAAAGAAGAATACATTTTTGAATCAACCATTTTTAATACATCTAAAAATGAATCAGAAACAGTTAGTACAACAAATGGATTTAAAGAATATTATTATTAGTGTTATGGATAAGTTTAAATTAGTTTTTATTGGTGTGATAGCTTTATTAACTTTAGCTTCATGCACTTCAGATTATTATTACGATGATTATTACCACGATATTCCAACACCTGAAATAATGATAGGAAAGTGGGTTAATCAAGATTATACATCGCCATACAAAGAGATATACCTATATCGTAATGGAACGTATAATGTTAGATATCATTCAAGTATTCTAAGTACAACATTTACAGGTAGGTGGTATTACAGAGATAGGTACTTATATTTTGCAGGAGAAATCAAAGATAAATTATACATATATTCTTTAGAATACCCACATATATATTTCTCAAACGGTTCTGTTTGGAGGAAAATTAGAGTTGAAGGTTGTTAAAGTTTTTCAATATTGTTAAATTAAAAATTCATTAAAATTATGAAGACATTTATTAAAGTTACAATTCTACTTGTTTCATTAGTATTTACATTTGCCTCTTGCAGTAAGGATGATATTGCACAAGAGTATAACCATCCAGAAGTAATTGTTGGAACATGGTTTCAGCATGGTGGCGAAAGCTATATAAAGTTTGAATCCAATGGAAAGTATAATAAGGTGGATAAGTCAAAGCGTCCGTTTAGAAGTAGTAACGGTGATTGGGGTCAGAAAGGTAAGTACGTATACTTAATCCAATATAATCACATCATTGATAGTTTGGAAATACAATCCTACTCTCAACTAAAGGATAGTAAAAGTAATTATTATACACGATAAAAAAATAGAGTTATGAAAAAGATTATATTAGTATTAGTATCTTCATTGATGTTAACTGCTTGTGAAAAGGCAGGAACACCAGTACAAACTAATGGAGCAAAACATGAATTTGATGTACAACTTCTATTTGAAGTTGATGGAGTAAAAGTATATCGCTTCTTCGATTTAGGAGAATATATTTACTTTACTAATGCCAATGGTAAGACATCATATGTAACGGGCAGTAAAGTTAGTGAAAGAAAGACGAGTCTTAATAACAGATTAGAAAATGATGACAATGATTAAAGATAAATTAGATGATAAAATTAAAATTGCTTTAAAAGCAGGCAATCATAATGAAAGTAATATTCTTAAATTATTCAAAAGCGAATTAATCAAATATCAAACAAGAGAGGTTAAAGATTCTGATATTCAGCTTCCAGAAGGTGTAACATCTGAAGAACTTAAAGAATATATCATTAACAAGAAGAAAGAGATGAGAACTGTGACTGATACAGTAGAAGTTGACATCCTTCAGAAAATGATTAAAAAGTTAAAAGATGAATTAACTTATGCTGAAAAATTGAATAGGACACAGTTAATAGATGATGTCAAATCTCAAATCAGTGTACTCGATAATTTCCTTCCATCTCCACCCACGGAAGAAGAAATAATAGAATATTTAAATGAAAAATTTCCTTATGGCTGGACAAAGAAAGAAATAAAATATACAATAAATGCTGTTAAGGAGAAGTTTATTAGCGTTGATGGAAGTGCTGTGGCGAAATTGTGTAGTAGATTAGCAAAGTAATAGAATAAAAAAATGAATAGAAATTCTGTAAAAGTGATGATTTATAGCTATTTTTTAAATTTAAAATCATATATAAACACTTATATATCAGCCACTTATACAGAGTCTATTGTTAGTAATATTAAACCGAAAGGTAATCACAACAAGTCCAATGATTAAGGTCATGAATGATGCATTGTTAGTAATATTAAACCGAAAGGTAATCACAACAAGGATGCAACTGGACTTTTGGATAACTTTATTGTTAGTAATATTAAACCGAAAGGTAATCACAACAGCAGTATTTATTTATATTTTTTCCTTTTTATTGTTAGTAATATTAAACCGAAAGGTAATCACAACAATCGTGTATATATTGTTGGCAATAAGGCAACTGTTAGAAGCGTTAAACCGAAAGGTAATCACAACTATATCCGTCTTGCGTGTCAACGATTCATCACTGTTAGAAACGTTAAACCGAAAGGTAATCACAACGACGTTCTAAATGAAATAAAGGAAGATGATACTGTTAGAAACGTTAAACCGAAAGGTAATCACAACAATTATGACATTGCAAGGGAAGTAATGAAGACTGTTAGTAATATTAAACCGAAAGGTAATTCAAAGGGGTTTAATTCGACCCCTTTATATAAAAAAAATAAAGAAATATACGAAAAGTTTCAGTAGAAAATTCTATTGAAAGTGAAGTGCTGAACGAAGAAAAAGAAGAAATGAATGGAGTAAAGATGTTAAGAGCAATTAAAATAAGATTATATCCAAACAACACACAAGAGCAAACACTTAATAAGGTGCTTGGATGCTATCGTTTTGTTTATAATCAAATGCTTGCTCGGAAACAAGAAGCCTATACTTCTGAAAATAAATCTCTTGGACTTAATGACTTATCAAAATACTTTCATGGAACATTGTTAAAAGATGAACAATATAGTTGGTTGAAAGAACAAAATACAAAGGTGATGAAGCAAGCAATTCGCCAGATGTTATCAGCATATGATAAGTTCTTTAAACAGCACAATGGGTTTCCAAAGTTCAAGTCAAAGAAAAATAAAGAAACGGCATTATTTCCATTGGAGGCAATATCAAAAAGAAACAAGTTCAATGTTAAAAAGATTACATTAACTAAACCTTTAAAAGACATCAAATTCAGATGTTCAGACCTATACTTTAAGAGGCTGAAAACATACAAGGAGGGGATAAGAAGTGCTACTTTATCGAAAACCAAGAGTGGTAACTATTTCTTGTCAATCCTTGTTGAACTTCCACAAGAAGAATTTGTTAAGTTTGGGCTGACGAATAAACATGTTGGTATCGACCTTGGAGTTAAGGATTTTGTAATTACAAGTGATGGAGAGGTATTCGAGAATAGACATTTCTTCAAGAAGCAAGCAAGTAAGTTAGTAAAACTCCAAAAACAACTATCCAAGAAGCATAAAGATTCTAATAACAGACATAAACAGCGTGTGAGAATAGCTAAGGTATTTGAGAAACTTACCAGCCAAAAGGATGCTTATATACATAGTGTTGTTAATGAATTGCTTACTTATTATGACACTGTGTTTATGGAAGATTTGAATGTGAAAGGAATGCTAAAGAATCATCATCTTGCAAAAGCTATACAAGAAGTTAGTTTTTACAAGTTCAAGGAAACATTGGTTAATAAGGCGCTTGTTAATGACAAGAAAGTTGTGTTTATTGATAGGTTTTATCCATCAAGCAAGACTTGTTCACAATGTGGTTATAAGAAACGAGATTTAAAGTTAAGTGATAGATTTTGGATTTGCCCTGAATGTGGTACAAAACACGATAGAGATATTAACGCTGCCATAAACATATTGTTGGAAGGTCAACGAATATTGACAGCAGCGTAATATTAAGAAATTAAGTAGGTGTCCGTAGCACCGAATTTACGCTTGTGGACTATCCTCCTATGGATGACCGAACTTTATGTTCCTAAAAAGTAGTGATAGATTGAAGCAAGAAATGAAAAGTACCTAAATCATAGATTTGAGTAGATTTTCATATACGGTCGAAATCGACTCCTTTAGATAATATATAAAAAATTAAACATAATATAATTATGATGGATTTGAAAAGTCAAATACTGAACGAAGCGATAGAAGCTTGTTTGTGTGAAATGTATAGATGTAGTCAACCTTCAGCTGATTATGACAAGTTAAAGGAAGAAGCTAAAGAGTACCCAGAAGAAGAGAAAGAATTTCCTACTTTTAAACGTTATTACCTTTCAACAGAACAATTTAAGTATATTCTAAATAAATATGCTAAGGCTTATCATCTTATTCCTGAATGGAAAAATAATATAGAAACCATCATAAGTGACTTTAAAGAGGGAAGTAAGAAACAAGAATATAAGAAAGATAGTTATGGAGAAATGATTAGTGAATACGTTGATACACCTCCTTTGAATGAACGTATTGGGCAAGAAAATACTAAAAAAGTATTAGAAATGATGGATGAAATCGAACAATATCACAAACGAGACATGGATGCACGATATTTTTCTTCGGCAATTAGCCTTGGTCATTCACCGTCTTCCAATCTTAATGAAGTGAAAGAATATTGGAAAGATAAAGGACTTGAGATGGAATTTGAAGAAAGACATTGTGATGAGGATGTCTTCTTTGAAATGGATTATTGTGGTGCGACATCAATAAAAGAATTAGAAGAACATTTAATAGACCCAAATGATTAGAAAAAAATCTCCGTTAGCTAAGAAAAAGAAAGAACCTATTGTTATAGGACTCTGTAGAGACTGTGCACATGCAACATTACTACAATGGGATAAGAATCCCTTAATTACCGATTGTGAACGTGGTAGAATGGTTGGTAGTATGACTGGTTGCGAGAAATGGGTGGAATGTAAAGATAAACGAGAACCACTACATTTAACACGTGGTCAAATATTTGTTGATAATCAAATTAAAAATATAGAATAATGCGGTATATCAAAGATATATTAAATTTGCAAGTATTTGAAGAAGAAGAAATAACTTATATCAGATGTAAATCATATCCAGGTAAAGTTACTGGCTTTAAATTATTTGGTATTAATTTTTTCGGAAAAGTTTCATCTGAATGGCGTTTTTCAGACGGAATAGATGATTATACTGAAGAAGAATTAGTTAGAACCTATCATTGCTGGATTGATAAAGATAATAAATGTGCCATTAGAAAACCATATATCACAATTCAATATGGCATTCATGAATATGATACAGAAAAAGTATATTTTGAACATTACAGAGAAGCAGAAATAGAAGCAGAAAAACTTGCGATGCTATTTAATTTAAAAAAGATTGATTATGATGTAAATACCTTATTAAACTGTAATATTCCAAAAGATAAATTAGATAAATTACTCCATAGATATGTTAATTCAACATTTTATGGAAAGATAAAAACATTTACAAATAATGATAAATAAATGTAGAACATGTCTTTATCAAAATAGCTGCGCCATAGCATATTCTCATAATACTATGTATGATGGAATAAAATTGGCAACTAATTGTACAAAATATCAGCCGATAAATGCAAAGTAAAAGAAAAGATGATATGAATATTGAACGTGAAGTATCACACTTTACTGACAAATATTTATATCCCAAACTTAATTTAAATATAACACGTACAGATGACAAGCAAGAACAACTACAAGGGTATGATTTCATAGTAGATGTGGGTGATAAGAAATGGTATGTGGACGAAAAAGCAGCTATACATTTTACCAATATACATCTTGATAGTTTTGCTTTAGAAGTAAGTAGCTTAAATAACCCTAATGGATTAGGTTGGTTGTTAGATGATAGTAAAAAAACGACCCACTTTGTATTTCTATGGATAGATAAAGCTGACATTCCAAAACTACCCAACGAGTTTAAATATGATTATACTAAAATCACAAGTAGTAATATAAAACAAATACATTATGCTTTTGTTAAGAAGAGTAATTTACTTAACTACTTGAATGCAATAGGTTGGGATAAAGAAACAATAACCCGTCAAGCAGCTATTATAAGACGACGTGACGGGTTAAAAACTAACCAATGGATAAATATGTCTGGAGATAATAAAAAGAGTTCAGAAGTGAAATTCTATTATTCTAAGCATCTAAAAGAACAGCCTATTGGTATAATGTTACATAGAAGTGCCTTTGATAAGATTGCAGGCAATATGTGTGGTGATATAATTTTATAAAACAAAAATATATGGATAAAATCAATGTTATAATGTTTACTGATGAATCTAATGATTCTCAGGAAAACGAAACAACGAAAGAATGTTGCAAATCTAAATTAAATGTAGATTTCTTTAAAGAATTGCTTAATAACTGTGATTATCAATACTTACCATCAGTTATTAAATGCTATTGTGATAGCCTTAAGAAATTGGGATATGCAGAAATTGGCATTCAACTTGAGATAGAATTACTTAAAATTTATCAGCGTAATAATGGTATGACTACGAGAGAAGTTGATAATATCACAGAACATCCAACTTTTACTCAACATTATGTAATGTTTAAAACAGGACATGATAGACTTCATGAAGTTAGTCGAAGGTTAGCTAATAGATTGAAGAGAGAATATAATATTTCTGAAGAGAATGTTACATGGCTTCCTTCAAGTCAAACACTTAAGATTCTACGTTTCAATTTTGATGTAACACTTGACTCAACTCTTAATAAAATTATTCAACAGTTGTTTACATCAGACAATCATTCTGTTAGATTGGACAATATAAACAAGGCTGATTGGGAAATTTTATTCCTCATGGTTACACAACGTCTCACTAATGAACACCGATATGTTAATTTTGAATGGCTTGCTAATGATAAAACTATTCGTCTTACTGGCAACTTCAAAGAAACAGAAGAATATAAACGTGGTTTAATGGTTGATGCATTAGATTTTATAATGAAATCAGTATAGTATTAAGAGAGAGGATATTTTTATTATTCTCTCTTTTTTATTTTTTTAACATCTATTTTTCTATTAATTAATATTTTATTTGTACATTTGCAGAGAATTAAATAATAATAATAATGTTATGATGAAAGAAAAAGATAATGTTCAAGTTAGTAGCGATTACGATAAGCTATTGAAACAACATGACGGAACAGGTAAAGTAACTATAGAGAATGAAGATGGTATACTATTGCCAGATAATTTATTTATCAAAGATTTGCGTATCATTAACTGTAGTAACATAGTATTACCAGCTAATCTTCATGTGGCAGGTAATTTGTTCATGGATAATTGTAATAATATTACTTTCGATGAAGATACTCAAATTGATAAAGATTTTTCTTTGAAAAATAGTCAATTTATTAGTATACCTTCATCTGTTAAACTTAATGGAAATATTAAAGTACGCAATGTTCAATTTAATACATTTACTTTACCATTAGTTGTAAAAGGAAGTTTGTTTATAATAAGTTCTAATATCACTTCATTACCTGATAATTTAATTGTTAGAGTTGATTTGATAATAAGAGATAGCCCTATTAAAGAACTTCCATTAAATCTAAGAGTTGGTCATGATGTTTATATCATGCATAGTTCAATTAATCGAATACAAAATGGACTTATCTGTGAAAGACTTCTTCTTCCAGATAATGTAGTTACATTCCCAGAAGAATATATTGTTACACTTGAGATAGGTGGTAAGTATGAGGCGTTAGATAAATTAGATTTTAAGAAACATCCATGTCAGAACATTGCTATCCCTGATAATGGCTTCTACGAGCATCCTATTTACGAGGGGTATAGAGCTAACATTTGTATGGGTTTGCCTATTTTGATAGCGTTGAAAAAAAATCGTATTTGGACAATGTATGATAAAGAATACATATATGTTGATGGTAGAATCTTAGAAATTATCAAGAAGAATGGGAATGTATATTTTTGTAAAAGTATTGTAAATAATAAAAGAAATTTCTGTATAATTCAAATTGATGAAGATGCGTTCATTTGTGGTAAAAACTTAGTAGATGCTAAAATAAAGTTAATAAACCATAGTTTCCAAAATACCTACTATAAAACTATGTATTTTGACGCTAATATGAAAGTTGTATATGATACTGCCAACCAAATATTTAATATGTTTAAACATTATATTAAATTCAACGCTGATGCATCATTACCAATTAAATACGAATACACTATTGAAGAAATTATAGAATTAACGAATTAAACGAAACTTTAAAAGTTATGACAAAGAAAGATATCATAAAGTTTTTAGAGAAATATAATGATGACGATGATTTGTGCATCGTTTTAGATGAAGATAAAGAGAACAACTTTGTTTATACATCTAAAGAAAAAGATATGCTTGGTGTATATAAGGAAGTTATCCGATTCCTTTCAGAAAATCATATAACATTCGACATCATGGCTTTATGTGAAATGATTTGTTCTGACAATATTGATAGTCTCTATTCTCTTGGATATGTGAATGTAAATCATGTAATCAAGGATAATAAATTACATTTCAGAATATCCCCAAAAGACTTGGAAGAAAATGATAAACTTGAGGATGTACTTTTCGACTACCAAGATGGTATGGGAATATACCAAAGAACTAAATGGGAAGATAGCTATTATGGATATTTGCTTCTTCCATTAGATACTGGTCTTCGAATGGATAGATTCTTTTGCGTTTATTTTACGTGCTAAAAATTAAAAATTATATAAGAAATGACACAAGAACAACAAATTTTCATTGCAACTTTACACTTTGTAACTTCATGGGCGGTGAGAAATGGTAAAAGCCCAATAGATATACCTGAAGATGCGCTAAAACAATATAAAGAAGAAGAAGCAGAAGTTTTATGTAAAGTATATAATCTATTGTAATGGAACAAATTATTTGCTCTGCCATTTGGTACAATGATAACAATTACTATCCACATCAAGAAATTTATGGTGTGGATAGTGGGTTTATCATCGGTGGTTTTAGACATCATAATATTGTTGGTGCATTATCCACCAATAATAAACATAGAAATGACGGGAAAGAATATAAAACTATACAAGGATTTATAACATCTTGTGGACGTTTTGTAACAAGAGAAGAAGCTGCTGAAATAGCACATAATTCAGGTCAAATAAAAGAACAAGTTAAACGTTTGTTCTCTGAAGAATTATATTAAATAGTATGACAAATAGTGAAATTATACTTAAATTCAAAGAAGAATATAATAAAGAACTTCATTATATTGATGAACGCTTCATTTGTGATGGAGATATAACGATTACTCATAAAAATGAAGTTTGGCTACCTAACAACTTAACTATCAATGGTTGCTTAAGTATCAAGTTGTGTCGATTAGTATTTCTTCCAGACAACCTATATGTTAGTGATGATATTTGTATTGAATGTTGTGAAATTCTATTGATTGGTAATCATACAATATTTAACGGAGTTACTACTATTTCATATTGTTATATAACTTCATTACCAACAAACTTAAAATTAAACGGAAGTGTCAATTTATCATTTTTGCCATTAAGAGTATTACCTGACTGGAAAGAAATAAATGGAACTTTATCTATTGATAATGTATCTATTGAAGTAATATCCAAAAATTTGATTATTAAAGGAAGTCTAATTATAAAAAGTGGGACTTTGAATAAACTTCCAGAAAATTTAGTTGTATATAATACGATTGATGTATCAAAGAGTAATATAAGTGAATTACAAAATGGACTAATATGTAGAAATATAATTTTACCTAATAATAGGATTCGTTTCCCAGAAGAATTTCTTGCTATAGATTCTATAAAAGGAACTCCCGAAAGTTTACGGGACCTATCATTGCTTAAGTTTCCAACACGTAAATTGATTGTAGATAGACCTTGGTTATTCAAGCCTAAACATAATTCACAATATGAACACTTTAGTAGAAGAAATAGAGAATTGTGGGTACTAAAGGATTTAGGTGTTATCTGGAAAATTAATGGAAAAGAATATTTTAGCCATGGTTATGATTCGTTTTTCGGAGAAATAATTGAACAAAATGAGAATGTGTTTAAAGTAAGACATTTCTATAATAATAAAGAATACATTGTTATAAGTGATGAAAATGATAATTGGGGAAGAGGAGAAAATATTGAAGAAGCGAAAAGCAGTCTAAACCAAATACGTAAGAGAAGATATGTCCACGACTACAAATATTATACACAAGCAAATCGTCTTTCTATTTCAGATATATCAGAGTGTTTTCAAAACATCACAGGTTTAAGTTCAACTGAAACTTTTAATACTCTTTATAAAGTTCTCCCAAAACCAATCCAAGATACATATACAATTGGAGATATAATGGAATATATATCAGATGAACATTGTGCTTTCAATTTTAGAGAATATTTTAAAAATAAAAATGAATAGAAGACATGTAAAACTGATTGATAAAGGCTGTTTTTTGAACATAAAATTATTTATAAACACTTTTATATCAAATAGTTATTTAGAATGTAATGTTAGTAATGTTTTACCGTAAGGTAATCACAATGCAAAAAACCAACTGGAGGAATTGGAATTGAATGTTAGTAATCCTTTACCGTAAGGTAATCACAACAATAAGATAAGCCGTTACAAGTCAAATAAAGTTGTTAGTAATCCTTTACCGTAAGGTAATCACAACGAACACCCTGCACACGATTGAAGAGAACGAGATATTAGTAATACTATACTGAAAGGTAATCACAACTACAATTGGTCATACCTCAGACGTGCAGCAACTGTTAGCAATACTGTACCGCAAGGTAATTACAATGAGATAATCGTGGACCATTATACACGTGCTGATTTTAGTAATACCTTACCGAAAGGTAATCACGATAGAGCTTACATTCCTTGGCCTCCTACGGATGATGTTATTAATACTATACCGCAAGGTAATCATATCTGAGTCAACTACAATTCATAGACAACTATTATTAACGCAATATCTTAAGAAAAAAGATACATAATTATTTGGTATTTACTAAATTTATTCGTATCTTTGCACTATAATTTAAATATATAAATGATATGGAAAAAGAATTGACACCTCATGATTACTTTTTACAGCTAAAAAGTAATGTAGAAAGTATTAGTAATGAGAAATTAAAACAATCTTTTAATAATATCTGTTTTTTAAGTGAAAAGTATAAAAAGACAGGTCAAATTAAATCCTTGGAGAAACTTAAATTTCTTGCTGAAGTAATGTCGAAGGAAGAAAAGTTGTTGGAAATTGGCGTTGATAAATTTATTTATAGAAGTGTTATCGAGGATTACATTGATAACGTCTCAAAAGATGTAGTAAAAATACAAGATTTGGAATCCTACCAGCGTGAGATACCAGATGAAATTGTAGAAGTTATAGTAAAAACAAAAGATATCTTTGATAAATTCTATATCGTGTTTACTGATTATACTGGTCAAACTGAAAGGCAAGTACAACAAGAACGTAGAGACAGAGACCCGATTCTATTTGGAGTTTTTACCGATAGAAAAGTTGTGTCTGATAGATTCTATTATCTGGGTGATTGGGAGGATGAATTTTGTGACCTTACATTAGATAAATTGGTTGCTGAATATAAAGCTAATAAACACCAAGACCCAACATTATCTATCACAATGCCTGCTACGACAGATGAATTGATTAATACTCTTAAACAATATACTGAAACTAGCAATAGCAATACACCTAACGATATTCATCGTAATAATAATCATTTCACATTAAGTAGCAATCGAGATTTATCATCAAATGAATATTTCAAAAAGAACAAAGGATTTTTCGGACGTATAAAATCTATTTTCAGTAAAAATGAAAAGTAATATTGATTTAACTAGAAATAGTGATTTTTCAAGACCTATTTTAAATTTAGACATAACCCCGATTCTTTTAGATGAAAGACAAAATATTTTTGGACAAATTGAAAAAGAAGAAGAAGTCGTATATATTGTACCATGGTTTCCAAAAGGGAAAAGAGTTATGTGGCAAGGAAATAAATACTTCGAAACTGCAGAATATGAATGTCTCAAAGAATACGAAGAAAAAATTCCTTGGAAATTTAATAATCCAAATTGTAATATAGATGAATATTATGAATCATGGTTCACCGAGCATCTTTTTGATAGACCAGTGATAAATAGTGAAACCGAGATATTAATCAGATAAGATATGGGTGTAAATTATTATTTAAAGAAGCTTCCGTCTAAAGAACGAAAAGAAGAACTTATAGAGGCTGTTAAAAAAGATGATGTTAATACAATAAGAAACCTTACCAATAATATGTATAACAATCTTATACATTTAGGTAAGAGTTCTATCGGTTGGCAGTTCAATTTTAATCCGAATTACGAATTACAATTTAATTATGAAACTGGTGAAATAGAAATTATCTATGCTTTTCCATTAACAAGAGAAGGAATTGATAAATTTATACGTCAAGACGGATATATAATTGTAGACGAAGATGAAGAAGATTCTATGATTCCAACTATTAGTCCTGATGAGTTTTGGAAAAAGGTTGACAGCAAAAAGAATGATATTGTTGAGATGGATGATGCAAGTAATTCTTATTGGAGAGATACTAACAAGAATACTTATATTAACTTTCTGAAAAAAGATTATCCTAACGGAGATTATAGTTACCATAATAGTTTTGTTAACGATGGACTTCGTTTCTCATACAGTACTGAATTTTCGTAAAAATATATAATAATCCACTAATATTTTGGTGGATTATTTTTGTTTTATATATTTTAACTAAATTTATTTTGTAGTATCCAATTCTTTTCTTAACTTTGCAAATATAATAATCAAATAAAAATAAATTATGCGTACTTTACTAATTCTTAGAGGTTGTATGGGCAGTGGTAAGTCTACTTTCATTAAGGAAAATGGTCTTACTGATTACACATTGTCAGCCGATGATATACGTTTAATGTTTCATTCTCCAAAGATGAATGAAGAGGGCGATATGACTATTAGCGCACGTTCCGATAAAATGGTATGGGATACATTGCATACTATGCTTGAGAACCGTATGCGTAATGGTGATTTCACTGTTATTGATGCTACACATAAGACATCTAAGGCTGTATCTAAGTATGTAGAATTAGCTGACAAGTATCGCTATAATTGTTATCAGCATAATGTCGAGGCAACCTTGGATGAATGTTTGGAACGTAATTTGTTACGTGACCCAGTAAGACGTGTTCCAGACATTGATATTCGTCGTGCATACAATATGCTTCAAGAAAATAAGTTGTCTAATCGTTTCAAGGAAGTTAATGATGTAGATGACATTCTCAATTATTACATTACCGATGCTTCTGCATACAAGGAAGTAAAGATTATAGGTGATGTACATGGTTGTCACACATGCCTTTTAGAAGCTATTGGTGGCTCTTTAAACCCAGACGTGTTATATGTATTCGTCGGTGATTATTTCGACCGTGGTATCGAAAATAAAGAAGTGTATGAGTTCCTATTGTCACATTATAATGATGACAACGTGGTCCTTCTTGAAGGAAATCACGAGAAGCATATCTGGCGTTTGATTAACGGTGAGGAGATAACTTCAGAATACTTCAAGATGACACTTGATGAGATAACCAAGGTTTATCCATTGGAACAGGTTCGTAAGGAGTTAAAGAAAATTTACTATCGTATGCGTCAGTGTTTTGCATTCACATACCGTGGTAAAAAATACTTGGTAACACATGGTGGACTTACATCTGTTCCAAATCTTACAACTATTCCCACAAACGATATGATTAAAGGCGTTGGTGGATATGATATGGAAGTCGATAAGATATATGAAGATAATTATTTGCTTGGAAAGTGTCAGGAGTTTATACAAGTACATGGTCATCGCAATACTCTTTCTACCGAACATTCAATTTGTCTTGAAGATTGTGTTGAATTTGGCGGTAACTTAAAGGTTTTCTCTATAACACCAGAATATGCTTCTATATTAAAATACGAAAATAAAGTGTTTAGTATAGATAATATGAATGCTTTTCAGCAAGTAGTATATAAGGTTGATGACCCAGAAGTTAAGAAGATAATGAATAGTCGTCTTGTTAATGTAAAGGGTTGTAAGCATAACATGTACTCTATCAACTTTAATCGTAATGCATTTATTGGAAAGAAATGGAACTTTGCTACTATCAAGGCACGTGGTTTATTTGTTGATAAGAATACAGGAGAAGTAAAGATGCGTTCTTATGATAAGTTCTTTAATATTGATGAACATAAGACAACTAAGAGAAATAAACTTGAAGAAACTCTTAAGTTCCCAGTAAAAGTAACGATAAAGGAGAATGGATATCTTGGAATTATGTCAGTAGTAGACAATCAGTTAGTGTTTGCATCTAAGACAACAGATAGCGGACCTTTTGCTGAACGTTTTGAACGTATTTTTAACGAAACTGTTAGTAAGCACGATAAAGACCTATTGAAGAATATCCTGAAGAAAGAGAATGCTTCGGCTGTGTTTGAAGTGATTAGTCCTACAGAAGACCCACATATTATTAGATATGACAAGGAAGAAGTGGTATTGCTGGACATTATCCATAATGTGCTTAACCTTGGTGAAAACTATACAGAAGAGTCAGATAAGTTCAAGAATTTCTTAAGAGAAAATACATCTTTGAGAATGCCAGACGAATTAGTTATTAATACTAATGATGAGTTATGGGAATACCTACGGACTAATATAGGAACTAATGATTCCGTAGAAGGTGTTGTAGTCACAGATGCTACTGGATTCAAGTTTAAAGTAAAGTTCAATTACTATCTAATGGTGAAGAACCTTAGACGTATTACTCAGATTTTCAGAAAGTGTAAGCGTGATGGTACTCCATTTAACGAAAAAATATGTCGTAATGATATGGAAAAGAATTTCGTTAATTTCCTTGAAAAAGAAGACGATGGAGAAATGAGTATTATCGACTTATATGATAAATTTAAAAAATAAAGATATGATTTGTAAAATTATTATTTTAGCAGTGCTAATGATGCGATTAGGTGTAAATTTAGCTTGGCACGGTCAGACAAGACAAGTTAAATTTAGTTTTTGGTGGACTTTAGTGTCAACTACTATATCTGTAGGACTTCTGTATGGTGCTGGGTTATTTGATTAATTAATATAAATTAACGTGGGTTATTTGCATAATCCACGTTTTTTGTTTATCTTTGTAGCGTCAATAAATGAATTGAAGTTATGAATTTAGATTTTACTTACTGTAAAGGTGGGAAGTTAAATACTTGCAAAAGCTGTAAACGATTTACAAACGAACTTCCTCAAGAAATGGTCATGATGTATGTACCAAATGATTATATCAAAGAGTGTGATTTGTTCATAAATAATGATTGATAGATATGGAGACAGAAAATATAAATTATGAAAAGTTTTTGGTTGTGGAAAACAAAAAACATTACTCTATAGCATATAACTCTTCCAATTACTCTACAGCATTAAATAATGCGAGTGAGTCTATATCTGTCAATACAGGTGGAAATGCTTGGGCTTGTAGTTGTGGTGAGTTTTCCATTTCCGCTACATTAGCTTATAAATCTTGTTCATTAAATAATGGTAGGGCTTCTTTAGCTATTTCTTCTGGTGCATATTCAAAAGTTATTACGTCTGGATATGAAACAATAGGTTCTATAACTGGTAGCCGTTCAGAATGTCACGTAAAAGGAGATAGAAGCATTTCGGCATCTACAGCCATAGAAAGTTCGTGTAAAAATAATGGTTATTGGGCAATTAGCTGTGCAACCGCAGATTATTCTGAAGCATCTAATTATGGAATTTGGTCGTTGTCAGCTGTTACAGGATATGGTAGTGTTGCTTTAAATAGTGGAGATTGTTCAACATCCGTAGCAAGCACTCATAATTCAAAAGCTGTTGTTGAAGGTAAGGAATCAGTTGCCATTACTACGGGAGTTAATTGTGCAGCAAAAGGAAATGTTGGATGCTGGTTAGTTTTAACAGAAAGAGAGAAAAGACGAAAAGAACTTAGTCCTATCAAAAATATTAAAGTTGTGAAAGTTGATGGTGAAATTATTAAACCAAATACATTTTACATTTTAAAAGATAATAAAGTTGTAGAATTTAAAGAATAATAGATATGAAAAATAGAAGCGAAAGAATAGAAGGTCTGGTCGGTGTAGTTAGAACACATTTTTCAGGTGTTATTAAAGCTTTGAAAGAAATTAGAGATACTTTTGTTTTCAAATATTTTGAAGAAGAATTACCCACGGTTGAACAAGATGGAGAAGGTTATGCAATTTATCTCTTAGATGATGAAAATAGAGAACTTCCAATTGAACATGCAGTAATTATCATGGATAAAATAGGATTTATCTCTCCACAATGTTTTGATTCAGATATTTGTAGGAAAATTATAAGTGGCGAATATAACGAAAAAGATTTAATAAATCTTCAAGAAATTTGGAAAAAACTTTTAATTAAAAAATAATATGATTAAGGAATTTAAAACGAGAACAGGTTGTATCTTTAGTGATGATGTTAATCGCTTAGAATGGCTTTACGTTGGGGACTATGGCAAAGAGAATAACATTAAAGCTGATTTCTTAGGACTTAATAAAGAAATTAATGCTGTGAAACATCATGACGTAGATTTGTCTGACAAAATGGTTGTCACTATTTCTACTCAAAAAGGTTGTCCTATGCGCTGCATGTTCTGTGATTGTCCTAAAGTAGGTTACAATGGTAATGCAAGTATGGAGGACTTATGGTTCCAAGTTACTCATGCTATCAGAAATAGTGGTTGTGAATATACCAAACGTTTTAACCTCCATTTGGCAAGAATGGGAGAACCTTCCTTTAATGCTTCGAGAGTTTTATCTTTTCTCGATAATAAGTTACAAAATACTGTTTCAAATAGTATGAAAGCTGATGTTATTCATCCTGTATTTACGACTATGCTACCAAAAGCAAAAAAAGATGATTTAACTTCAATTCTGAATGATTTTTGTGCTATTAAGAATGAAACTTATTTAGGTGAAGCAGGACTACAGTTGTCAATTAATTCTACAAGTGATAATCAACGTAATGTATTATTTCGTAATCGTTCTTGTTCGCTTGTTACTATTTCTAAGATAGCAGATAGATTACCTATGCCTGTTGGTCGTAAATACACATTGAATTTCCCAGTAACAGCTGAGACAAAACTCGACCCAGTTGTTCTATCTAATCTGTTTGATAAAGATAAATTCATAGTAAAAATTACTCCTATTCATGAAACTAACGAAGCAAAAGATTTCAATCTTCAAACACAAATGGGTTATTATAAGTATGACGTTTATCGCCAGTTTGAACAACCTCTTTTAGATGCAGGATGGGATGTAATTGTGTTTATCCCCTCATTGGAAGAAGATGAAGATAGAATTACATGTGGAAATGCTTTGTTGTATAATTTTATTAACAAAAATTATTAAATCAAAATTATGAATAAATTAGAATATCTTAAGAAGTGTTATAACGATATCAAAGAAAAAGGGTTTATTTTTGAAGATAAATCTACTTTGCCATTCTTTACACATCTTCAGCTTGCATATATGTTCAATCGTGGCTATGAATATATGCTATTTAAGTTGCCTAAATTAAAATGGATTAAAGGCTGTAGAAATGATAATTCAAAAGAATATAAAGAAGAGTATTACGCAATAACTCCATTTGGCGCATATTCTATTATGCATTGGAATGCTACAGATGATTATACGTTATATTTCGAAAATCAATTTGTAAAAGCAAACATGGAATTTAATAGCGATGCCATGGAAGTGGCTGACGAAGATTATAGAAAAAGATTAGAAGAAGCAGTTTTTTATGATGGTGAAAATGTTAATCTTCTACAATGAACAAATTTAAAAATATCAATTATGTTTAAACCAAATTTTGAACCAGAGAAGTGGCAAACAGGTATTCCACCAAAGTCAACCAATATGTATGGATTGCCAAAATTGTATTTATGTCAGACATTAAATCTTGATTCTGCATTTGGATACAGATATTCTTACCAAGTAGGATTTGTAAACGAAGATAATAAATGGAATTTGGAAGATAATAGTATGTGCCACGTTACCAGATATACACATATTGATTGTAAAGAAACAATGGAACAACTTGTAGAAGATATAAAGAAAGTTCAAGAAAAAGAAAAAGATTTGAACAATAATGTATAGTTAATTACATTTAACAACCAAATATATCACTGTTAAAATTATGTTAAAAACAGTTTTATATTTGGTTTTTCTATTTTAATTTAATACCTTTGTGTCATATAAATTAATACACATTTAATTATGACAATTTTTGATTTAAAAGAGTATTTTAAAAATACTGAGGAACCAAAGTTCTTTTTAAAAAAGTACTTTTCTTGGGGAGGAAATTATAGCGAAATTGCTTTCACACCATCCACACATGGTTCGAAAGAGAATACTTTATCCCTTTTGGAAGAATCAACAAGAATGACCTTTAAAGGATTTAAAGAATGTAAAGCATGCGATTATGAATATGACGATGATACTCCTGTTCATTTTGAGTTTTACGAAAAAGATATTGATGATAACGCTTTATATGAGGTATTATTAAACTTCAAGTTCAATGCATAAATTATGACAAAGTTAATAAAGAAAAGCGAACAATATGCAATTAATCGTTACCAAGATAAAACAGGTAATAGTAGTATCTTTGTAGGAGATAATTGCTTCGATGTTGATGACATAGAGGTTGCTTATGAAGATGGTAGACAAAGTGTATTAGATGATATACCCAACCTGCTATTTAAGGAAACACAGGAGGGGCTTATAGCTGACAATGGTATATTTAAGTTTGTCTTTCATATATATAAATCTGCATCAATAGATGAACCTCGATATGCATTTGCGACCGACTGTGAAACACCAAACCAATGGTATGACACATTAGAGGAGGCGATGGACGCAGCAAACGAGGACTACAAGGAACGAATTAAAGAAGTATTAGGATTATGACACATAACTCAAAAGAAAAACTGAATATTTTTACGCATTACATTTTTAATTCTTTTCACTCAGAAAAATTACGTAACCTTATAGATGATAAAAATGTTTCTATTGATAGATTTAGATATCTATGTTCTGTAATGTCAGCTGCGGAAAAAGAAAATGAACCTTTTTGGTTGCCAAAAAGAATGATTTTAAAAATATAACTTATGGTTACAACAAATTTGTCAGTAAAAGAAATTGAGAATATACTTGTGAATTTTTTGGGCGGAGTCAGAACTAACATAATGGTTCCAAACTTATCATGGGGATTACTCAATCATGAAGCAGACTTCGTTAGTATAGATAAAAATGGTAATCTTACAGAAGTTGAAATAAAACGTTCTTTCGAGGATTTCAAAGCTGATTTTAAGAAAAAGAATTATCACGACACAGATGAACGTGTATTAAGATTCGGGTATTTTGTACCTAAGTCAATTCTAAAAGAATGTATTGAGTATAATAATGAACATAGTAAAGATGTAACATTTAATGGTAAACCATATTCTGTTTTTGGATTCACTGACGATGGAAAGGTATATAATGGAGAAGAACATATTTTAAAAGGGAATTTCTCTTATTCAAGTAATCCAAAAAGTCGTAGATTATTCTTAGAAGAAAAATTAAAAGTAGCACATATTGGATGTATGAGAAACTATCCAATTGGAAATCAGAAAATCAAATAAATTATATAAATTTATGGAAGAAAAGACAATTGGCTTTTGTGGAGTTGATAGTAATTTGAACTGCGTTAAAACAGAATACGAAGTAGGAAAGGAATATCACGTAGAAGAGGGATTGAATTTCCATGCTTATTCATTCCCATTTATGGCTTTTAATGGAAAATATTTAAATAATAATTTCTTTTATAGAGTCGAGTCAAGCGACAAATTGGGTTATAATGACGGGGAAAGATTTGAATGTAATAAAATACGTATTATTGATAAATTAACATTAAAAGGTCTAATTGATTATAGTATTAAAGTAGTGAATGATAGAACGCATGATGAAAAGGATTCGTATTGCGCTGTTTCGTCAAATAATGAAAAACGTACTTTATCATTTAGTTCAACAAAAGTTTCTCTGTCTTCAAATTCTGGAAATTTTTCCATAGCAGCTAATACTGGTGAACGTTCTGTTTCAACAAATATGGGAGAAAGGTCTATTTCTGTAAATACAGGAGGAAACTCTATATCAAGCAACAAGGAACGTTATTCTATTTCCGCAAATACAGGGTATTCTTCAGTATCAAAAAATATTGATTCACAATCAATATCTGCTAATACTGGTGAACTCTCAGTAAGTACAAACAAAGGTTTATGTTCTATTTCTACAAATACAGGAGATTGTTCGATATCCGAGAACTTCGGAGAATATTCAGTAGCAATCAATACAGGTGACGGTTCAGCAAGTGTTAATTATGGAGAAAGTTCTTCTTCAGTAAATACTGGTAAAAAATCACTTTCAAAAAATGATGGTTATTATTCTCTTTCAGCTAACACAGGAGATGATTCATCAAGTTTAAATAATGGTTATCACTCTGTATCTATAAACACAGGAGAATATTCTGTGGCTACAACTACTTGTCATAAATCGGTGGCTATAAGTACTGGGTTTGCTTCAATAGCTAATAGTGAAGGTGAACGTTCAATCGCAATTGCAACAGGAATGAATAGTATGGCACGAGCTGCATTAGGTAGTTGGATTGTGTTAGCAGAAAGAGACAATTCTAACTATGGTGAATTTCCAATTAAAAATATTAAAGCTGTTAAAGTAGATGGTAAAATTATTAAGCCAAACAGATATTATAAATTAGTTAATGGTGAATTTAAGGAAGTTGAATTATAGAATGAAAAAGAAAGATTTATCTCTGGTGTACGCTTATAAAGAGTATACCAGAGTGAATGGAAAAGGGAAACCTGCTATTAAAGAGAATAAATGCTTCACATTTGACGACATTAAAGCAGCGTTCAACGCTGGGCGTGAGAGTGTAATAGAGAATGCATCCAAATTAGAATGGAAAGAAACTGGTCGGTACGAAGATTGTGGAATATATCTTAATGTTTGCAAAGCAGATAAACCTTTGGACAATTTTTCCATTGGAAAATGGACTACCGATAATGATATAGAACTTTTGAGGAATGGATTTGCAATAAGAGGAGGCTTTAAGAATATTGAAGAAGCAAAATCTTATGCGGTTAAAGTTTATGGGGAAAAAATTAAACAAGTATTAGGACTATGAATATAAGAAAACTTGTGAAACGTGCGCAAGACAAAGAAAGTGAACTTTCTATCGCTTTACAAGCTATAGAAAAAGAATTGGTGTTCAGGGGTTTTCAAGATGATACACCAGATTTATCAATGTGTGGCGGATGTGAGATAATTCTTGTATATCAAGGAAGAGAAATTTATATTGATAAAGTCATTGAGCTAATGGAGAATGTGGGATATATATCTAAAAGTGATTTTATACTAACGTAAAAAGATAATTTGGAATTATGACAAGAGATAATGAAATAGCAAATGCAGCAGCAGAGTCAATGACAGAAACATTGATGTCATGCCCTATGGGTGAGTTTAGTCCGAAAGCAACCGACTTGCTGGAATGCGCTTATATAAAAGGTGCAGAATGGGCGGATAGCCACCCGTCATACTCATTGATAGTTAAAATTTGGAATTTAGCAACAAAGACAGCTATCGCACAAGTCAATAATGAAATGCCTTATTTCCAGTCAGAGAAAGAAATTGAAGAATTTATTATTAAGAAATTAAAGTTATGACTACACAAAAAGAAATAGATGAGATGTTTATCGGCATTTTGGAAAATATCTCAAAGATATGTGATAAAACAACATCTGGTAATGTTTCTCACAATATTGCTACAATTAAATATAAGTGTCGAGATATGTTGCAGTTTTACAAGCAATATCCTGTAACCCATTGGCACTCTGTTAAGGAAGGTGATTTACCACAAGAGGCAAAGGATTGTTTGTTTAGTTATCAAGGAGATATTTTTAAAGGTTGGATGTTTGGTGACAAAACCCTGCACTTCGATGATGGTTTTGCACCATATCTTGATATTTACGATGTAGATTATTGGATGGAAATACCTGAATTACCAACAGATTAAATTTTATATACGATGGACAAAAATAATGATAACAAAGTAAAAATAACAATAGTTCAAGGTGTAGAAGGAAAGTCTTGCTATATAAATGATAGAAGAGTTTGTGGACCTAAACCTTGGGGAGGGGGTAAACTTCTATATGAGGCAGAACCATATTTAAGTGATATGGCTGAACGTATGTTTAAAGAACACAGCGAATTGATAGATTCAAACCCTTGGTATTATGTTCCTACTGATGGTTATCCTCCAGAACGTCTTTACAATAAACCACTTTTAGCTTCAGATGGAAAAGAAGATAGCTATTGGATAGACTATTTCAATGGACAAGACAGTTGGAAATCTGGAAACGAAATTGAATATTGGATGGAAATACCAAACATACCTAATAATGAATAATAATATGTATATCAGCTATAATTTCCTTTTTTTAATTGTTTTTACGCCATTATTATTAGCGATAATTGCGTTTATATTCATTCATGTATTTAACCATATCAGATATACAAAGAAAGTTAGAAATTCTTTTGAAACCATCATAAAAGAAAGAATGGATGAAGAAGAAAAAAGAAGAAATGGTTTGATGGAAAGAATGAAACAGTTACAGAAAGAACATAATAAGTAGAGATATGAACGAAATAATAGAGAAATTCAAGAAAGAACTTGGATATAAAGTTTCCATTTATAATGGAAGATTAATTTATGATGGAAATCTCATTTTAAAGCGTACAGGTATTAGAGAATTACCTGACAACTTAACAATTATAGGGACTCTTGATTTATATGATACTGAAATCGTCAAATTACCCAACAATTTAACAGTTAAGAAAAACCTTTATGCAAATTATACATATATCACTGAGATTCCAGACAGTTTAATTGTAGAAGATAGTATCTATTTGGGCAATACACCTATAACAAAACTACCTGATAATTTAATTGTAAACGGTGAGTTAGACCTAAGTAATACACCTATCACAAAACTACCTGATAACTTAACAGTACGTAAAAGTTTAATTCTCAATAATACTTCTATCACAGAACTTCCTGACAACTTAAGTGTTGGTAAAGACCTTGATTTAAGTTTTTCACAAATTAAAAGATTACCTAATAATTTAACAGTACATGGTAATTTAAAATTAGCTAATACACCTATCACAGAACTTCCTGATAACTTAAGTATTAAAGGTAGTGCCAATTTAATTCATACGCACATAACAAAGCTCCCAGATAATTTAAAGGTCGGTAAAAACCTATATTTATCAGATACAGACATCATAGAGTTACATGGTCCTTTAATAGTTAATGGGAATCTGGATTTAAGCAATACCCCTATTGAATTTCTTCCAGACAACTTAACCATTACTGGTTATCTTAGTTTAAGATGTACGCATCTCAAAAAGGTTCCTAATAACTTAACCGTTGGTGATTGGGTTGATTTAAGTAATACACTTATTACAGAATTACCTGATAACTTGATAGTTGGTGGATATATAGCATTGGATGATACAAATATAGAAGCGCTACCTGATAATTTGATAGTAAGTGACAGTCTTATTATGAGACGTACTGGCATTACAAAGTTACCTAAGAATTTAACATTGGGTGGTAGTCTATTACTATCTGGCACACCTATTACAGAGTTACCTGATAATTTGACAATTAATGGTAATCTTGACCTAAGTGATACAAAGATTACAAAATTGCCTGACAACTTAACAGTTATTGGTGATTTATACTTATATGGTATTAATCTAAGAGAACTACCTAATAATCTAACTGTTAGAGATGAGTTGTATATACGAGTTCTATATATTAGAGATTTTTCACAAATTAATAGGAATATTTCACCACAACATATTAATAATGCTATCTTATTGGAGAGAGACGGAGTGAGATATATTAAAGCCGATGGCATTTTCAGTGTTATTGATTCTCACCATGGCAATGTATATAAGGTACATCAGCTTGGACAAGAAGATAAACCGCTTTATCTTGTAACCGATGGTGATAACCATTGGGCACATGGTGCGACTATCCCAGAAGCAAAAGCTGACCTTATATATAAGATAAATGATAGAGATACATCTGCTTATAAGAATTTGTCACTGGATGATATGTTGTCTTTTGAGGAATCCATTGCTGCATATCGCACTATCACTGGTGCATGTTCAGCTGGTACAAGAAATTTCATTGAGAACAGTTTACCAACTCCTCATAAAGACAAGTACAGTATTAGAGAGATTATCGAATTGACTACTGGTGAATATGGTGGTAAGACATTTGCAAAGTTTTTTAAATAAGGCTTGATTAGATTATGGATAAATTCATTGAACAACTTAAGGAATTAAAATGTATCATTTTTGAACATAAAGATAAAGGTCTACATTTCATTAGTGACCTTCATTTGCAGGGAACTGATATAGATTATTTGCCAGATAATTTAACCATTGATGGTAGTCTTGATATACGTGATACCAATGTTACAAAACTCCCAGATAATTTGACTATCGGGGATTGTTTTCTTTTAGTGAAATGTAATATTACAAAATTACCCAATAATTTGACAGTTGGAGAAAGTATATATGCACAAGACTCAAGTATAACTGAACTTCCTGACAACTTAAGGGTCGGAAATGACCTTATTCTATCAAATACCAAAATCACAAAATTACCGAATGGTTTAACTGTTGGTGGTTCTCTTAATTTAAACAATACAGATATTACAGAGTTGCCAGATGACTTGAATGTTGGTGGTAGTATTTTTCTTCAGAACACTAAAATTACAAAACTTCAAGATAATTTGGTCGTTAATGGTAATCTTGATTTAAGAAATACTAAAATTAAAGAACTACCAAATAACCTTACAGTTGATTATAATCTTGATTTAGAAGGAACAGAAATCACAAATATTCCAGACTCTTTAATTGTAGGGAATGAACTTTGTTTAAAACGTACAAAAATTACAGAATTGCCAAATAACTTCACAGTTGGAGGATATCTTAATTTAGCTGAGACTACCATTGCTGTTCTCCCTGATAATTTAACCGTTGGTAATTCTTTAAATATAAGAAATACAAAAGTTGTAAAACTTCCAGACACTTTACAATTTGGTTGGGGTCTTGATTTAAGTGGTACGAAGTTTACAGAATTACCAGATAACCTAACTATACCTGGCAGACTTATACTGAACGAAAGTAATATTAAAGAGTTACCGAGCAATTTAACGGTTGGTGAATGTTTAGAAATAAGAGGTTTAAATTTAAGCACTCTTCCAGATAATCTAACTGTGGGTGGATACATTTACCATAGTAATTTAAAAGAAAAAGTTTTATCGAAAGTCAATAAGATTTTTTCTCCAGAACAGCAGAAAAAGATTTATGATTTACTGAATATGGCTCTTTTTTGGGAGAGAGATGGCGTGAAGTATATTAAAGCTGAACGTATCTTCTCAGTTATTGATTCTCACCATGGGAATGTATATAAGGCACATAAAATTGGTGAAGAAGATAAACCATTTTACTTTATTACCGATGGTGACAATCATTGGGCACATGGTGAGACTCTTGTAGAAGCTAAAGCTGACCTTATTTACAAACTAAGTGATAAGAGTACGACTATATACAAGAAGTTATCATTAAATGACACATTATCTTACGTGGAAGCAATTGTTGCATATCGCACTATTACTCATGCTTTAGATATTTGGGTTAGGGATTTTGTTAAAAATAGACTTCCATTTTATCGTAAGAATAAATACACTATTAAAGAGATTATAAATTTTGCTAAAGATGGATATTGTGGGGACACCTTTGCAAAATTTTTCAAGAAGAGTAAAAAGAAATAATTAAAAAAATAAAATTATGACATCATCTGATTTACAAAATAGACGTTATCAAATTGCTAAAGATATAATGACATCATCACTATCAAATCAAGATTTGTTAGATTATATCTCAGTAACTGCAGAATATAAAGAGAATGAAAAGAGAACTGTACCAAAAACTTTGGCACGTTTTGCAGTAGCTTGTGCTGATGCGCTGATTGAAGAATTAACAAAAGAAGAGGATTAAATCATGGCAAGGGTCATTAACTATCCTTCAGTTACTAATAATTTTAAATAAAATTTAATAATAACTTTATAAAGCCGTAGGCTTTATTATATTTTAATTAGATAAGTAAAAAATCATGGTTGTACAGGAAGACTGCAAGACATTTTATGATGACTTATGCAAAGTCATAAGTTCTCACCTGTTATCACACAACGACATAGATAATGCTATGTCCAAGTGCGACAAGTCTTCTTGCGCAATGACTGTTAAGTCATGGTTCTCGATAAAACAAGTCACAGCCAATAATAATAATTCACAAACATTCTTTCCAGCTCTTACAGAAGGTACAGTATCAAGCACTACTGTTACAAAAACAAGAAGGATAAGAATTTATCCGACACAACAGCAGAAGAAACTCTTTAAGCAGTGGTTCGGTGTGGGACGAAAAGTATATAACACTTGTATTAATCACTTTAATAAAAAGGATATTAAGGTGAATGGATGGATGAAGATGAGTACTTTAGTACTACATTCGCTCACTGAAGAGTATATAAAGATTGTACCTTGCCAGATAAAGAATATGGCAGTGAAGGATTCTTACACATCATGGATGACTAATTGTAAGAAAACAAAGAAGTCTGGCAAACCATTTAAGCTGAGTTATAAGAGTCGTAAGAACCCTGTACAAAGTTGTTATATACCAAAAACTGCTGTGTCAGAAAGCGGTATTTACCATACACTAAGTGGGAAACTAAAGTTCTCTGAAAGAGAGTGGCTAAAGAACGATATATGTGATTGTCGTCTCATTTACGACCACGGAAGATGGTATCTTTCTGTACCTCAGAAGATAGCTACTATGCCTACCGAAAACCAAGGCGGTATTGTTGCTTTAGACCCTGGGGTTAGGAATTTCCTTACCTACTTCAGTGAAGATGGACGATTTGGATGGCTTGGTGTACACGCCTTTGACAGAATATTGAGACTTAACCTAAAGCGTGACCACCTCTTAAGCAAGTTGGCACTCACAAAGGATAAAAGAAAGAAAGGTAAGTTAAAGCGTACATTGAACAGAACGTTTCATAGAGTACAAGACTTGGTTGATGAGTTGCACTGGAAATGCATAAATTATCTTGTACACAATTTCTCTGTCATCGTATTCCCTCCTTTCGAGGTTAAAGGTATGACGAAAAAAGGTAGAAAGTTACGCAAGAGCATTGTACGCTCTATGCTTTCCCTCAGATTCTTTGAGTTTAAGGAGAGATTGAAACAGAAATGCAAGGAGTGTGGTGTGGTTTATATTGAACAAAATGAGTCATACACAAGTAAGACCAATAGCTTTACAGGTGAGTTAATAACTAACTTGGGTGGTAAAGAATGGTTTATGTATGATGGAATTAAGGTCCACAGGGACCTTAATGGTGCCCGTAACATATTGATACGGGCGATGAGAGATAGCTCCGCTGCAGGCTGAGATGCCTGTGGATGATTAGTAACAAAACTGACGTTTTTGTTAGGATTTGTTAACGAACAACTATCGGATAAATGCTTACTTGACTTTAATATAAAATTCGATTTCATAGATTATGACAATTGTCCATTATTGGAATTTCAGATAACGACAGATGATAAGGAGTGGACTTTTCTGTCAGACCCTATTGATGATTATTTTAATTTATAGTTAAAATACTATAAAATACTGCATTATATTTGGAATTTAATATATTATTCACTATCTTTGTGACATGAAAAAGAAAGAACTTAAATGGCATGATGTCAAGATGTTTGATTTTCCAAAAGAAAGTGGAGATTATCTGTGCTATCACAATGATGAATACTTTATTGCGTGGTTTAGTAAAAATTCGTTAGATTTTATGGATAATTATTCTCGGCTTGATGTAACATTAGAAGTTGATTATTGGATAGATTTGTCCGATTTGCCATCATTTAAAGAAACATAATAAAAATGAATAGTATAACAATTAACGATAAACAATACATTTACACAAACGAATCAGAAGATTGCTCTGACTGTGATTTGCGTAATCTTTTCAACAAATGTCAATTCATATGTAATGGATTTGGTAATTTGTTAGATGATAAAATAGCTGGTGTTTTTAAAGAACTTAAAATAGAATAATCTTATGGAAAATAGAATTGTCCAATTAAATGAAAATGAGTATAATAAACTCAATGAGAAAGCATCTTTAAATGAATCTCAAATCAAAGAATTGGCTGAAAAATACTACCAGGAACGTGGTATTTTCAGAATTGACATTACACAGCAATTAAAAGACTTTGACGATTGTTATCGAAGCTATGATGTTTATTCTTTTTGTACTGAAAATGGACGATATAAAGAAGAAGAATTTAAACCTATAATTTCACAGAAAGATAGGAAACGTATTAATGCTTTAGCAGAAAATATTGTCCGTGAACAATATGAGAAGAAATATGGTCCGACTGATGCATTTCTAAAAGAAGCAAACAAAGAAATTAAATTGTTTCGTATTATTAAATATGTTCTATATGGAATAGCACTTAGCGGATGGGGAGTTGCTGGTGGAATGATAGCTTGTAATATATTCAAATAACATAACAAATTACTATATGGAAAGAGAAATTCTGTTTCGTGGTTTTGATAATGTCAAAAATGAGTGGGTTTATGGAGATTTGATTCATCTTTCTAATGGTTATGCTATTAGGAAATTAGAAGATGATATTATGTCATTTACCAGAGTTGATAGAAATAGCATTGGGCAATATACTGGTGTTAAAGATGGTAATATCAAGAAAATGTTCGAAGGTGATATTATTAAGGTGAAACTATTTAATTTTCCAAGTGGAGAAATTGAATACGAAACAGGTGTAATAGTATATTCAAAAGACATTTTCATTATTTCAGGCAAGAAATTTGACCACAATCTGATTGGTATACGTGAAAACGAAACACGTAGTATTATCGGTAATGTATTTGAAAACCCAGAATTAATTAAATAAAAATAACTTATGGAAACTATTACATCTAAAATAGTAACCGCACGTAAAGAACATATATGTGGTTTTTGTAATTGTAAAATTGATATTGGTCAAAAATATATTAAACAAACGAATACAGATAATAATCTTATTTGGAATTGGTTGGCACATATTGAATGCTGTGAATTAGTAACTATATGTGATTGGGTAGATAAATATGAAGGAATCTCTGGAGATATGTATGATAGTTCTATTGTAGACTATATTAATAATCATCATTATAATGAAGAAGAATGGCGGAATTTAAATAATTATGAAGCTACTAAAAAGATTTTGAAAGATTTAAAAACAAACAAATAATACACTTGATATGTTAGGTAATGGTTATATTTCTTCTAAAATTCTTACAGCACGTAAAGAACATTTCTGTGAATTATGTAGTTGCAAAATTAATACAGGACAAAAGTATAAAAAAGTAACTGGTGCTGATGAATATGGAATTAGTAGTAGTTCATATCATACTGAGTGTTCAGAACTATTTTCACGTATACACTGGACTGAAGAAGACCCTCAAGTATTGACAGATTCATTTGAGTGTTTTATATGCGACTATATAGATGAACATCATCGTGATGCAACAACTGGTGCTATAGAAGATGAATGGAAGAACCTATCTCGTTATGATATAGTTAAGAAAGTATTGGAAGAATAATATGAAGCGTAAGTGTCTAAATTGTAAATACGGTTACACCCCATCCCAGGTCATGAACGAATTGATTCTCAGAGTTGTAGCTTTGGATTGAAAAATGGTGCTTCTCCTGTCGGAGAATTTTGTCCTATGGATGGCAAACAATTACAGAATTTGAGAAAAGGAGGTGAAAAATGAAAGCAAAAGTCAAAGACACGGGCGAGATAGTAGATGTAAGGTTTGCTATTCATCCTAACCCTGACGTTGCAGACACTTATTGGTGGTGCAAGGATAAAGAAGAAAGTTATCATAAGAGTGAACTTGATTTCATGGAATGTGATATTGATTGGGAGCAACGCAGGTACGAATTAGCAAAGGAAGCAATGAATAGTATTTTGACAGCACCTATTGTGGAAGGGGTAAACCCTAATCCAAGTGCCGAAGATGTTGCAATATATTCTGTGACACTTGCCGATGCGTTAATCAGAAAACTGAAAGAATAATAATAAATGTGGAAGACATGAAAAGAGAAAACTTATTTAGGGCGAAATGTGCTGGTGTTTGGCGTTTTGGACATTATGTGCATTTTGATAAAAAACCAACAAATTCATTCTTTAATCCCAACTACAATGATTTCATTATAACTGAGGACGGACATTGTTATCCAATTACTGATATATCATCTATCGGTCAGTATACTGGATTGGCAGATAAAAATGATGAAAGAATTTTTGAAGGAGATATCTTAAGATGTTATAAGATAGATAGTTATTGCATTAATCCAGATTGCGACCTTGCTTTACAGGGTTATTCAGGTAAGATTGTAATGTTAGAACTGCCTGTAGAATATATTTTTGATGGTTTTTGTTTAGATAATGAAACTTGTTATCCAATACCAATATCAGATTGTGGTTTAACTGAAGATGAAATTAATGAAATAAAACAAAATATAGAGAACGATTCTTATTTCGATACCAATGGATATAAAATTGATGATTCGATTGTTGGTATTGAAATTGTAGGAAATGTTACAGATAATCCCGACTAATTTTAAAAAATAAAACATGAAGAAAATACTTTTCAATGATAAATTTTTGCTTACGCAAGAAGTTCTTTATGGAAATAAGACAATGACAAGACGATTACTGAAAGATAATGTACCTCTTGGTAATTGGGAGGAAATAGCAAAGCACCTATCTTATAAGGTTGGTGAAGTTGTTGCTATTGCCCAAAGTTACAAATCTATATATACAGAAATGATTGAGGAATTTGCAAAACATAACTATCATACTCCAAGAGAAGATGCTGCTGAAAATTTCAAAAAAGAATATGAGAATACAGCTGGATGGAATAACAAGATGTTTGTAAAAGCTGATTTACTCCCACATCATATCAGTATTACAGATGTAAAGGTGGAAAGATTGCAGGAAATTTCTGAGGAAGATGCATTAAGAGAAGGTATTGAAGAATTTTGTTTCGACTATTTTCTCCCAAATGATTATTCTAAACCATTTCTGATGCCACGTGATGCATTTGCTTTCTTAATTGATAAGGTTGGAAAGAAAGGAGATTGGGATAAAAATCCTTTAGTTGCAGCATATACATTCGAATTAGTAGATTAGTGTATGGGCTTGACTAAATCACAACGTCGTAGGAAATGGCTAATGGCAGGACTCGATGAAGATATGGAATATTTCCACGGAACAGAAGAAGTGCGAAAAAAGATAGAAGACAAGTGGAACAAGCATAATAAATAAAATTATGGATAAGAATGATGAGTAATACCTATCATATTCGTAACTATTAATTTTTATACAAAATTGCTATATTTATAAATAAAAACTTATGGTAAATTTTACAAAAATAATAAAGGAAGAAGTCAGCAATATAATCCAAGAAGCAGACCGTCATCGTCCTGGTTACTATAAAGAATATAACGAAAGAGTATGAGAAAAAATAGTAATTTATCTCTTTATGGTTAATACCATCGGGTGAACTCCAACACCCTCTATCTCATTTGCGAAAGCATTTGGGACTGCTTTTAACATTATGTTATATGAGCCGTTTACGTCTGCATTTATTTCTCTACCAGTGCTTGAAACAAACAAACCTCTCTTTATACGTCTACCCATATAATTGTCGTGCTTGCAAATAGTTTCTAAGTCCAAGAAGCTACACTTTGACGTGTAACTTTCCTCCTTATATATAACATTGATTCCCTCAAGTTCACATTTATATTTCACCATTTCTGAAAACCTCATTATTGGTAACTGTACAAAGTTCTGATTATTCACTTTGCCGATGTTGATGTCTTGTTTCATGTTAGGGTTCTTGCCAATAACTAACGTCCCTATATCCTTTGAAACTAATTGATTCACTAACAATCTGCTTGCCTTGTGCAAATAATCAGTCACTTTATTGTTTCGCTTGTCTGTGAGCTTAGATATTCTTTTGCTTGCGTGTCTACCACCTTTAAGCCTTGATTGATATTGAGCCTTCTTTTTGTTGTAGTATTGATTAATTGATTTGAGTGGTCTTCCATTTATAACCAATGGTGTATCATTAGTGTTGAATGTTAGTGTTGAAAGATTATTCAAACCAAGGTCAATAGATGCTACATTGTTATTCTTCTTGACTTGCTTCTCGTGTACCTCATAAACAACTTCAATTAAGTAGGAATTTGTTCTTGGAACAACTCTCACCTCTTTAATACTGTTAAAGACTGTTATTTTTGTTGTTATGTATATATCCGTTTGTGATAAACGTAGTTTGCCTGTTTTCTTAAATTCCCTTAAACTTATTGCTTGCTTTGGAAATGTTGCCACATAGCGTCCACTCACCTTGTCGAGGTATTTTGGTAATCTATTCTTTACGGTCTTATTTTTAACCAATGCAAAAAATGATTTGAAAATCATATCAACGTGTTTTAACGTTTGGCAAAACACTTTCTTGGGAAGGTAATCATAGCACTCCTGAGTTTTGGTTAGATTATAATTTCCATAATAATTTAGATATTTCTTATTGGTGAAATAGTATTGCCTTACATTGTACAATGCTTGGTTATAGATGTTTTTTGACTGAAAACACAACTTATCGCACTCATTGTAGAATGGGTGTGTCCTTTTTATATTATGCTTTTCAGTTAAGTACATCTTTTATCAGCTTTCAATAAAATCAATTATTTCTTTCTTCGTTTTTTTTCTCCTTAAACCGTACATCCTTGCCGAAAACGAATAAATTACGGAAATCAAATCCTTCATTAAATCCTCCTTGTTGTCATCAGTATTGTTTATAACAATTATCTTTTTTCCTTGTTGTTCTAATAATGTTTTTATATAGTTAAACCCGAAACGTGTTAATCTGTCTTTGTTTTCAACAAGTAGAATATCCCAATCAGTTCTTTGAAATATCTTATTTAGTAGTTTTCTATCATCATTCATACCAGATGCAATTTCCTTGTATGAATCCACAAGATTTAGGTTATTCAAAGCAGCATAGTTTTCCAGTCTTGCTTGTTGTCCGTTTAGGGATGTTTTTCTGTCATTTGAAGACACTCTTGCATAAGCAATGGCTCTATCGCCAATGTTATCAAGTTTCTTTTTTACTCTTATATGTCCAAACTCGTCCTTATAGGCATTTGGCAGTTTTCCTTCTTTAAATTTATTCCAAAGTGTTCTATATGTTAAGTTGTGACGCTCAGCATACTCTCTCAGTGTATAGTCTTTCATTGCCATTAAAATATGTTTTATTATATATAAATATTATGTTATGTTCAAAAATTACTACACAATGGCATATTTTATTATAAATAGTCATAAGACGTAAAAAAGAAGGTAAAACTACTGATAGGCATCGTCCTGGGTATTATGAGGAATATGAAGAAAAACGTACTAAACGTGGTAAAAGACCTGATAGACATCGTAAAAATTATTACCACGATTACAACAAAGCACATCCTGAACGTTTAAATAGAGGTTATACCACTGGTTATAAAAATGGTAATGTTTCAGATGGTCCTATAGGACAAAAAGAACGTCCAAGAGTAGATTTTATGGGACGACCTGTTTCCAATGATAGTTTTAATGATTTATTGAGAAATAAAGAATCACAGTGGTACGATGATGATGTTTTTGGGGCATAATATATTAAAGCAGACATTATTTGTCTGCTTTTTTGTTTTTATTAACATTAATAATTTTGTAATACCATTTATTTTTATTACTTTTGCATCATCAATGAAACAAATAATATAAGATTATGATTAAGCGTATTGATTTTACTGATATTAATAATACACCTATTAGTTATTTGGGTGATATTGATTTCTTTAATAAGAATAAGTCAGTTTCTTTCAAATCTGGTGTAAATGTAATAGTTGGTTTAAATGGTTGTGGAAAAACAACATTGTTAAACCTAATTCGTAGATATACTTTATGTCTGAATAGTATAACATCTACTTGTCCATCTGGGAACTTAGAATTTAATGATTTGTTGACTAAATACCCAAATCCCGATAAGTTGTGCGATGGAATTAAGATAATAAGTGACTATCAGGGAGTTGTTTTCAATATGATGGAACACAATGTGCTTGAAAGAAGAGAGAATTTTCTTCAAGACCGTGTTAAATTTCAGACATATTTTAACAATCTTCATTGCTCTACAGGAGAAGGTATTTCTAATGGTTTAGACATGCTTTTCAAAACGATGTTTGATTCTAAAACAAATTTGGAATTTCCATTTAAGAAACTAAAAGAAATAGCTAATAGTGATTTCTTTCCTCATCAAGATAAAGCAAAACAATTACTTCAATATTATAAAGAAAATTCATTCCAATACGATAACCCAGCAGATTTTGAGTTTACAGTATTGATGGATGAACCTGATAGGAATCTTGATATAAATAGAGTTAAAGAAATATACGACATTCTAACACATAAGAAAGAAAATACACAAATAATTGCTGTCATTCATAATCCAATTTTGATTTATAAACTTTCAAAATGTAGTCATGTTAACATTGTTGAAATGACAGAGAATTATGTTGAAGATGTTGTTAAATTTGTAGAAGATGCAAAATAATTGATATACGGTATGAAGTTAAATAAATGTGTTGAAGAAATGCAGGCAGCCCTTGAAACAATGGGTGATGTGGACGTTAATATGACGATATTGACCAAAGAAGAGTTGAAAGATACAATTAGTAAAGAGTATGTAATTAATCTTCTTGAAGAGTTTAAGAATACACATTTCAATAATATTGAATGTGATACTTGTTTGAGTGATTGTGAAGATTTTAATGGTTTAATTAATAATATAAAAAATTATGGTATTTGAAATTTCATCAAAAGATGCGTCACAGGATTGGCTGTATCCAATGTTTAGTATTGAAGTTGTAACAAATTCTAAAGATAAGGGATATGACTATAATGAGGTAAATGTTATGACTTATTCGACAGGTCTTATTCATTTCTTGCAAAATAAAAAAGATGAAGCAAATTTTGACTATAAAAAATTTGCAAAAGATTGTCTTGACATTGAAATGATTAGAGTACATATTAGTACAGAACATTTTGCTCATTCTATTCGTATTAAAGAAACTCGAGAACATTATGAAGCGATAAATAAAGAAGTAGATGTTATCGTTCAGAAATTTGTAGAGAAATATAATTTGATTCTAAAAAAATCATAAGTTTAAAAATAATATAGTTAAGCCATTTGATTAAAATCTTATGGTTTAACTTTTTTTATTATATAAAATTTGTTTATACGATATATTTTATATAACTTTGTAGCATATAATTTAAAACAAGAAAATTATGAATGATACAGAAGAGAAACTAAATAGTTTAAAGAAGCAGCTTGAAAAAACTATTCAAGAAGAATACAAATTAAGAGATGAAATTGACAAACTTACTCTTTGTCTTCGGAAAGATGTTAAAGTTGGAGATTGCTTCGAATATCAATCTACATTTATTAGAATTGTCGGATTAAAAGAAAGATATGCTAATTATATATCGTTTCACAACGATATACAAAATGGGGATATTTCTTTCGATACGACCCATATAGAGTCTGTTGAGTTTCTTTTATCAACTTACACAAGAATTTCAGAAGAATATTTTGTGGAAAAGTTGAATGAATGTGTAAAAGCAGCACTTGAATTAGGAACAAATTTTAATACAAAATAATATGTTTGATATAAATAAAGTAGTTGATTATTTGAATAAAAATTATAATCAACAAAGAGAAGAAGAAATCCCAGAGATTGACGTGTATGACAAGGAAACAATCATTGCTTTTTGGGAATGTGGTGCTTTTGTTCTTCATAAAGATTTAATTACTGATATCTATGAAGATGATGGACATTGGTTTGGTAATGAAAAAGAAAAATTTTACACTTATAGCAAAGGTTGGATTGATGCTAAAATAGCTGCATATAATCATTTGAAAGATTATCTCAAAGAACATGGCTATCCAGAATATTCTGTTATACATGTTGATGAATTTGGTGAAAAAGAATATTGGGACAAAGATATATGTGGTTACTCTTTAATTGATAAAAAAGAAAAACGTTTTCAAAAATATACATCTTTACCATTTTTTGAAATAAAAATTAAAGAGTGTGATGCTAAAACGCCTCTGTTTGATATAGGAGTGGAAGAGTATGATATTAAATTACATACAAATTCATTAAAGCATCACGAACGACGTGTCAATGATTATGAAGGATTAAGAGAAATATCTTTCATAGCATTAACATCATACAAAGAAAAATTATTAAGTAGAAAATATAATACTTTAACATGGATTCCTGATAACAAAAAATATAGAAGTACCTATAAAGGATGTTGGTTGAAATCTATAGAAAAATATAATGAAAACTACTCACGTTATATTTTTAGAACAGATTTTACAAATTGGTTATAAACTTTTGATTAGCGTATGGACGAATTAAGGAAAATGCCAAAGATAGAAACTACAAATAATGTGTGTAAGTTTTTAAAAAAGCAGTTGCGAGATTGTCACTCTATTTGTATTGTGCCACAATTATCGGCAACACCGTACGTAAATAAAAAAGGAAGAAACGTGAAAAGTAAATATTATGGATATTGAAGAAGCAGAAAAAGCATGGAAGATTTTCTCAGAACTTGAAAAATTATACGAAATAAAAAGTTATACAGAGAAAGAATATAATAATTGGTGGTCATTTCTTACTACAACTATAAAAAGATGGGATAAGAATGGGTTTATTACACCTACAATTCTACGAGAGGAGTTTACAAAAGCTGTAGACAGAAGTATCAAACAATTAGAAAAACAAATAGAAGAATTATGAAAGCAGAATATGGTGATAAAATAACAATTCCAGAGGGTTGTAATGTAACTATTAAGAACGGGTGTGTTGTTTTTCAGAAAGAGTTCAAGGACGGGGACGTACTTTGTGCTGAAAATGGCACATTGGTCATATTCAAAGAAAAGGATGAAGACGATAGTGAATATTTTTTATCTCATTACAGCACTGAAAGTAGTTGTATTGGATGCTGGCTTATTTCAGCTTTTCGCCACGCCACAGAAGAAGAAAAACAACTACTCTTTGATAAGATGAAAGAAAAGGGTTTACTATGGAATGCTGAGGAGAAAAAAGTCGAAAAGATTAGGTGGAGAGCAGAAGATGGTAAGGAATATTATTATGTTGGCAATCAAGGAATCCTAATGGTAGATACAGAAGATGGTCATATTACGGATAAAAATAGATATGAGTTTAGCAATTACTTCCATACCGAAAAGCAAGCTAAAGAAGCTATAATACGTATTAAAGAAGTACTTAAAAATTATCATAATGAAATTGGAGAGTAAAATTCCTAAGTATTGTACACATTCTATCTATCATTGTAGTGATGGAATAGATACCGTTAATTGTTGGAAATATTTGAACGAACAATTCAAAGAATGTCCTTATAAAAAATGTGAATTTTTTAAAGAAAAAATGTATGACTAAAAATGAGAAAGAAATAATAGATAAATTCTATAAAGAAACTTGGTGTGAACTTTCAGTTAAGGACGGAAAGTTTTATTATAACGGAAATCTTGATTTGGTTGGTAATAAGATTATTAGTCAGTTACCAGACAATTTAACTGTTAATGGTTTTCTTGACTTAACTCGTTCATCTATTATAGAATTACCCAATAATTTGACAGTCAATGGTTTTTTGTCAGTATGCTGTACTTATACCACAAAATTGCCAGAAAATTTAGCAGTTGGCGGAGACTTATTTTTGACTAATACACTTATAGCAGAGTTACCTAATAACTTAATAGTTAATGGTTCTCTATGTTTGAATTACAGTAATATCACAAAACTACCTGATAAATTAACCATTGGTAGAAGTATTCACTTGGAACATACGGATATTAACAGTTTACCAGAAAACTTGACCGTTTTTGGAGACCTTGATTTAAGTTATAGTGCTATTAAAGAATTACCAGAAAACTTAACAGTCGGAGGATATCTTAATATAAGTAATACAGATATCACAAAACTTCCTGATAATTTGATAGTTGGTAGTTATCTCAGTGCATATCACACAAATATATCCAAGTTACCTAATAACATAATAGTTGGAGAAGGTATGGACCTAAGTTATACTAATATTACAGAACTTCCTGATAACTTAGTTATTAACGGTTCTCTTACACTTCGTGAGACTCCTATTACAACGCTTCCTGATAACTTGAAAGTTAATGGTGACATAGACCTATGTCATACAAATAATTTGCATCTACCTGATAATTTTACTGTTACTGATAGCCTTATTTTGGTTAATAGTCGTATTAAAAAATTACCTAACAACTTAACTGTCGGTGATTATCTTGAACTAAATCGTTCAGATATAACAGAACTACCAGATAACTTAACTGTTGTAGATTGTATTTTAATAGATAATCCAGAAATTATAGATGTTTCACAAGTTAATAGAGAGCTTTCTCCAGAACAGCAAAAGAAAATTCATGATTTACAGAATATGGTTCTTTTCTGGGAAAGAGATGGGGTGAGATACATTAAGGCTGATGGTATTTTCTCGGTTATTGATTCTCATCATGGTAATGTATACAAGGTACATAAAATTGGACGTGAAAATTACCCATTTTATCTTGTAACTGACGGAGAAGGACATTGGGCACATGGTGATACTCTCTCAGAAGCTAAAGCTGACCTTATATATAAGATAAGCTATAGGGAAACTTCTGTTTATAAGAAGTTGTCATTAGACGATACATTATCTTTTGATGAAGCTATCATTGCATATAGGTCTATTACTGGTGCTTGTTCAACTGGTACAAGAGATTTCATTGAAAATAGATTACCAATTCTACATAAAGGCAAGTACAGTATTAGAGAGATTATTGACTTGACTAATGGTGAATATGGTAGTGAAAAGTTTGCTAAATTTTTTAAAGAAAAATAAATAATATGGAAGTAGAATTAACTATAAAGAATAAGTATGATGTACATTATTTAAAAGTAGATGCTGGTGTACGTTATTGGAATGACAGTGATGTCAATGGTGAAGAAGATATTGATTTCTATTACACTGAAGGAGTAGGCGTTCCCAAAATGCCTTGTGCCGTACAAGTCAAAGATAAACCTGAAAGCAACATATACTCGGACCATTATAGATGGCAACCTATTATTGATATAAATACTGGACAAATTATCAATTGGAAACAAGGTGTATCTGCTTTTGTTCATTACAAAGTTTGTGATGAAGGAGAATATACTTTACTTGATAAAGATAATAAAGAAATTGTTTCAATACAAAGTTATGTTCCTTATGTTCTTTATCCAGAAGATGAAGGATATGGTGATTACATTATCATGTCTATAGATGAAAATGGATTTATAAAAAAATGGAAATGTGATAGTAATGCTATAGAATATTTAGTAAAAAGCGCTTTTGATTAGATGAATATGAAGAAATTCATTTATAACTTTGCTAATAAGTTTAAAAGTTTATTTAGTAAATCAGGTAAACACATTACAACATATTCTAATGGTTGTGGTTGTCACTATTTTGAAGATAATTTATAAAAAATAATATAGATATGGAAGTAACAGTACAAGATGGTGATACCATCAACATCCCACATGGTTTAAAACCAATCATAAAAGAAACATATATTACATTTAAGAAACAACCTATTTTTAAAAATGGCGATGTTTTGGTCATTGATAGATGTCATAGTACAGAACCTGATAATATCTTTATTTATAATGGAGTTAAAGATAAAGAAGGTTACTATCATTATCATGTCTTTAGAAATATTGATGGAACTTTAGATATAGATGGAAAAATTAATTGTGATTCAAGTATGTTCCACCATGCTACAATAGAAGAAAAATATACATTCTTTGAGCAATTAAAGCAAGAAAAATTGAAATGGAACGACAAAGATTATAGACTTGAATGTATAAGATGGAGGGCAAAGAAGAATGAGAAATATTACCATCTTTACTCAAATCTAAAAGTGGATAGTATGACTGAAACTGGTACATGGATTGATGATGAGATGTATGATTCAGGAAATTATTTTAGAACAAAAGAATTAGCACATCAATGCAGGTTGGAATTACTGTCAACATTACGAAAATTTCATGAAGACATAAAAGAATGATATAAAAGAGATAGCAAAATTTGTTATCTCTTTTTTTGTTTATATGAATTTATTTTTGTATCTTTGCAACAGAAATTATTATTTTATGATTTTAGAACATAAATTCCATATTGGTTCTTCTTGTAATATGCAAGAATTAGAAGATAATTCTATCGAACTTGTTGTAACATCACCTCCTTATCCTATGATTGAGATGTGGGATGATTTGTTTATTTCAGGTAATTCTGAAATAGAAACTTCTCTTAAAGATAGACCACTTGATGCATTTGAATTAATGCACCAGCAGTTAGATTGTGTGTGGAGTGAATGTTACCGAGTACTCAAGGATGGATGTTATATGTGTATCAATATTGGTGATGCTACACGAACATTTAATGGTAATTTTGCATTGTATAATAATGCTGCAAGAATTATTGATAGTTGTACAAAATTAGGTTTTATCACCCTTCCAAATTTAATGTGGCTAAAACAAACTAACTCTCCAAATAAATTTATGGGAAGCGGAATGTTGCCGTGTGGTGCTTATGTAACCTTGGAACATGAATGGATTTTGATATTAAGGAAAGGATATAGAAGAAAGTTTTTAAGTGATTCAGATAAAGAGTTACGTTCAAGAAGTGCTTTCTTTTGGGAAGAAAGAAATAAATGGTTCACTAATATATGGAATATTCATGGTGATTCTCAAAAGATAAAAATATCTTGTGGAAGAGAGAGAACAGCATCATTTCCTATGGAGATACCATATCGCTTAATTAATATGTTTTCCGTAATAGGTGATAAAGTTCTTGACCCTTTTCTTGGTACTGGAACGACAATGAAAGCAGCCATGTTAACAGGAAGAAACTCTGTAGGATATGAGATAGATGAAACGTTTGAGAACGTAATTAAAAGCAATCTGAGAGCCTTTGTTAAAACAGACTTAAATTCTATCATAGAGAATAGAATAGCGTCTCACAGGGCATTTGTTAAGGTTAGGCAAGATGCAGGATTAAGTGTTAAACATCATAATTCAACTTATGATATTGGTGTGGTTACAAAGCAAGAAAGTAATATTAATTTCGGAACTATATTAAACATAGTTGAAGATAATAGTAATAATTCATTTAGAACAGAAGTATGTTACACATAAAACTTTATGATTTAGAATACGAGATAGAAGATGTGAAATTATCTTATGAAATAATGAAACTGACTGGTAAAGAATATGCTTTATTCGGTGAAACAGAAAGTTACTATTTTGAAAATCATATATTAGATTTAACAGATGATTTATCAGACATTTCGAATAATCTAAAAATGGATGGGGAAAATGTTGCACGCGTAGATTGTAGAAGTATAGATTTTAGTAGTGCAGACAAAATTCTATGTGATGTAATTGAAAAGATTAGGCAACGTGGCAAAAAGTGCGACGTTTTAACTATATCATCGACGCAAAATGATAAGAAATTATACTTTTATAACTATATCTTTACTAGCATGTTAGATGAATATCACTCACGTTCCTTTAAATATAGATTTTCTTTTGATTTCTTTGAATTTAAAAATAAATAATATGATTTTTACAAAATTAGAAAATGTAACATCATTTGGAAGTATGAATTATATTCCAGATTTTGATAAGATTTTTCCAGAGCTTAAAGACCTATCACGTGATGAACTATACAGAAGATTTTCTCAATCTAATGTGAGGTTTTTCATGGTTCATAAGAAGAAAGTACCTGCTTTTTTGCGATTAACTATGCCATTGGCTATAATCCTAATATTAATAATGGTTATAATGATGCCAATTAATTATTTTGTTACTGGTAATTTTCGATATAATACAGATAGATATATAAAAATTTGGAATTGGTTTGAAGCCATAGGATTGAAAGTTTAAGTAGCTCATGAAATATCAAGGTTCAAAAAATAGAACGGCAAGTGAGATTATACCACTTATGACAGGCAATCTAAATAAAGGAGACTATTTTATTGACCTATTTTGCGGTGGTTGTAATTTAATAGATAAAGTACCTCGTGACTTTATTAGGTTGTCAAATGATAATAATGATTTTTTAATTGAAATGTGGAAAGCACTCCAAAATGGATGGATTGGAGAAACCACAATTGAAAGAGAACTTTATAATAAAGCACGTGATGCATATAATAAACGTGATTATTCAATGTTCACTAAAGCTGAATTAGGTTGGATTGGTCACATGGCAAGTTTTAACGGTCGTTTTTTTGCTGGTGGATATAGTGGACACAATGTACAAGGAAGTAAAGGTAAAGCAAGAGATTATATCTCTGAATCAATTAGAAATGTACTAAATCAATTGCCAGCTATTAAAGATGTCGTTTTCTCTTGTGAGAATTATGACAATTTTATACTTCCACCAGCCGATAAATGTGTCGTGTATTGCGATATTCCATACAAAGGAGTAAAACAGTACAGTACATCAAAAACATTCGATTATGAGGCATTCTATCAATGGTGCAGAGAGCGTAGTAAAGATGGGTATAAAGTATTTGTTTCTGAATATAATATGCCAGATGATTTTGAATGTATATGGGAAAAGCCAGTATTATGTTCTTTAAATCAAACAATCACAAAGAAACCAATAGAAAAATTATTTACAATATAAAATTATATAGTTATGGTAAAAGATGTAGTATTAAATGAGAAAGTTAACTCTTCTGAGGAGAATGAGCGTTTGAAAAATCAATTATCAAAGATTGAAGAAATGTTACTCGATGCAGAAAGAAACGGTAAACAAGAATGCTTCATTTATGATAAAGAATTATGGGATTTTAAAACGTGTGCCGAATTATTTAAAATGGGTTTCATGGTGAGTAAAATAAAGAAAGATGTCAATGAGCCAGCATATCTTAGAATTAGCTGGTTTTAAATAAATTTAATAAAATTAATATATAGTTATGACAAAATTTTCAACACCAGATGAATTAATTAAAATTGCTGAAGTTAATAAAAATAATGCAGAGAAAATCGAAAAGATTAACATTATCATGAGAGAAACCGCATGTTTTGGAAGACGAGACTGCCATATATATGACAGGGACTTGTGGAACGATGAAATTATAGATGAATTAATTTATAGTGGATATACTGTCCATAAAGAAGTACAAGGTTTTTGTGAAGACACATGCCTCCATATTTCTTGGTGAATAGGATTAGTGGGATATGTTTATCGTGTTCCACTTTTGTTTTTTAACATTTTTTATTTTGTTGTATTGAATAGATTTATTATCTTTGCAGTGTAATTAATAAGAGAATATATGGATATGACGAAAATTCCTTACAACTATAAATCATTTTTGAATGAAACAGAAAGTAAGACATTATTTTACAATAAAATCGAAACTAAAATTACAAATATTGCTTCTTATACAACGATATTAGGAACTGGTAGTTTAGCTACAATCCATAATACTGGAGATGTCGTTGATATGTATTGTCATGGTTGTAATACAAATGTCATCAATAGTGGTGAACATTGTAAAATATCGTTGATGAAGAGAGGTGGATACGTTGAAAACTATGGCAACAATTGTTCTATTATTGTTCATTCCGATTCTCAGACCATAATAAACCATGGTAATGATTGTAAAATCCATACTTTAGGAAATGGAAATCAAGTGAGATGTGATGGTGAAAAATGTACTGTTTATGCGCATGGCTTTGGTGATATTGTTATAGCTTCTCTTGGTACCATCGTTAACATTTCTGACGTAAGATATAATAAAGAAAATAATACATTTGAAACTGAACGAGAATTAATGTATGTTGTTGATGGTAAAACGTATAAACCCGACACATATTATACAGTTAAAGATGGTTTAGTTCAAAAAACTGATGTGAGAGATAAATTCTAAAACGATAACAAATATTATTGAACGTGTAATTTAAAAATAAATTTAATATGAAAATTATTTTTGACGAATGTGACCGCATAGATATTCCAGATGGTTACAAACCAGTTATTGAAGATGGTGTAGTTTATTTTGAACGGATAGAATATCCTAAGTTTGAAAGAGAAGATGTTATGAGAATGCAAAATAGAGAAGAAACTATTTACGCATTATTTAACGAATATATTACTGAAACTAAAGCTAAAGTCTTTTGTTATTTCTCTCCTTCAGAAGGACTTAAATTCGATACCACAGTAGAAATTGACAATACTGACGAATATAAGTGGGAAAGAGGTGATTTTGACCATTACGTCTACTTACAAAACATATGTAGAAAATTTAAGAACATATCTTGGAATACCTATCTAAAAAAATATCAATTTGAAGCTAACGAAAATGAACGATTCTTCTATTATGACTTTGACGAAAATACAGTAAAAGAATCTATTGAAGATATAATCCATCGTAATAATTTGTATTGGCTTGCAGGAAACTACTTTAAGACCAAAGAAGAAGCTGAAAAAATTACTGATGATGATAAAAAAGTTTTTCTTGAAAGATTTAAAGAAATTGAACAAAGATTTAAACTTTCCGAATATAAGTAAAAAATATGAGAAATAAAATTTTATTTTTTGAATATTTTGTAGATGCTTTGGTACGTAGAAATAATAATAAAACAGATACATTTACTCCACAGAAGATAATCAGATTGTTATTTTTAACAGTTGGTTTGTATTCTACAGATGAGAATAAGCATCTAACAAAAGTTTTCAATAAGTTTGTAGCAAAACCATTTGGTCCAGTAGAATCTGATGTATGTGAGTTTATTGTAGATGATATACTATCCAAATATACTTTTATTAATTCTACCTGCGAAATAAAGAACGTTAGTATTAGTATTGATTTAGATAATGATAGTAAACAAGTGGTAGATGATGCAGTGAATTTATTATTTGAAAAAAATCCAAACATTCTAAATTATCAACCCACTCATTTGGTAGATATAGTTCAGAAATGGTCATGTTGGAAAATTTGTTATGACGTTGCTTTAACAAATGGTAATTTTAATATAATAATACCACCAAAAATGATAAGAAATAGTATTAAATACTATGACTAAAATAGAAAAAAATGTTTCAAATATAACTTATTGTATGAACGAAGATATGAAATCTAATGATAGTTTTGATTACGATGCAAAAATCAATGAATTAAGAAAACTCAATGAACGTCTTGAAAAATTTGAAAAATTTATTGACCCTGATTCGTTGATGACTATAGATGAATATATGGAAATGTGTGATATGTTTTGTGGCGGTTCAATAACTGGAGGTGGTTTTACTCCTGGTGAGCCAACTCAATCTGATGATTGTTATGTGACTAAGGGCGACCCTAATCATGGTGGAGAAGATAATTTGTAGTACATAAAAAAGACGGGCTAATGATTTTGTTTCACAGCTCGTCTTTGTGTTTTTACTGTTGTAATGGTAAAATTTTATATTTTCCTCCATTGGTATCTCTATATTCCTTATAAGTTTCAAGAAGTGACGAATCTACATATAAGGTTGCACCTTCATTTGTGTTTTTTAAAAAACTACTAAGACCACTCCATATTCGAGAACCTTTTCCATATACTTTTACTGTTTTTATTTTAGGGCACCAATCTAAGAAATTATCACCTATTTCTTCTAATGATGATGGTAATACTATAGTCTCTAAATTATCAAACTGTCGAACACTATTGTTCCCAATAGATTTAGTACCCTCTGGTATAATTAATTCTGTTAAACCACAATTTTCAAAAGCCTGCGATTTTATTTCTTTTAATGAATTTGGTAATGAAATATGCTTTAATGATGGGGTATAACTTAAAGATGATACACCAATTGAAGTTACTGTATTTGAAATAGTGATACTTGTTAAAACTGGACAGCTGAAAAATGTATAATCACCAATTCCAGTACACCTGTCAGTTAATATAACACTTTTTATAGCATTTTTTTGTGAATAAGATGTTACTTGTTGACTAGTTATTTCTCCCTCACCAGTTATATATGTAATAGAATTATCTACAGAAATAAATGCACACAATATATCATTCGGTATGTTATAATGAGGGTTTACTACCCCCCCCCCCATTTTCTTCTTTTATTGCTGATACATAAGGTGTTACATAAGTATTACCAAACTCGTAATTAAATCTTTCTTCGTTATTTTCAAATAATTTTAGGTATTCACTCATATATAATTTATTATTTAGTTTTGTTTATTATTTAAGTTAATGGACTGACTTCAAATGTCTTACCAATAGAATCTCTGTATGTTTTATATGTTTCAACAAGAGATGCGTCTACATATAGATTAGTTAAATTATCAGTTAAATCAGAGGTCAATAAATGTGATATATTCTTTTTACCCATAATTCTTAATTCTCTTATATTGGTTCTATTAAAAGATGTTAAATTAATATAAGTTATAGAATCAGTTAAAGTCACACTTGTTAGAGAACTACACATCTCAAATTCAGTTCCATGTAAACTTGTTATTGAAGCAGGAAGGCTTATTGAACGTAATTTTGAACAATAGTTAAATGCTTGAGCACCAATTTTCTTAACGCTATTTGGAATGTTTATTGAAACCAAATTGTTCATAAATAAATAACTTTTAATTTCAACTATTCCGTCAGATAATTTTACATCAGTAATTTTATTTAAATCAATGCCTGGATAAAATTTTTGAATCTCTCCAGATGAAAGAATATTTGTATTATATAATTTCTTTACACTTGAATCTTTCATTGTGATTATAATCGACGGAATTAAATTATACGAAAGGACTGATATCCCCCCCTCATTTGTCTCAACAATAGATACGTATGGTTCTAAATAATTGTCACTACTTTCAAATATTTGTCTTTCATTATCACTTGTGAATATTTTTAAATGTTTTGTCATAATGTATTATAGTTAAAATCTTATTACATATAAATATTTGTAATTGTCTATTAATCATACAATATTTTTTGACTTAACTTTATTGTTAACATTGATATTTATTAATAAAATATCTTATAATGAAAAGAAGAGTTCTAATAAGTGAACAACAACTTAAGAATATAGTTCTTAATATTATTAAAGAAGAGCAAGGACCTTATGGTGATTTTAACGGTCACATGCTTGCTTTGATAAGGACATTTGAAGAAGCGAATACATATTCTGAATACGCAAATTGGAATTTTACCAAAGATAAAAATACATTCCTGAAATTTATACGTTCTGGTGGTTATTTCTATTTTATATTAAAGAAAGACTTTGCTTCAATACCAGAAGAAGAGGGAGATAACACACCATTGGATGAGTACGGTCTATCAATGATTGCTGTGTCATTTAGAAAAGATGGTGAAATTAATAGCGTTACAAGCAGGTGGGGTCATAAGAATGGAGGAAATGACAATATAATGACTTCTAAGCAGCTTTCTCAACTCATTGGTACTGATATATACTCTGTAACAAAAAATACCGTGTATAACAATATTTCTTATCCTAAAGATTGGAGATATATTAAGAAAATAGCAGATAGATTAATGCTATTCTATGATAAATCTAAGAATGATTATTTGGTAACTGATAAATTCTTAGAAGATGTAGAATATTTTCATGGACGTGATGCAATAGTATTGAATAAACAATTTGATTTTGGAAGAGATGTAGTTATAGATTTAACCAAAGAAATTAAACACGATTTAAGAGATAGCGAACATCATACAAATAATTTTAAGTTAGTGAAGAATTTGAAAGATGGATTCAAATTGCTTTATGATGAACAAGCAAACGATTATTTAGTAACAGACAAAAGTAATTCACTTAAAAAATATTTTGCTGGTAAAGATGTAATAATATTACATGCTGATAAATCTTACGACGTATGTGCAACAAAGAATGGTCTATCATTTGTTTCTCAATCAAGAACAATGCGAAATGCGTATATAAAAGATAATATTCTGTATATTGAACTTGGGAGAGTCATTGTCAAATTTGATGCAAAAACAGGTAAAGAGATTGGTAACGAACCAATAAATGATTTTTAACATATTTTATTTATTGAATCTTTTGATATATTATGTTTTTTCTATATCTTTGCAGAGAATTAAAAAAATATATGTTATGAAGAAATATGTATCAAAGCAAATTTTTTGCATGGCGGAACCTATGAAATTAAAAGATGTTCCTGATGGCGTACTTCCATTCAACATTGATTGTGATGAAGAAATGGATGGGTATTTGGTGGAAAACCATAATAATGAACTTACTTGGACTCCAAAGTCATTTTTTGAAGAGAACTTCACTTTAGCAGATTCATTCATTGATAGAATGAAATTAGAATTGGATGAATTGGATGACCGTATTTTGAAACTGGAAAAGTTCATTGAAAGTGATGCTTTTAAGACTTTAGAAGAAACGGATAGAAATCTGTTGAATGAACAACTTGAAGCCATGCATAGCTATTTAGGTGCTTTGAGTTGCAGAATGGAAAGAGCAATTTCCAACTAAACGAGGGGAATAGTTTAAACACATAACTTGATAGATATATTTCTGTCAAGTTATTTTTTTGTTTTTAATGTCAAATTGGATATTTATTTTTATATATTAAATTAGAATAATAAACTACCCACAATTTAAAGTTTTGTGGGCTTTAGACGTAGAATAGTCATCATGTATAGAACAAGACAGTAATTCCCATCTTTCATGGGTGTTTACATACCCCCATGTAGCAATATTCATAGCAGCATTAATGTCTGCGTCTGAATTGTTACCACAGTGTGTACAACGGAAGTGTTTACCATTACGAATACCAATGTGACCGCAATTATGACAAGTTTGTGAAGTATATGCTGGAGGAATGGCAACTATCTTGATGCCAGCAATCTTACATTTGTATTCAAGGAAAGAACGGAGTTGAGAAAAAGACCAAGAGTTGCTTCTTCTACGAAATGTCTTATTACGTTTCTTAGAGTTCATACCCCAGCGGATGTTCTTCAAGTCCTCAATGGCAATACCTTTGTGCTCTTTCTTTGCTTTCGCTACAATTTGTTTGCTTATACGGTGATTGGTAATAGTGGCAAATCTTCTCTCACGTCCTTTTAACCGTTTCAGTAACTTATGACAGTTACGTGTGCCTTTGGACTGAACAGAAGCTCTCACTTTGTTGTATCTATTTCTTATGTTTTTGACTTCTTTGGAAGATATATTAGTTCCATCAGACAGAGAAACAATATCGGTAAGACCCATGTCTACACCAATAAATTCATCTGCAGTTTCCTCTTCTCCATCGGGGATGTCTATCGTCTGGTGCAAATAGAACTTCCCTCTGATAATAACTAGGTCAGCTTCACCTTTAGCATACTGCATGAGTTGTGGACGGTAGCAAGTATATGCTATCTTTTCACGACATCCAATAAGCGAAATGGAACATATTGTTTTGGTGATGTTATAGGAAAGTATACGACTATCATAAGTGATAGCACCAAACTCCCTAAAGTGCCGTTGCTTTTTCCTGTCAAGTTTGTATGCATCAGCAACTTTGCTAATTGCACGCACAACAAGTTGAGAAGACAGATGATATGTTTCTTTAGTTTGATAATATACTTCCTTATGCAGACTGAATTGCTTAAATGTACGACGTTCCCACGCTATCTGTGAAATAGCATGGCAAGCCTCATTGAAAACACTGAAAGTATTTTTCAGCATTATGGCTTGTTCGTCAGACGGAAGCAGTTTAATCTGCAAAGTCAATTTCATAATGCAAAGATACAGATTTTTTTTAAATAATTAAAATATTTTAAATAAATATTTATAATAAGATAACAAAAAGAGGGAATAGTGGTTCAATTCCTCCCAAAAACTAAAGTCTTTTGGGTTTCAATGAACCTAAATTATATGAAGATACGTAAGATTATTATATGTGAAAACCAGTTTGAAAGTTTATTTAATAGAAGCCGTTTAATTACAGAGAATCGTGCTTCCAAGAATCAATCGCTTGCAAGACGTATGGTTAGAAACTTGTCACCTAATATAGATGATAAAGAGTTTACCGAGAAAGTATTACATGATATTCCAAGCGTGCGTAAAGAGAATTTTCATTTGTTTCCAGCCGTTGTGAGATTTTTACTTCAAAATCCTAAATCTATAAATGCTGACACGCTATTAAAACTTAACAAATTCATTAGTGTTGCAGCATCCAAATCTAAGGAATTAAATCTTGACCAGAATCTTAATGGAATGACATTGGATGAGTTCTTTAGAAACTTTGAAGGTTATGTACATCAAACGGATAAGGCTAATAGAGAAAATACTGCGCATTATGGAACAAGTAATGGACATAATAATGGTTATACAATTATTCCTATTCCATCATTTTCAGAGGCATCTGAATATAGCGATTATACCACATGGTGTGTAACTCACCGTTCACAGGATTTCATAAATTATGTCGGTATAGGTAAGGGTCTGTTTTATTTCTTATTGAAGGATGGCTTTGAGAAAGTTCCCAAGAAGGTAGGAGATAATGCACCTTTGGATGAATATGGACTTTCAATGATAGCTGTTTCGTTTAATGAAGAGGGTGGTATTATATCTATTACGTGTAGATGGAACCACGATAATGGTGGTGATGATAATGTTATGACACCTGAACAAGTTTCTGAACTCATAGGAAGTGATATATATTCTATCTTTAATCCAGACGATATACAAAATAAATTTTTGGAAAATGTTGAAATTATAGATGAAATGAATGATGAAGATTTTATGCTTTGTAAAAACAAGGAAAATGGTCAATTATTTGTTTCCTCTAAGGATTATCAGCATCAAGTTTATTTTAAAGATAAACCTTATGTATTCTATCAAAGCGGTTATGATGAAAATGGAAAACGTTTCATAGCTTTAGTTACTAAAGATGGTAATATTTTATTATCTTCAGATGAAAATTCTCTTACATGTGCCGAGTGTGATAACTTATTATTTATTGGAGATACTGATTTGTCGGATAGAAGCGGTATATATAACGCTACAACACTTGAACGAATAAATGACGAAAAGTTACATGAAGTAGATGATAAAGGGGCTGCAATTCAATTATACAACCAAGATGAATCTATTAATTACTTCGTTAAATCTACTAATAAATTATTATTCAATGACTGGTTGGATAACGTTTCTACTGTTCCAATTGGAAATTTAATAATTGCTTTTGATGGAAATATGTTAACATTATATACATACGATACATTTGAAAAAGTTATGGATTGGGTTAATATATTAGCTTATTCAAAAGTAGATTATAGAAACACTATTTTCTTGGTTGAGAATAATGGTTATTATCTTATTTCAAACTATACGGGAATGTTAAACAAAAAGCCAATTACAAAACTATATAAAATAGTTAATCAAGGAAGAATTAATGCAAGGTATATTGCAAAATGTGATAATGAAATGATAGGCATTTCACAAGATTTCGCAACAACAATGCCAGTTAATGAAGATGAATTTGCTATTATCCGTTATGAAAGTGAAATAGTGGAAGCAAACTTGTATGATGAATTTATAATGCATAAGAAATAATGAATATACACAAGATTATAATAACAGAGGGTCAATTTTTAAACAATTTCCATAATGGTTGTTTAATCACAGAAAACCGTGCGTCAAAGAATCAATCTTTAGCACGCAAAATGGTCAGAGACTTATCTCCAAATTTGGATGATAAAGTTTTTACTATGAATGTTTTACATGATATTCCAAATGTTAGAAAGGCTGATTTTCATTTATTTCCAGCAGCTGTAAGAATGATATTATACGCTGATAGTGATGTTAATGGAGATTTAATACAGAAGTTAAACAAGTACATTGGCGTGGTTGCACCAAAAGCTAAGGAATTAGGTCTTGACCAAAATGCCAATGGGATGTCTACGGATGAGTTTTTTAATATGTTTAACAAAGACGTAAATAAAGAAACTGATTTAGAAAGACAAGAAGCTGCTAAATATTTTACGGGAGATAATAATTTTGGTGGATATGATATTGTTTTTATTCCAGACTTTGAAACGGCTCACCAATATGGAGATTATGTAGATTGGTGTATTACGTATGATGAAGATAATTATAATCAATATACAAACAATAAAACTGGATATTTCTACTTCTTTTTAAAGAAAGGATATCAAAACATAACAACGGATGACGTTAATGAAAATAAAGCACCTTTAGATGAATATGGACTTTCAATGATAGCCGTGTCATTCTATGAAGACGGAAACGTAAACACAATTACAAGTAGGTGGAATCATGAATTTGAGGATAATAATGTTAATGGAGACCATGTAATGAGTGTTAATAGTTTGTGTAAATTAATTAATGCTAATATATATCAGATATGTGTTGATAAACGTCCTAAAAAAGAAATTCCATCATCATGGAAATTAATTAAAAATCTATCTTATGGTCAATTTTTATTCTATGACAATGATAAAAAGGATTATGTTGTTTCTGATAAAAATATGCGTAGAACAGATTATTTTGATGGTGAGAAGGCTTTAGAATATGATGGGTTTGGAAGAGATAATTTTGATGCTTTAATACTTACTAATGGTGTTGTTATTGGTGGTAATGATGTTGTTATTAGTGGTTATTTCTTCGTCGGTGATAAACTTTATGTCAGTTTAGATTTTAATATCTACGAAGTTGATACTAACTCTGGACGGTTAACTCAATCTCCTAATTTAAAGTCATTTATTGTTAGAAATGGATACGTTATTCTAACAAGTAATGAAAGTAAGATGAATATCTTATATCCAGATACCAATCAATTACTTTTTACTGAATGGGTTGATAGAATTTTCGTCTTTGGTAAATTGGTTATAGCTCAAAAAGATAACACTTATTCAATCGTTGATATTGCTGAACGCAGTTATTCAAATGAATGGTTAGAACGTTATTTCTTTAATCGCTCTTTTTGTGTATTTAAAACCCAACAGAATCAATTAGTTATATATACTCCTTTAGACATGAAACCTTTTGGAACTGTTGATGAGGCTTTCAAAGTAGATGATTTTATGATTGCTGTTAGGAAAAATGATAAATATTATTATTTAATATTGAGAGATATAACTGCTGGAGTAAGAGTTCATACAATATCAAAAGAAGAATTTGAATTATATTAATAAACAGAATATTATGAATAAAAAGATAATTAAAATAAATGAAAGCCAGTTCTTGCGTAATTTTGCTAATGGACGCTTGATTACTGAAAACCGTGCATCAAAGAATCAGTCTTTAGCAAGGAAAATGGTACGTTCTATTAATCCATCATTGAATGATAGAGAATTTACTGAAAATGTATTACATGATATCCCAAATGTAAGAAAAGCAGATTTTCATCTTTATCCAGCAGTAGTAAGATTTGTTCTAAACGCAGGTAATAGTCTTGATGCAAACACTATATTAGAGTTGAATAAATATGTTGGTGTTATTGCACCTAAAGCTAAGGAATTAGGTCTTGACCAGAATGCTAATGGTATGTCAATGAATGACTTCTTTAGTCAGTTCCAAGGTGATGTGTCACAGAGTGAAACTGATGACCGTGAAGCAAGCGCACAATATGGAGAGAATAATGAAGGTAATAATAATGGCTATAAGATAGTACCTATTCCAACTTTCGATAACGCAAATGAATATAGCCGTTATACTGATTGGTGTGTCACACAAGGTGAAGAATATTTCTTACGTTATACTAACAATGGTTCAGGAATATTTTATTTCTTATTAAAAGATGGTTTTGAAAAAGTTCCGAGAGAACAAGGACCAAATTGTCCATTGGACGAATATGGTCTTTCAATGATAGCTGTTTCATTTAGGCATGATGGTTCGATAAATACAGTAACTTGTAGATGGAATCATGATAAAGGTGGTAACGACTCCGTAATGACTCCAGGACAGCTTTCTAAATTAATCGGGGCTGATATATACGGTATTTTTAATCCCGATAATATTCAGAGTTTACTCCCTGAAAACATGGAAGTTTTGGATTATGATTTGAATTATGGTTTGAAGTTGTGTAAAAATACTACCACTGACAATTTGTTCATTTTTAGTTACGACTTTAGTGATAATATATGTTTCCAGAGTAAAGACTATGTTGTCTATCAAGGTAAAACTGATGAAGGATATGATATTTGTGCTTTAATTGGTAGAGATGGATTTATTTATGAGACAGCTGAAGGTGATGAATGGATAGACACGATTGAAAATAATGGTCTTTTATATGTTGCCAATACAGATACAGAATCAGAAGGTGGTGGAATTTATAACGCAAAGACCATGGAAAAGTTAAAAGATATTCCTATTAGGAATTTAGATAACTATCAAAATATACTTATACTAACTGTTGATGATGGTTATAAGCAAGTAATAAATAAAAAAACTAATATCTCTATGTTTAGTAAAAATATAGACAAATGTGTATATCAATATGGAAGATTAGTTTGTTTTAGAAATAATCAAATTTCCGTCATAAATACTGATACATGCGAAGATTATATATGGTTGGCAGATATAATTAGCACTATTGGAGAAGGTGAATATAAGTTATATTTAATTCAAGACGAAGATGGAATGTTTGTTGTTTCTGAAAAATTCGGTCTAATAACTCAACTTCCAATAGAAGAAACATTTTATGTTACACCTTCAAAAGGTGTTCCTGCAGAATGTGTATACTTGATTATGTGTCAAAACGGTGGTATAGCACTAAATCAAGATAAAGTGTTTTTCTCTCACGTTTCATCAAATGACTTGAAGAAACTCAATGAATTTACAACACTTACATCAATGGATATTAGAGAAATATTTAATTAATAGCGTGGAATAACATTATATTTTGTATAATAAACTTGTATATCAGCGCACGGCCCTCATTAAGGAAAGTTATCATAAATGTTAATTATTTGCGTATTGTAAGTATTTGATAATCAGTATGTTATAATATACATATATAAATACAAAAATATATAAAATTGAGGCGTATTCGTGAAGTATGTTGTTCAAAAATATTTTTTATAAATTAAAGAGAGAAGTGATGAATAATGTCGCTTCTCTTTTTTTTGTTTTTTAACTTTTATTATTTGTATGGTAAAGTATTTTTTATTATCTTTGCAGCAATTAAAATTATACATGTTATGGATTTAATTGGAAATGTAAATAATACTTCTTATGGTGTCGCAATAAATGGACGTGATGATATTAAAATAATTAGTTTTTATATCGAACTATCTGACGTTAGTGATGATTATGGTAACGTTGTTATACGTGTGGATTCTGTTTCTAAAGATGATAAATTAGATGCAATAGAAAAAACAGTTATTAATGATTTAATGATATTCAACTGGATTGAAAGAGAGAACAAAATTCTACTTTTGCTTAATTGTATTGCTATGTTTTATTTTCGCAATACATCTAAGATTAATATCAGTGATTTGCTTGATTTATTACATTTCGCTTTTAATAGATTTTTTGATTGGGATATGACTCAGTTTTCTTTTAGTGAATATTTAATAAATTTTAGAAAATTCACTATCCTGTCAATCCCTTGTACTGAATTGCAATTATCTCTATACGATGAAATGATAACTTATTTTAAAGACAGAGGATTATAAAAATAAATGAATAAATTGTAAATAATATGGACTTATTTGGAAATATAAAGAAGGCTTCTTATAATGTAAGAATTGATGATATAACATATCCTAAAGATGAAGTTAAAACTACTAAATTTGAAATCACGCTGTCTGAAGAAGATGGTAATTATGGAACTGTTGTACTGAGTATTGTTTCAACATCAAAAGATGATAAAAAATCTCCTGTTGAAGTAAAAATTCAAGAAGATATCCTGAGATGTCACTGGATTGATAGAGAAGATAAACTTCCTCTCTTACTCGACTGTTTTAGTAAATTCTACCTTAAGAATAAATCTAAAATTAAGTTAGATGATTTGTCATGTTTATTCCATTTTGTGGTCGGCTTCTTCTTTTGTTTTGATATAATCTATCAATCTTTTAGTGAATATTTAAAAATCGTTAGAAAATTTATTGCTTCGTCAAAACCTTACCCAGAAATGGAAATAACCCTATATGATGAAATGATAAACTATTTTAGTGACAGAGGATTGTAATAATATAATTAAAAAATATGGAAAATTCAAATAGAATAAGCCCGATGGTAGTGCAAGTCATTGAAGAACCAACTCAATTTGGTCCCATTATTATTCATTCAATGAAATGTGATTTAAGCATGGCATATAACACATATCATATAATTTATGATTACAGCGATATTAATGGAGAAGAAGTGAAAGTCGTAGACGAAATGATATTTGTTGAATATACTATTGGAGATAGTTATAATACAACTTCTTATCTACCTTATGTGCTTGATGATGCTAAAAATACTTGTGTTGATATATTAAAAAATTTAACAGACGCTAACGTTGTTGAAAAAACTATTAAACAAGTATTTGAAGATAAACTTACATTGGGTTATAAAGTCTTTATACTTACCAACTATAATGAAGGGCAATTATTTAAAAAAGTTTATAAGAAATTAAGCCTCGTTAAACAGTTTACGTATAGTGTCAGTAATTGTAAGTGGAAATATAGTTATCAAGATGTACTTACTGTATCTTATACTTACAAACCAGTAGATGAAAATAATGGTTTACTTGTTTTCCAAATTACAACAACATCTGAAGATTATACAACTTACGAAGAAGTTTATACAAATACTCTGTGTGAATATACTTTGAAAGATTGGATTAAGAATGAAGAAAAAATAAATTTTCTGTTACAAAAATTCAATGAATATATTTTACAACATCCAGTTCGTATGAAATCACTTTACTGTTCAGATTTATTGCGTAAGATACCTTCTATTATTTATGAAGAAAACTTTGATGAAAAGAATATTAATAAAGAATATATAAGAAATATTGTTTCACAAATCAAATTAGAATATACATTATGATGAACGAAAAAGAAATAAATTATCCAACAAGTATTCAAGTGTTTAAAAATGGATTCAAGTTTGGTAATTTATGTATTACCAAAATGAACTGTATTTTAAACATTTCTAATAGACGTATAGAACTTGACGTAAAATATCACTATGAAAAAAATAACTACAATTATTCCAATTGTATTAATAATCTTTATATCTTAGAAGAAGAAAGCGAAAATACATTTGAAGAGGTTTTACTACTCTTCGGAAATATTGTTAAAGAAGCTGAGAATTTATGCACTACAAAGGCTATTGAACTCAAAGATGTGAATATGGATGGAGACATAGCTTTATGTACAATTAAAGAAACTTTTGAACAGTGTTTCTATAAAACATTTGCATACTTGGAAAAAAGAAAAAATGAAGAAGATAAAGTTGAAAAGATAGATAATACTTCTACCGTACTCCATGTTATTAATGAAGATAATAAAGTGGATTTTGAAGATTTATCAATCATATATTTAGATTGTATTTTTGATAAAATAGCTAACTGCTTATTAGTTAAGTATAGATACCAATATACTTATGCATATGCTAGTGATTTAATATATTCAAAAACATTCAGAGTTCTTAAAGATGGGAAAGTTAAAGATGTAATAAATTATTATCCGATATTTAAATTAGCCGTATTTGCTGGACTGAATAATGCTAAACGTGAATATGTGGAAACGGAGAAGTATGATAAGGAAATAGATGCAATAAAAGAAGAAATTAATAAAAGTTTCTTAGTTACTTATGCACATATTCAAGTATTCAAAGAAATAAAGAAATAAATAAATGGTAAGTAATATGGAAGGAAAAATTGAAAAATTCCCTATCAATGCATGGCTCTTTCAAGGTGGAATCAATTTTGGAGATATGCATATCAGTAAAATGATGTGCTTTATTAGCCCAGAAGAGAAATGTATTAAAGTTGGTTACATATGGGCTACTGATGAATATACCCAAGAAGATATGGGAGAAATTGAGGAAGATAAAGTTTTTGAAAATCAATCAGAAATGGCTTACAACTATCTTCTTCCAACTTTTGAAAGTATTTCCAAAGAAGTAGAAAAGAATATTAAACAATTATCACCATCTTTCAAACGTGATGAATATTTTCTTTTCCACTATTTCATTCAACAAGAATTTGAAACAGCTTTCTTTAAAGAATATGCACGTATTTTGGAAGAAAAGATTAGAGAAGATGATGACGAAAAAGAATCACCTGCTTTGTCTCCATATACAATTGGAGTTACGGTAGATGAAAAAATTAGTGACATGAAATTCTTTAATATAAAGTTTATTGCATGTGCGTTTTATCCAGAAGATAATTGTGCAAATATCAGTTATGAATATGTATTGAAAAATTCTGAAGATAAAGAAAAGCATACAAAGACTTTTAACGTTTTTTATGAATCAAAAAATAGTGAATTATCAGGTTTTTATCATTACTTTAGAACAGCATTAAAAGTGGGTTTGGAGAAATGTTATTATATGTGTGACGAAACTGGTAGTATTGATGGCGCAATGTATTTAATTGAAAAAGAATTGGAACACAGTTTTTCTGCAATATATGATTTAATTCAAACAGCAAAAACAATATAATGAAGGTAGTTATCTATTCTTCAGTTACTAATATTTTTAAATAAATTTTAATAATAACTTTATAAAGCCGTAGGCTTTATTATCTTTTATATAGATAATTATAAAAAATAATGACCGTACAGGAAGACCGCAAGACATTCTACGACTACTTATGCAAAAACATAAGTTCGCACTTGTTGTCACACAAGGACATAGATAATGCTATGTCAGAGTGTGATAAGTCTTCCTGTGCAATGACTGTAAAATCATGGTTTTCAACAAAACAAGTCACAACCCATAACAGGAACACGCAGAAATCCTACGTACAAACGTTCTTTCCAGCTTGTACAGTATCAAGTGCTTCTGTAACAAAGGTAAGGAGGATAAGAATTTATCCATCACAACAGCAGAAACAACTCTTTAAACAGTGGTTTGGTGTGGGAAGAAAGGTGTATAACACCTGCGTAAATCACTTTAACCAAAAGGATATTGATTTTAAGGGATGGATGAATATGAGTAAAACTATTCTATCGGAACTTACTGAAACTTATATAAAGTCTGTACCTCATCAGATAAAGCATATAGCAGTGAAGGACTCTTATACTTCGTGGCGAACTAACTGTAAGAAGACAAAGAAGACTGGTAAACCATTTAAATTACGTTACAAGAGTCGTAAGAACCCAGTACAGAGTTGCTACATTCCGAAATCTGCTGTGTCAGAAATTGGTATTTATCACACTATCAGTGGAAAACTAAAGTTCTCTGAAAGAGAATGGCTGAAGAATGATATTTGTGACTGTCGCCTCATAAATGACCACGGAAGATGGTATCTTTCCGTACCCCAGAAGTCAACAACAACTACTACCGAAAACCAAGGTGGTATTGTTGCCTTAGACCCTGGGGTCAGAAATTTCCTTACCTACTTCAGTGAAGATGGACGATTTGGATGGCTTGGCATACACGCCTTCGACAGAATACTGAAACTTAACCTAAAGCGTGACCACCTGCTAAGCAGGTTGGCACTTACAAAGGATAAGAGAAGTAAAGGTAAGCTAAAGCGTACACTGAACAGGACGTATCACAGAATACAGGACTTAGTTGATGAGTTGCACTGGAAGTGTATTAATTACCTTGTACATAATTTCTCAGTTATTATATTTCCACCTTTCGAGGTAAAGGGTATGACAAAGAAAGGTCGTAAGTTACACAAGAGAGTTGTACGCTCTATGTTTTCCCTTAGATTCTTTGAGTTTAAAGAAAGATTAAAACAAAAGTGCAAGGAGTGTGGTATTGCATACATTGAACAAAACGAATCATATACAAGCAGGACCAATAGCTTTACTGGTGAGTTAATGACTAACTTGGGTAGCAAAGAGTGGTTTGAGTATGATGGAATTAAGGTCCACAGGGACCTTAATGGTGCCCGTAACATTTTGATACGGGCGATGAGAGATAGCTCCGCTGCAGGCTGAAATGCCTGTGGATGATTAGTAACAAGGCTGACATTATTGTTAGGACTTGTTAACGAACAACTATCGGATACGATACATTATCTTCTTACAGGATTGAAAAAATATTATCACTAATTCATAGTTAAAATGGAGAGATTTATCGAGTCTCTCCATTATTTATTTATATACATTTATACTACGCACCCAACTTAACTTAAATAACTTAAAACCCTAATGAAACATATTATTAATATAAGAACGAGTGATGAATTTAATGATATTAAATCTTCTATCAATAAGCCAAATGTTATCTTAATCAAAGAAGATAACAATAAACTCATTTATAATTTTATAGAGAAACTTAAAGATGTGTATAATTTGGTAACAATACACGGAGATAGTAATGATATATTCATTTCAACAGATGATATACATTGCGACAAAAATCTCTCTCAAGTTATGAATAAAACTATTAAAATCAATAGATATGGATTTCCAGAAAAATGGCAATTTAAAGATTACAATACTTCTTTAACAGCTCTCGACAGGTATACTTTAGAGTCGCTTGTAGATACTTATAATACCAATCTGATAGATAAGTTGTCTTTAACTTTTAATGGGCTTAGACGCAAGGAAAATAAGAGTATAAGAGATTATGTGGGACAAGTGACATCGTTTATTGATGCAAGCGGAAATATATTTGTTATTCAATATAATAAAGAAGACAATAAACTAACGGTAAATGACTTTGAAATGTATAAAAATAACTACGTTCCAGATTATAAAATAAAACTTATGATTAATATATCAGATACGTTATGATTGAAATATTTATATAGTAAATAAATAATTCTCAATGAAACACTTTAAAGCAAAGTTAGTTGCAACAAAACCTAAAACAGAATAATAAATAAAATATTAATATAGTACTATAAATTATGAAACATATTAAACTTTTTAAAACACAAACAGAATTTGATAAAACGAATATGTTCTTATCTATTTCTAATGTTTTCCTTATATCAGATACAAATAAACTTATATATAATTTTGAGAAAATCATAACCATAGGGGGGGGGGTAATTTCACCTTCGGTGGTCAATGTTATTGCTCTATAGATGATTTATGGATAGATGAACCAGTGTCAAACTTGTATGGTAGACAGTTTAAGACAAATCAACAGTTTATATCACATAAGGAACTTTCTCATTATACTATATCTGATTACTTAACTATTCTTGATAGAGATAACACTGAAAAAAAACTGTTGTTATTTTATAAATCATTTGTATCAGATACAAATAAATACGTTATAGAGAATAATACATTGACTGTATCTGACGATTTGGGAATAGTAACAAAGATAGAGTTTAACGGTCTTAAAAGAAAAGATAATGGACAAAGAGATTTTATCGGACAAATGACATCATATCTTGATAATAATGGTAATCCATTCATTATTGAAAATAAAACTGTAGAAAGGGATGATGCATATAGAAGAAAGGTTACTCACTTTGTAACGAAAGAATTTTCTGATTATGAAAATGATTATTCGCCAGATAATAAGATTAAATTGTTCTTATGGAATAATGACCACTTATAATAAATAAACTTAAATAGATTAATAATATGAAACACTTAATGAAATTACAGCATTTGCCATCTGACCCTACTTATTCAGGCAACCATATAGTAAAATGGGGGGGGGGGTAAAGACTCAAACACACCTTTTGTAATATTGACAACTAATGATAATAAATTGACTTATACGCCTGATAAGATATATCATTTTCAAAGCGGTACTTTTCTATTCGATTCTAAGACTTCCTTTATTTCTGTTGATGATGTCCCTGCTAATATATTAAAAGATGGAGATACTATATGTTTTGAATCACATGACTACTTATTCTTTAATAAATTCCGTCATTCTATGCAACAATATTCACTTTACCCTTTAAGGTACTTGAATAGCTTTAATAAAGGTCAATTTTCTTTTACATATAAGACCGATTCAATAGATATAAAAGAATATGATTATTTAGTCACTACGTTAACTTTAACTGGACTTAAAAGGAAAAATAGTGATATAAGAGACTTCGTTGGTGAAATTGCATCTTATCAGGATAATTTAATAAAAGTGGATAGAACTAATCCAGATAATCCAACCATTCAATTTTTATCATTTGAAAATAGTCAATACAAAGACAACTACGAAAGAGAAGAAAGAGTTAAATTAGCTTACAATTCTTTCGACATGTTATAAATAAACAATAACTTAATTAAATAAAATTATGAAATACATTAACACTTTTAATTCAATGACAGACTTTAACGAGGATAAAAGAACGAATCTGAATCAACCTCGTGTGGCACTTGTTAAAGAAAATGGGGGGGGGTAGATAAACTTTTTTATATAAAGTTTAAGATATATGAATTTGCTTTTACTACTTACATAAATGGAATGCCAGGTAATCAAATTTCTACTGAAGATATACCACTTAAAACAAGTGTGCGTAATTTATATGATGACAAAACTATACAACGGACATATAGAGATTATGACGGTACTCTTAAAATAACACCTCTTCTATATCCTTATGCTATAGGTGTTTGGTTTCAGAATTTAACTCCTCATTTAACAATTACGTCAGACTCTCTTGATTTAATAGAAGGCGGTAGATTAGTGACTAAATTTACATTAACAGGTCTAAAGAGAAAGGACAGTGACCAGAGAGATTTCGTTGGTGAGATTGCTTGTTATTTGGGTAGTGATAACCAACCAATCTTATTTAAAGTTGATAGAACTAATCCAGAACATCCTACAGTATCATATATATCTGATTTTACTCAGTATAGAGATAACTATGAAATAGAGAATCGAATAAAAGGTTTCATTATCAATAACGACCCTTTGTAATTGAATAAAGTAAATAATGTAAGAAAATACTTACTCTAATATAGGAGAGAATGTGATTATAATACTTTTCATGTTCTCTCTTTTCTTTTTTATACCAAAGGGTATTTCATTCTCAAATTGATATTTATTATTATTAATATATTATTAAAATGATAAACCGTAGAATTATTATAACCGAAAATCAATTTTCTAATTTATTCCATAATGGTCAACTAATAACAGAGAATCGTGCATCCAAGAATCAATCTTTAGCAAGAAGAATGGTTAGAGAGTTATCACCTAATATAAATGATAAGGACTTTACCGAGAAAGTGTTACATGATATACCAAATGTTAGAAAGGCTGATTTCCATTTGTATCCAGCTGTGGTAAGATTTGTATTGGGAAATGGTAATACGCTTAATAACGATACAATTCAAGCCTTAAATAGATACATAGGTACCATAGCACCAAAGGCGAAAGAAATAGGTCTTGACCAGAATGCCAATGGAATGGACCTACAATCTTTCTTTAATCAGTTTAAAGGTGATGTCTCCAATAGTGAAGAAGAAGACCGAGAAGCCAGCGCACAATATGGAAATAATAGCAATGGTAACTATAATGGTTATAAGATAGTGACAATACCAAATTTCGAAAAAGCGAATGAATATAGTAGATATACTGATTGGTGTGTTACGCAAAGCGAAGATGCATTTTCAAGATATTCGCAAGAAGAATCATTCTTATTCTTACTCAAAGAGGGATTTGAGAACGTTCCAAGAAAGGTAGGTCCAAATTGTCCATTGGATGAATATGGTTTATCAATGATTGCAGTATCCTTTAGGCATGATGGTTCTGTAAATACAGTAACTTGTAGATGGAACCATGATAATGGAGGAAACGATTATATTATGAGCCCAACACAAGTTTCCAATTTAATAGGAACAGATGTTTATAAATTATTTAAGCCTCATTTTGAACTTTTGTATACTATAAATCAGTATGGTCTGTATATTTACAAAGATTTAAACAAAAATGATTTATTCGTTACTAATTACAATGTAAATGAAAAAGATAGACATAATGTTATAAAATTTTATTTTAAACATAAAACATATACTATTTTTAGGGGTTATGATAAATCAAATAGTTCTTTCAATCTTTTAATTTCTAATACAGGTAAAATACTCGAATATAGTAATGGATATAATTCTATTAAATGTGTGCAAAAAGATAATCTGCTTTTCGTAAATAATAACTCACAATGTGAAATTTATAATTTAGATACATTTGAAAAAATGTCATTCAATAATATAGATACACAAAATATTAATATAGAAGGACAAACTATTTTCTTAAACAATAGTAATGGAGAAAAAGAATACATTTTGACAGGAAGTAATAATGGAATACCAAAATTTAATAGAATTATTGATATCCTTAAGTTACGTAGTGATTTTTATATAGGATATATTGACTCTGATAACAATATGACTATAATTGATAATTTATCAATTAATAAAGAAACTATAATTGATAATGAAAAAATTATAAATATTTCTCATGGTATATACTATTGTAAATCAAAAGAAGGAGAAGGAGTAAATCTAATAAATTATTCTCACGGTAAAATGAACTCTGACCCTATAACAGAAATGTACCAGATAAATTACCAAAATAACAATAATGGACCATATATATTAAAAAACCAGTATAATATTATAGAATTAAAAGAAAATGGAGAGTTTGATAAAAACCTAAAAAGTAGTGATTTTAATACAATGAAATCTTATAATATCTTAAGAAAAGTAGATATGATTTCAATAATTAAATCATTCCGTTAATTAGAAAAAAATATATTTGAAATAGAGAGAGAAACAATATAATAATAATATATTTGTTCCTCTCTTTTTTATATATATAAACATTAAACATTTGCCAATATAAAATATTATATGTATCTTTGCATAATAAGAAAGAAATAAAATTAATTGGAATAAATAATAATAGAATATATTATGAGAGATATTACAGAAAGATATTTAAACTCTTTAAACGGAATAGATGATGAATCTCCATTGTTCCTTAGTCCTAATGCAGAAAGAGATTATAGAGAAAGCATAAAAGAATATAAGAAACATAAGAAAGAATTTATTGTGTTTTATAATACACTTAAGGAAGGATTAAAACGACTTGATGAAATTAAACAAATTGGAAATGAATAAGATATTATAAAAAAAATAACTATACTTAATGGAAGAGATGATATGATTTTTTAAATATAATTTCACATCTTTTTTTTTCTTATTTATAATCGGCTTACGTTATATCATTATTCATTTAAATAATACATCTGTATATTGATAATATATACTATAAATAAACGTATATGTACATAATACAAACTCTCACCTTCCAACTATAAGAAAGATAAAAAAATATAGAAGGGTAATAATAGATAGAATAGAAATATATAAGAAAACATATATAAGGAAAGAATTAATATACTAAAGAAAAATAGAAATAGATATATACTATATAAAAGAAGATTTACTATATATAGAAAAAAAAAGATAGAATAATATACATAGAATTATTGGATTATAGATATATAGTAATAAAAGATATAGAATAAAGAAAATAACGAATAACATATATAGGAAAGAATAATATATAGTATAACTCTAAGGAAAGTAAAATAGTAAGGGAATATTATAGTAAGAAAGATAATTGATATACGACTGCAGGGGAGTGTAACCGCAAGAAAGATTGTTCTGAGTGATGAATGAAGGGATGACAACTGCAAGGGAGGACAACAGCAAAGAATGTGCCATGGATGATAATTAGAGGGAGTATAACGGCAAACGAGGACAATTTGATTGATAATTGAAGGGAGTTAAACCGCAAGAGAGGAAAATTGATAGAAACGTGAAGGAAGGACTGTTTGGTGTCCATTTTTACCAAAAAAAAAATAAAATTTTATAAAAAATTTTGAAAAATTAAAAAATTGGGAATATACTATTAAATAGTGTTTATGTTAATTGCTTTATTTATCAATTTCGTTAATATATGTAAAATTATATGATTTTATTTGGTAGTTTAAAATAAAAGTAGTATCTTTGCATTGTGATTTAGAGAAGTCTTGTACTCTAAGGTAATTACAACTGATGAGTTTATGGATTTGGGATGTGAAAAATGTTAGAAAAACTATACCGAAAGGTAATCACAATAGAGAAGTCTTGTTCTCCTCTGAGTTTTACTCAGATTCATATATATTTAATGGAAGCGTACAGCAGATTTTTCTTATAAAATAGTATGGTTTATTTAAACAACAATTGCTTCCTATTATAAGCGGACAAGGTGTGATGGTGCACGCTGTGTTAATCCAATGCAGAAGAGTGGTTCGATTCCATAGTCCAGCTCGTTTGGTGCGTGAGGAGGCTCGTCTGCTATTTTTATGAGATTGCTGCAATGCAGAGAGACCTCCTCATTTTGTGTATGTATCCTGCTCTCTAAAAAGTGCAAGTTATGTAGAATCTATGTTAGTAATCATGTACCGATAGGTAATCACAATATAATTACTTAAATATAAGTTTTAATTTGTTTAGATTTTTAGTTGACTGTGCTTGCCTGAGATAGGTAGGCACTTTTTATATATTAGATAATATTTATAAAGGATATGAAAAAGAATAATTATATGAAACCATTATGTAGCATGGTAGAAGTTAGAAGTGAGCTACATTTATTGAGTGTTAGTAATGAGGGTGAATATCGTCCTGAGACTGACAAGTGTGGTAATATTCAGAATGCCACATCAATTGATGAATTGATTAAAGGTGGTAAGGGTGAAGGTAACTCTTGTGATGAAACTTGCCCTACTACATTTTCATTTAGTAAGTAACAGTTAAAATCCCTCAATAGGTATATTATTATCTACTGAGGGATTAGTGTTTTTTTGTTGTGTATTATTAGTTGAAATTGTTTTTGAGTAGTTGTTTTGTTTCTTTATCTATCGTGTTATGCCCACAGTGCCATTTATTACATATAGGACAGAAGTATGATACCATTCCTTGTTGTATTAGTTTAGGGTGTTGTTTAAGCCATTCTTCGGCATCATCTTCGGTTTCGTAAGTGACTTTAGTTTTCCATCTATTTTTATCTGTTCTTGTCCAGTGGCATTTATCTGGTTCAAACTTTTTAGGTGGTGTTTTTCGGTAGTACGTCTTTTTCATCCGCATTACTTGTTTTTGTTGAATTTATTAGTTTATAAAAAAATAGGCAAGCTAATATGTTGTAATATCGCCTACCTATAAATATATAATTTATGTATTCTTTATATCGTTTTTTCTTCTTTATTATGGTGCTGGTTGATGATGTTTATTAATTGTATCGTTGTTTCTTAGAACTCTTCTAAGTTTAATATTGCTATTTAGTTTCTTATATAGAAGAATGATTGTTATAACGAATAGAATGTATCGCACTAATAAGAAATATATACTTTCTAATTGAATTGATACGTTTAATAGAGTTACTAAATAACTTGTATGCAGAATAAACAATAAGAAATAAATAATATATTTTAGATGTCTATCTTCATTTGTTAAAGTACTATTATTTTCCTTTATTTCAATATTTCTATTGAGTAACACGCTATTTTCCGATAGTATTGTTATATCATATGCAAATAGTGCTATAGAAGGAAATGCTAAGCAAATAAAGAGTGTTAATGGAAAGGAACTTATTGTGGTCGAATAAGTATCCATTAAGTTAGATATTAATAACCCTATACTTAGGAATAAAAATAGTCCAGTAATAGTTTGTCTAAAAATATATTTCATTGAATTGTTGTATTATTTTCTATAGTTGTTTTTTCTTTTATCATTTGGACTAACATATCATTCAGAAGAAAAGCGTACATAAGATATAATCCTGAATCTTTAATAAGGTTAGAGAATGAATTTGTATACCAAGCATAAATGATAGCAGGAATCATATATATGATTGTCATTGCAATCGTTGCCAAATTAGTACGTAAAATATATCCTTTACTTTCTTCTGTTTGAATATATCGTGTAGTTTTATTATTATATCTATACGTTTTTAATTCAATCATTAATCTTATATAATCAGTAAAATGAATAATATAAAATATCGTGAACCCAATGAAAAGTATCATAGGGAATTGTCCGATACTATGTCCATAATCATTAATTAGACCATATAACGATATTCCAATAAAGGAGAAAACAATAATTCCACAAATTAATCTAATAATAAAATATTTCATATCAATTAAGGTAACGTAGATAAATGTTAAGAATTTAATAACCCAATCTTCGAATTTCTTGCTTAACGCTAAAGCGAATAGAAATGCAGATGCTATAAAACCCAAAATATCTATTAATATTGTTTGTAACATATCAATTTATTATTTTTTAGATAAGATAGCGACAAAGATAAAGGTTAGCATAGTAATTACACCAGCCTCGTATTTGGTAGATGCCCATAAGTTACATAAAGCTACTGCACCTATAGTAGCTATTAAATATATAACAATTTTATCATACATATTTTTTATTTTTCTTTATCATTTAAATGTTGTGATATGATTAGGGTTAGGAGAATATTCGTAACAAGTAAAATAACTACTAATTGTTGAAATTCCGTTTTACATATATGTCCTAATGCAAATAACATAAAGAAAGTTATTACTATATAAAATATATTATAAATTATTTTAAACATTTCTATTAATCTTTTAAAACATTAGATAAGTAAATAAATGTTAGAAGACCGATTACACCATACTCAAATCTATTACTTCCAAAAATTAGAGACAATACAATTGCTATAATAAAAGGAAACAAGAAGAAAAAAAGTTTTGCCATATTATTTATTCTTTTTATAGTTATCAATAAAATCTCTTATTTCAGAACTTGTCAGTATAACAAAGTATAAAAGAAGAGTTTGATATGCCGTAAACTTAAACAATACTGTAAATAGTAATGTTATTAACCCTGCAAAAATACAATTACCAATATAATTTTTCATAACTTTATTTTTTATTATAGTTCAGAATATAATTTTGGAACAATTTAATAATTACTCCTACAATTCCAATGAATAATACGATATAGAATGTATATGGTACGCTGTAAGGGTTTATTTTACTTGTTAGATATGTCAGCACCCCTGCAGGTATTAAAGAGGCTGAGAATACAATTAACAGTCTCTTGATAAAGTTTTTATAATTAGTATTCATCATCTTCTTCTTCTTCGTTATTAATATTATTTTCTTCATTGAAAAAGTTACAATCTTTAAATGTTGCTTCAATGATAGGTGGCATTAAGAAGGTAAACATTATTAAGAAAATAACTGTTGTTGTGATTGTGTACAACACTGCGTATGTTTCATTGGCATCAATGAACCAATCCAATCTTCCAAATCCCAATGCGAATGTAATGTATGGTAGTACATAAGCAGGAATACATACCATCAATATAGTTTGAAGTAATATTTTTAATAAATGCATAAATTTAATTTTTTATTTATTTGAAGTATTATTATTTTCTTCTATGTTCTTATATAATGTTTCGATATACTTCACGGTAAGTTCATAGTTTTTACCACTCAATTCGCTATCTTCGTATGCCTTCTTTATAAGTTCTTTGCCTGTACCATAGAAACATCCAACTTTCCACATTTTATTTGAATGTGTATAAGTAAAAAATCGTCCACTGGACCAATTATTTCTACATACAATATAATCAAATTTATTCTTAATAATTGCATCCTCACCAATTTCCGCCTTGTCGTGCACAAATGCATATTCTCTTATTATGGCATCGCCATAAATAATACACTCATCACATATTTTCGCATTCTCATAAACTCGAGCGTTCCCAAAGACTTTAACTTTATCCATAATTGTAGCATACCCATAAACATCAGCATCACCGTAAACTTTGACACTCTTGTATAGAGTTGCATTCCCGTAAATGTTGGCATTACCCCATATTATTACATCATGGCGAATAGTAGCATTACCAAAGATGCGTGCATTATTTTCCACCAATACATTGTCAAAAATGCGTGCATTATCAAAGATATAAGCATTATCATATATTCTTGCATTTCCATGTATTTGTGCATTATTTTTAACCGCTACATCATTAAAAAGACAAGCGTTGTCATACACCCAACAATCACCTATTTGGGAAAGATTATCTTCCTTTTCAATCCATCCTCCTAATTCACCTTTATTGACATCAGAGAAGTCTTTTAAGGCTTCGATACGATATATAGTAATACCATTTTCTACCTTTGATAAATCTTTTCTTATTTTATATTTTAATTCGTCCATGATTTTAATTAATTATTATGTTTGCAAAGATAGATATAAAAATTGATATAACCAAATTATTTTAGTTAATATATTATAAAAATAGGATACCGTATTATGAGTATCCTATTGATAGTTTTTTACTTTTTATTTTGAATTACACAATATATTAAAAATACAACGATTACACTAATTGGAATATATGGTGTTTTCATTGTTATGTAAAAGGGGCTAAAGTGTACTACTGTATGACCCATCATTAATAATGCCATAATGATTAATACAAGTAGCGATAATACATACAAAATTAGTTTCATCGCTTTCTATCCCAATCAAATATTAATTTAAAAATCAAACACACACTTAACGCACCAATAAGGATTGCACAATTATCTGGTGAATCCAATTGAATATAGAATGGATTCCAGAATATATGCGCTTGTCCTACTATAAGTGTTATAATTATAATGAATATCATCCATATAATTGTAGGTATATAATTTTTCATTCCGTATAATATATTTGATTTTGAGGGTTATGTCTATTATATGTGGATAGATTTTTATTGAATACTTTACTGAGTTCTTGTCGATACCACATATCAGCATCGGCTTGTGCTATATCTATTGAATCATATTCACCAAGTTCTTCATCATCTGGGGCAAATAATGTTGCTTTATCACTGTTTACATTATCAATACATATAACACCAAATATAGTGATAGCACGCTGATAATATTCATCACCTTCCCATTTTAGTTCTGGAAATGCTTTGACATAATCTTTTAGTTGTATAACTTGTTTCATAAAGTTTTGGATTTATAAATCAGTATATATGAATGGAGACACATATTCGTAATCTTTTTTATCTTCTTCTTTTCTACATTCCTTATATGGAAGAATATATGGTAAAAGATATTTCTTTGATTGAACTACTTCTTCGTAATCAAATCTTGGTATCCATTTATTACTATATACTTTTTTTCTCATTTATTTCTATTTTGTATTTCTTCTTGGAAGTTCATCAGAGTTTCTTTCACTCTTCTGATTGCTTCATCAACATCTTCTTTATTTGTGAAGTAGTTGAAATTATTTAAATCTCTTTTTAATGATTTGTCTGTTTTTATTGCCAGTGGTTCGATATTATCATTAATAACATAATATGGTAATGTATTGTCAAGAATATCTTTTGCAACTTTAATATTATGCGCTATCTTATTTTCAATTGCTTTATCAATTATACATTTCTTATCACCATTAGTAGAAGGTTTTTCTTCTGTAGGAGATTCGTCAATTGTTTCATCATCATCCAACTCTTCTTCAGTTTCATCATCATCTTCACATCCCAACCAATAGTAGTGGTATCCTTCTTCTTTCATGATTTTCAGAAGATTTGCTTTTTCTTCTGGTGTTGCGAAAGCTAATACATCCAACTTATCGAAATCTAAAACTGGACTATGTCTTAGTTCTCCACTCATAGGAGAATATACCAGTACTGTATTAAACAAACCATATTCATTTAGCATACAGTCATATATCAATATATCTTCTATTTGACCTATCTTATTATATGCTGTAAGGATTTCTCCACATGATAAAGTTTTTAGTTTAGACAAATTTATTTTATTATCGTTTTCTATTTTATCATTCTTTGTTACTGAATCATATAACGATGTTTTATTATTTGTTGTATTCATAAATTAATCTTCTATTTAATTTCTATATTTTTGTTTATTGAAATTTATAAACATTTGCTTCATTTCCTTTGCGAGTTCCGTTGCATCTTCTTTTGTCTTAAAACAATTGTGTAATAATAGACGTTTTTGGTGTGCCTCACCATCAAACACTTTTGCTTCAATTACATTAAAATGTCTACTAATAAAGAAATATGTTTCTCCATTTTCAGGAACCCAGAATGAGTTTACAAGTTCTTTTCTTTCCTCATCCCACTTGTAATTGTTTTCTGCTAATTTCTCTTTGAACCATTTAATATCTTCATCTGTAGCATGTGTCCATTGATTGATATCGTGACCTGTTACATCTTCCGCTGTAAGAAAGTCATTACTCTTTCTGAAGTATTCAACATATACAATAATTTCACCACTCTCTGATATTTCCTTAAAGATTGCTATTGTACTATCATTTTTTGTTTTAATAAAATCACCATCTTTAAATTCTTTAGTGAAATAAATTGTTCCTTTCTCAATATTTGCTCTATATCCGTCTGGAATATTTATAGGTTGTATTTCGATTGGTTGTGAACTTACTTTATCGCTAATATTAGTTCTTATCATTCTTGGATTTGAGAAGAAATGATTTTCGTCCTTATCCCAAACATATCCATTTCCTGCCATTATATTAAGGATAAAATCTTGTTCATCACCTGTTGCATATCTCCAAAGTTTATCTACAGCATATTCAGTTAAGACATTCCCATCTGTAGGTGCATGCCATACTTTCATAATGATTTTATTATCACATAATTCTTTGAAGATAACAGTTTCTCCGTCTCTGAAATGAATGATATCACCACATTTGAGTTTATCTATTCCTAACTCATATTCCTTACGCATTTCTTTTACGTCATCATACCAAACATAATATGTACCTTTTAATTTACAGAGGAATAGTTCTTTATCATATTCATCTGAATAATGCCAAGGATGTGCTGGATTAAATCTTTGCACCTCACATTTAAATGCACATTTTTCCTTATCCGCTGTCAAAGTCCAGCCTAACAACCATCCATCCTCTTCGTATCTCATGAAGATAAATGTTTCCATGTTATCAATACTGGTAAGGAAATCACCTGTTTTATACTTTGGTTTATTATCTGTTGAGGCTGTTTCTTTTAATGCTTTTAAGTCAGTTACTTTCATTGAATCAGCATCCCATATATAACCACATTTCAATAGGGTTTGATTAAATTCATTAATTTCAGTTTCATTCATTTCACGGAAGGAACCATCATTGAAATAACTTGAATCTTTATTAAATGAGCCGTTTTCATACCATCTATAATGGGCGATGTAAAATTCTACACCACAATTATTATCTGAGTAACCTCTAACAATTCCTCTTACATCTCCATTAGTAACGTAAGTACCTTGTTTAAACATTTTTGTTTTATTCATTTTATTTCTTTGTTTTGAGTAATTTATTAAACTCTTCTATCTCTCTTTCATTTGCGTGATACCACTCTAAATCATCTGTGTACGCCATATCATCAATAATATCAAAATCATACAAATCCATTCTATCACTAAAGAGACATAATTTACCAAAGAATAATTCTTTTGTACAATTCAATTGATGATATTCGGCATAAATCAAACCATCACTACGTACAATGATATCATTTTTATTGGGAGGATTATTTCTAAAATCTATTGGAGTTCTTTTGCCTCCATAATACACTTCTTTCTCATCTTCATCCCATTCATGACCATGTTCTTTAAGTTCTTGAATGAACTCATTCTTTTCTTCGTGAGTAGCTAATCTCCAAGTCCCTATATTACATATAAACTTTGTGTCTAAGTAAAACATTCGGTCAATGATTGTATTGTCTTGTTGATGTTTATATACTATTGATAATATTCCCCAATCTACAGGTTCTTCAACAATAACAATATCACCATTAACTGTATTTATAATAAAATCTCCTTTTTGTAAATTAGTTTTACTTTCTGGAGTTAAAAAGTTCTTATCCATTTTCATTAGCTACTATATCAAGTTCTTCTCTTATCTTATCAGTGTTATAAGCCAATGCAGCTTCTTTTGCTCCGTCCACTGTAATGTATTCAGCTTGGATTGTATCATTAATATAGAGTTCTGGCTTCATAGTATCTGCATTAATGATGATATGGAATTTATTATTAAATCCATACGCTATATTATCTTTATTCCATTCCAACTTGCTTATCCTATCAACAATATCATTGATAGCAGCACCATAACTCATCTCTAAGGCGAATAAAGCATCTTTGGTAGGTAATGTATCACCGAAGTTACTTTTGCGCCTTACGTAATGATTAATGCGTTCTAAGATAGATTTATAATTCTTTTCCTTCAATTTCATAGCCATAGAATAACTCATTTAAACGTGCGTTATAATGTTCTTGTGCTTTCTCTTTCGCTTCATCAATGCTATAAAAATTATCGTATTTATTATCATTAATAAAGAGTAGATAAGTGTCACCTAAATTTGTCGGATAAATTTTATATTTAACTTTATAACCGTATGCAATATTATCAGTATCCCATTCCAAATCTTTTATTCTTTCTTGTCCATCAGTGACACCTAAAGAATAGCATACTGAACAATATGCAATAATATCTTTTATTTGGATTTGGTTATCTGATATTTTTTGCTTTAAAATTTTTTCTATATTATTCAATCTCTGAATAAAAGAAGTATAATCATCTATTTTAAGAATTTTCTTATCCATGATTCCTTATATTAGTAATAATTTTGTCCGACATAAATCTCATTACTTCATTTATATTTGTTTCATCAATATAATTTGGAAGTTTGATTCTTTCTTTATTAATATATCCTATATATTGATTATTATTTTCTTTCTTGATAATCATATTGATAAAAGGCAAATCAGCTCTAAAACAATATGATTCTTCGTACCAATGAATCTTTACATTTTGATTAATACATTCAAAACCCTTAATGAAAGCATTTTTAATATCATTATATGTGAATAATTTACTATCATTATTAATGAAATTAGTTTCACCTGTTTTATCTTTAAATCTCTTATCAGCGTATTCTTTTGCTTTTTCGTTTATATCCATATATTGTTTTTATTTTAATATGGTGCAAAGTTATATTTTATTTTTCAATTATCCAACAAATTAATGTTAAATGTTATTAATATTTTTATGTTTATTTGGTTAGTCATAATTTATTCTTTACCTTTGCATATAGTTAAAAAAATTACATGTGTATGAATTTGATATTTATTTTTTGTGCTTTAGTATTTTGTTTATTAGCATTCTTCGTTGATGGTTTATATATTAGAGGAAAGCGTATTATAGGTATTGATACATATAATGCAAAGCGTCTGTTTCTCAATATGATGTTTCTTTCTATTATGTCATTATGTATTGGTGTTATATTGACTATAATTGAGAATTAAATTTTTATTGTTTTATTAATTGTTCCGCACTTTGGTTGTTATATCTTCCATTGTGCGGTTTTTTTTATTTTATAATTCTAATATTTATTTTGTATGAAAACAATATTGATAAGAGAGAATCAAATGCATTTATTTGAAGAGATAGAAGGGAATATGGTTCCTACTAAACAATGGATGCAAACAAAATATAATCAATTCAATAAAGAGTTATTTGATGGATTTTTACCACCATGCAGATTAATGGCTAAGAAGTTAGCGCCTAAGCATCTTGGTATGTATTCAACTAATTCTGTTTATCCTAATGGTCCTGTAACACGTGAAAATATTTATGACATAGCAAGACCCACTATTTATCTTACAACGGCTTACAGCGCACCAGAAGAAGACTGGGATAATACATTGATACATGAGATGTGTCATTATTATACACAGTTTGATAAAGAAGGCAATGCACGCAAAATAGATAAAGAGAATAAAGGACATGGGGCTGATTTTATGAATGCAGCTAAAATGGTTTCAGATAGGTCTGGTGGTAAATATACAATACAACGTATTGCAACATCAGAACAATCATCACGAATGGGATTTGAAACTAAAGATAGGTCTTTCTCTAAGATGAGAAAAATTAAACTTATTAGAGTCACATTTGCTAATAATGGTGTATCTGCTGAGGCTTTCATTTTAACAAATAGTGAAATTGTTGCTAAACAGATATTAAATATGTCGGCTGATAAAAAAATACTTGTTACAGATAATACAACAATAGTCAATTCCTTAATTAAAAATGGATTTAAGATTTTTTCTCCGATAACAAATAATAAAGCTATTTATATAATAAATCCAGCTATAGAAGAATTATTTGATAAATGTAGATTTATTGAATTTAGAGAAGATGATTTTTAAACATATCATTTCTATTTCTTTTTTTGACCATATCTTTTCTATTATTAGATTAGATATGGTTTATTGTTTCTGTATGAATATGGTTTATGCTTGTTAATTGAATTATTTGTTCTATGATTATTAGTAAGATAATCTATCATTATGATAAATAAACTACTAACTACATAAACATTCATTAACAATATACAGAAAACTGTATATCATCTGATAATCAATAAGTTCATACTTATATAAGTACATACTGCGCAAAAATCACGTAGAACAAGAAGGTTAAACAATACATTATGTTAAATCGTTTAACTATCCATAATTTATAAATTAGTGTTTAAATATCTTTCATAGTGTTTAACTCGTATGCAATTTTTATGCAAGTTTTCTGTCCACCACCCTACCTATCTCGTGTACACATTATGGTACACATCACCCTACCTGCTCACCTATATTGGCACGTACCACATCACATAATAATAAGAAGGCTGATATAAAAAAGAAGGGATGTCCCGTATAATAGGACACCCCTTAGCATTTACATTAACATTTTATAATAGCAGTATTATTTTTTCTATTTCATAAAATCCATACTTAATTAAGTACATACTTTGCATTTTTTTAATAGATTGAAGGTTTATTATTTATATCTTTATCACATATACTTTTTTTATATCTTTCTTCTTTATAAATAATTCTCTTTTGTTCTCTTGATAGTATATATTATTTTTGTTTCCTTTTATAAATCATATTCGTATCTTATTGTGTAAGCATGTGTTCTAATTTGGAACATGAGTTATATGTATTATATTGTGATGGATGTATATTATAATATTATTATCGTATCATATATAGTATGTATACATTATCTTTGCTGGTGTGTCTGTTATATATCCCTTTATAATATATGTATTGTGATGATAGTATTCATAAGAGTAGTATAGAAATATATTTTTATATGTTTATATATAATTCACACCCTTGGTATATTATACCATACCATGCATCTTACTATATTCATCTGTAAAGGAATACTTGACACATCAATCCATGTTTATCTATGTATCTCACGAACTATTTCGAGATACTTCTTGTCTATGTTGGATTATTGTAAGGAATTAAAGTAAGTCGTTTTTAATAAATTAGCATTGTACAATGTGATAATGCTTTCTGTTGTGACTTATTTAAGTACACTATAATTCCAATTAAAAGTGGTTTAATAACGTTTTATAGCTTCTGTGCACGTGGGTGTTATAACGCTTTATTCTTCAACGTGCACGCCACTATAATAAATAATAATTATAAAAAAAAATTTAAACTATGAAAAAAATAAATTAAAAATGAAAACATTCAAAATCTTTATCAACCTAATACTTCCTTTTAAGAAACACTTACTTGAACAATTGTATTTCTATATATTTTAAATCGTTCGTCTGTCTTAACATCGAAATAGAACAATATCTGAAGGAGTCCATTTGAATCCAAATTATTGACACCTTCCTTTAATATTGAATGAGTATCTAACCCGTTCAACTTTTCTTTTTCGAACTCTCTGACATGAAGGTTGTAAGCGTCCAGTTGTTCCTTGGTTAAATCAATATTAACCTTCTGCTTATAATCTTCATTATCATTCATATCAGGTGACTGAATATAAGACACCTTTGTTGATTTACAACGATTAATTAAATGTGTCATACTTAAATAAGTACAGGTAGTGTGTGTATGTATCCAGAAAGGGACCATTCCTATCGGATATGTGAAAGATTACCTGTTTTTATCAATCACAATGCAAAGGTAAGGGTTTTTATTCGAATAACCAAATAATTCAGGAATTAAATTCATTGAGTAAGTCTTTTTTAATATTTATATGAACCATGTTGAATTTGGTATAATATTATATATGCATACGTACATTATTAATTGTATTTGCGATTTTAAGTTCCTCTGAGGATGTTTTGTTATCCATGATATAAGTTTATATGTTTGAATGAACAAAACGTCTTAGAATGAAAATAAATAACTTTGTTAAACATAATTAATTAATTTGGATAAATAATTTTTTATTTGTAATTTTGTGACGTTCAAAACTGATATAAATTATGGAAGGAAAGAAATATAGAATTAGAGAAGATATTTCACAGAAAATTGATGATAACGTTATACTTTATAGAATTGAAGCATTAAAGGACTTTGATGACGTTAAGAAAGGAGACATTGGTGGGTGGGTTCAGAAAGAGGGAAATATATCTCAAGAAGGTAATTGTTGGTTATATGGTGATGCTGCCGTAGTTCAAGACGCTATAGTTTTCGACAATGCTAAAGTTTATGGTAATGCAGAGATAGCTAACAACGCTCGAATATATGGTAACGCTAAAATATTTGATGAAGCATATATATTGGATAACGCAGAAGTTTTTGATTATGCAGAAGTGTACGGAGAGGCATGGATATGTGATAACGCAAAAATTTTCGGTAAATCTAAAATTTCGGGTATATCAAGAGTTGGAGGAAATGATACTTTATCACACACTTTTTTATTCAAATAACCATACTTAAATAAGTACAAATAGAACATGAATGCGATAAACAAATATAAAATTAGAACAGATATTTCTAAAAGAATTGGTCCTTTTACCGTTTATAGAATTGAGGCTTTGCGAGAATTTGATTCAATCAAGAAGGGTGAGTTAGGTGGTTGGATTGAAAAAGAGGCAAATCTATCTCAAAGAGGAACTTGTTGGGTTTATAATGAGGCTGCTGTATTCAATGATGCTATGGTTGCTGATAGTGCTATGATTGGTGGTCATGCAAACGTATATGGTTACGCACACGTTTTAGACAATGCTATTGTTACTGGTCATTCAAGAGTATATGACAATGCTCTTTTAAAAAATGATGTTATAATAACCAATTTTGCTAACGTTTGTGGTAATGCAGAAATTTATAACCAAGCACAAATTTATAACTGTGTAGAAATATTAGGAAATGCACATATCTATGGATACGCCCGTCTCTATGATAATGTGCAAATACGTGATAATGTGAAAGTCCATGGTCACATTGAAATGTACGGAAATATTCATATAGGTGGTAATGCTGAAATAAAATCAATTACCGATTATTATGTTGGAAAAAATACATGGAGTAGTGGACGTTACTTTGTTTACACACGTTCAAATAAGAAGTGGAAAGTTGGATGCTTCTATGGCACAAGTGAGGAACTTATCGAGAAGGCGTATAAGGATAGTAAGTTAAGCGGACAAGAATACGAAAGAGTTGTTAAGTATGTTGAAGAAATGTATAATAACATAGAGAGTCATACTTAAATAAGTACAAAGTAGAATATACGTGTTAATTTTATGTTAAATACTATGTACTATTTGTTTTTCTGAAAAATATTTTTTATCTTTGTCTCAAATTATATCAAAACATTTATAAAAAATGGAAGATTTTAATAGTTTTGCTTGGCATTTAAAGCCAACTACTGATTTTTTGCATGATTATATGCTGAGGAAATTTAAGTCGGAAGGGAAAGATAGAAGTGGGTCAGCACCTTATTTTAATAAGCGAAATCGAAAGAAAAAGAATAAACCAAGAAGAAAATAATTAAACAGAATTTATTATGACAAAATTTAGTGCGCTTGTAATTGACACAATGAATAAAGGAATAAATGAACTTACTCTACCACATATCAAGAAGAATAAGAGTGGAGAAGATAAGTTTGATAATTGTGTATTGGAAGATATTATTCCAAATACTGAAGGAGAACGTGTAACAACTTGTAAGTTACATGAAATTGATTTAGAAGTTCTTAGAACATGTCTACCCGATGTATTAATCATTGATGATGTATATATTGATGGCAAGTTGGTTGAGAAAAAAGATGATTGGGAATATATATGCAATCATCTTTTAAGAGAGGTTCTTACTTATTCAAGTGGTGCTGATGTGTTTTATGTCCACTTACATAAATAAAGTTTTTAGAAAAATTGTACCGCATGGTAATCACAACATAAGTAATTTATAGTGTTAAAATTTAGTTAAAAGTAGGGAATAATTTGTGTATTTCAATTTTATTTCCTACTTTTGCATTGTAAATCAATAAACAAATTAAGAATTATGAATAAGTTAGTAAATTTTAGTGAGAGTGACGAGAATAATTTGCGTAGTTATATGCAAAAAACTAATCGTAATATGATTGAGTTTTATGCAAATTATCCTGTTGTTTTTAAAGATAATATTGAGTATGATGTTTGTTCTATTGTGCTTAGCAAAGGTGCTATTTACTTTCATGTGAATAAAATTGATTATTCAAAGCATGATTTTATTCCTATGACCGATTTATCAAGTGACCATGGAACGAAAGCTATTTATATGGCTATTTCATTACTTGATACAATTAGTGAATTAAGCGATGAGGAAATAAAATTAAGAGTAAAATTTTATGACAAATTTGCATCATTATTAAAACTCAATGACAATGAAATTATTTCTGATGAGAAAGTTTGTGGTATTCCAAATATTAATGGATATTTCACTTTTACAAAAATCAGATATGATAATGACACAATAAAATTTTATGACAAAGATACTGAAACATGGGTTCGTATAAATCAATTACGATTAAAAGTCCAAATTATATTATACAACTTTTTTAAGGAGGTTGTTAAAGGACAATTTTTTGATTTGGAATATCACCCAATGTTAGGAGATTGTTAATAATTTTTTTAAACATATAATAAATTTAGAAATATGAGTAATGTATATATAAACCCTATACTATCAATTAGAGAACATGCAAAGGAAATAGAGAACGGCACTTATAGCGGTTTGGAACTTGCGAGAAAATTTCTTACATTCAATAATGATAAGAGTTATTTGGAAAATTGTGCATCTGCAATAGCGAATGACGTTTTTTATTGTAAGAAGTCTGATAAAACTTGTTATGTTGAGATTAATAAGTGGGGGAATTTGCAGGCGGTATATGAATTTAATTTATATTAAATTACCTATGGAAAAAGAAATTAATATAAGCGAGATTGCAGAAAAGTCTGTTTGTCTTGAATGGTTTGATATGGAAGGTGATTTATTAGCCGTAACAAGTGAAGGTATATGTAAGATTAGTAAATCTACTTACTTAAATAAAACTTGTTATAATTTCTATATGGAATATGATGATAGGACACCTTCTAATAGTTTTCCAACTTTAGAGGAGGCAAAGGAATGGGCGAGAAAGTTCTATATAGATAAAGCATTTGTAGATATGTCAATAGTCATTGATAGTTATAATATCTACAATAGAAACAAGAACATTATAAACGTTAAATAAATGTTAAATGTGGGTTTTTATTTGCCTATTTCAAACTTTATCATTACCTTTGCAATATAAATCAAGAAACAAATTAAACTTTTAGAAATATGAATGACTTTAAGGAAACTTTGAATGGGTTAATGAAAGAAACCTATAATCATTATAACTCAACTATTGATTATGTGGCAAAGCACTTAAAGAAATATGGTGAGAAGGGTTTGCCAGTTGTTTGGGACGATTATAATTATATAGCAGACGCTGTTTATGACGATTGCGAGTGTATTCGTTATGAGATTAACGCTATTCGTGTCTCTCATAGAGTTTACCCCAAAATGGTACTTGAAGTACACGTGGTAAGTAATAACCATGAAGTATGCGATGAGTGGATAGAAATTAGCGATTTTGACATTGAAACAGTCTTTGGTATTATTGATTGTGCTAAATTTTAATAATTAAAACAAGTAAACGTTATGACAAATAAGAAGGCTATAGTTAATGGTTATTTAGAAGATATTTCTAATAGCTATCGTGACCTTTTTGATGAGGTTAAAAGTGGTGTTAAGAAGTATGGTACAGAAGGTATTTCTGTTTTAAGAAATAACAACCCATTTAGCTTTTATCTTTTGAGTGGTACAGCAAATAATAAAGTTTGTTCTCTCTTATATATCGACAAAGTAAGAGTAAATGAAACTCAATACTTTACATCTATGGAAGGTCATGTAGTTGTAGAGAACGGAAAGAAGTGTGATAAGTGGGTTAATATCGACTCTATGCACATGGAAGATGTTTTAACATTATGTGATAGAATGTATTTTGATTAATTTACTGCAAGTTAATCAAAACAAACAGACAAATATATATTTTGAGTTTATTTTCTAAATTTCTCTACCATTGCTTGTGATAAGTAATGGTAGATTTTTTATATATACACTTTATTTCATTTCTAAAGTGTTATTTTAGTTTTTACGATAACTTATATAGATAGTTTGTTTAAACGTCTTACAAGTCAAATAAATAGGTTTATGTATCCCTTCATGTATGTGTATAGAATATTATATATAGACAATAATCATTCAAGTGTTAAATATTTGTTAAACTATAAATTTTATTAGTTAATTTCAAATTAAATTCTTATCTTTGCACTTGTAATCAAATAAATTAAACATTTAAGAATTATGGATAAATCAATGAAATTGAAATTTTCTGAACGTTCAATGAATGCACGAGCAAATTTAGAAAAGGGTGCGGAGGAAGTATTGAATGTTATGCGTGATATTGTTGTGGCAATGGGAGGAAAAGTGGAAGTTATTTATTCTACTTTAGCACCTGACTTTGATGGGTGGTCAGATAATTCATTGTTGGATATCAACGTCAAAGAATTGTCAGTGAATGACGAAACGGAAACAATTGATATTACTTATATTGCTAATGGAGAAGAGTTTACAGAAGATTTGAAATATTGTTCTGATTTTCACTATGGTGATTGGTTAGAAATTTTGAATGAACTTGTAGGAACTTATGCACGTATGAAGGAATGATAATGATTTTTATTTTAGTGGTGGTTGTAATCATGATTATAACGTCACGCAGTTATGGGGAGTGGAAGGACTATATAGATAATATGGACGAATAAGTTATAATTTAGTTTGTTTTTTTTATATTATATTATTTTTATTAGTGTATATCTATCATTGCTTGAGATAAGTAGTGATAGATTTTCTTTTATATATGGTTTATTTGCGCTATGAGACGTTATAAGTTATGCAATGATAAATTACAAGTCGTGAGTAATTCTCACGGCTTAAAACGTTTTATTTTAAATAGTATACTATATTGCGTGTGCGTATATAGTATATATCCTATAAAGCGATATGTTAATTAAATGTTAAATACAAAAATATATTTGGTGTTTCCAAATTAAGTTAGTATCTTTGTAGTCGTAAATCAATAAACAAACAAATTAAACAAAGTATTAAGAGTTATGGAAAATTTAACTATTCGTGTGATTACATCTTCAAGTGTTAACGCTTATGTAATGATTGGTGATACATTGACACTTTGCAATGTTAAGTTTGAGAGTATTAACACATTAAGCGGTAAAGTTTCTTACATGGTTACACCAAAGGGTGAGAATGAAGGTAAGGTTATGAAAAATATTGTCGCTTACAATTCAGTTAAGGACTTTGAGGAAGATGTACGTATCGAGGAGGAATTTTCACTCGAAAACTTCTTGAATGGTTTAACATCGGTACGTGACTTGCCTGCAAAATTTGTTAATAATGGTGGTACTAATGAGTACTATTTTGTATCTTACAAGTTTGCAAATGGTGATGTTGAGGAGGTATACACATATTTCCCTATCATCTATGGAAAGAGTGGAAAGATTGATAATAACTTTAAGGGTGTTTACAAGACAAGGGAGGAGGCTCTCGCTTGGAACGACATTAAGGTATCAGAGAATGGAACAGAAACTATCAAGGAGGGTGTTCTCAAGGCTCTATCCCTTACAGACGAGCAGAAGGCACTTGTTGAGGAGTTTATGAAGATGAAGGATAAACTCAATGAGAATAATATCAAAATCATTTATGATAATGACGAGTGTGCTATGTCTTTTGTCAACACAAGTAAGTATGATTTGGATTGTGCTTACAGCAAGGAAGAGATACACGACAAGGACACAGAAGGTTATGAGGAAATTTCATACTTGTTAGAAGGCTCACTGAAAAATATCTGTAGCAAAAACCCTACATATGATATTTACGACTTCTACGACGGAAAGTATTTTATAAGAAAGAAGTAAGTAAGACAACTAATTAAGATGTTTAGGCGGTATATTTGCATACAATTGCTTATATACCGCTTTTCTTTCGTTCTAAACGTATTATTCTATGTTTTAGTATAATCGTTCATTCAGATATATTTTAACTTCTTAAAACGCTTTTATTCAAGTTTGTTATTTCCTTCGTGTATACGTATATATTATATAGCGTTTATGTATTTGTTAATTATATGTTAAACATGTCAATTTATTTGGATGTTTGAAATAAATTATCTACCTTTGCAATCGTAAATGATAAGGGAATAGTCCCACAACAACAAATTAAAACATTAAGTTATGCTACAGATTAATTTTCCAAAGGTTACATCAGATATTTATTCTTTGTATAACAATGAAGTGGAAGATTTGGGTAATATTGAACTTATAGAAACAGATATTAAACAAGTTGATTTGTCTGTTAATGACATTCAAAATATACTTGGAAAACCAAATTATCAACTTGGTTACTCATATCGTTGGTATTTAGAAAATAATGATGATATTATTCTTATAGAATTAATTAATCTTAAAGAGAATAATTCAAATACATTTAATAAACTTACTATTTCAACAACTAATACTAAAAATGAAAATTTGGAACTTATCTTGAAATATTTTCTATTTCTTTCTAAGGGTTATAAAAACTTGTTGGGAAATAAAACAAATGATGAGTTAAAGGAACTTGTTGATACCTATTTCAATACTGATGTTTGGTATGATTTTGCTTTCGATACTGATAGTGAAACAAAAGTATCTTTTAAGAAGGTATTGAGAGAGTTTTTGATTAATAAACTTTTAGACGAGGTTTCTTTACATGAACTTATCTCTGACGGATATATTGAACTTGATTATTAATACTTCATAATTCTATAAATTGTTTAGGTAGTGTGTTTTAACTTATATAGTTAGCACACTACTTTTTATTTATTTCAAATAAAGTTTTTGTTTAACATCAATTAACATTAAAAATTTGGTGGTTTCAAAAAATATGCTTACCTTTGCAAGCGTAAATCAATAACAAATAAACAAAACAAGAATTATGGAAACAAAGAACATAAACAAAAAGAATTTAGAGATAGCAACTAAAGCTATTGAAGATATGGGTATTGCTGTACAGAATGTTGTTAATGCTTTAAAAGAAGTTGTAACAAATCGTGGCGGTGAGATAGTGTTTAAGAAAAAATATGAGTTTGTTGCGTTCCATGATAATTGTGTATTGAAAAGAATTTTTATTAAAGATGATACACTTTACATTGAGTATGTAGAAAACTTCGGTTTTGTTGAACAACTCACTATCAATCATTTTGAGTATGACTTCTTAACACTTTGCAATTTCTTAACTTACGCTGTAAGTGAGTAAAAAACAATAGTATTGAAAACAAATAAATAACATAGAATTATGAAAGAGATTAAGAATTTAGATGAGTTGAAAGAGTTTTTTAACGAAACAATTTCAACTGCGGTTGACAAGTTATTGAAAGATAGAACAAATAATTTTTCAGAACTTATTTTAACTTTTACACCAAAGATAAAGTTAGAAATTACCGAAGTATCTTTTAATAATAATTCTGCAATACTTCACCACTATAAGGTAGAACGTTTCAGTGTTCCTGAAATAGTAGATAGTTATAAGGAAAATTATGGCTGTTTGGTAAAAGTAGAACGCATAGAGGAAAGAATTGGTAAAGTTTATTACAAAGTGGGGTTATATAAAAAATCATGCACTTCGTTTGCGAAACTAAACAAGTTTATTCCTAACTTGGGACAATTTTGGTTTTATGAAGTTGGACTACATCGTGAAGGAAAAGATATTAATGAGATTGGAGAAAGAAGGTATCTTTGCTATGACGAGAACGCTTGCAGAAGATTGTACAACACTTTGGAAAGATTAAGCAATACTTATGGTAAGATTGTTGTCACAAAACAGCTAAATGAGATTTGGAATCAAGGTGAAGTTGGTTCTCATGAAAACTTTGGACTGCATATGTGCCGTTTGGTTGTACAATGTTATTCAAAAGAAATGATTTACGACAAAACCCTATTTGTTGCGTTCTAACGGCTTATTTTTGATTTAGGGTACAATTATACCGCTGATGTGGTTATAACGGCTTAGAGAGCAAATAAACGCTAAACTGAGCCGTTTATTCTTTTTCTACTCTACTCAAAAAATTCTGAAAAGTGAAAATTCCTTCAAATTTTTTCGTTTTTCATGGCCTGGCCACGGTAATTTTTAAAATCTAAAGTTGGAATATGATTTTTATTTTAAATAAAAACTTTCCAAACAATGACTTTTCTATTACACTCTGAAAGTTCTAACTTTTTCTTTTTTTATATTTTTTTCTTTTTATAATATAATAATATATCTAATAAATTTATTATTATATATTATTTTAATTATTATATAATTTATATATTAAATATATTATAGGCCTATATATATTACTATTATATTATATATTATTATACGCATGCGCACGCACGTGAAGAGATTAGCAGTTTAACAAATTTTTAATAAAATGTTAATCTCAAGTTAAAAAGAAAAATTTACTTGTACATTCCAACTTTTATTACTATCTTTGCAGTGTAATTCAAAACAACAAGGGAATATTCCCATAGAACAAATTAAAACAATTCAAGAATTATGAACGTATTTCAAGCAGCAATGATGAGTGAAAAGTACTTTGAAAACGTAATGTTACAAAGTGGTTATGAACGTTTTACAACATTTTCAAGCGATTTGACAATTGCAGAATTAATGGGAGGACAGAAGGCAATTGAGGAAACCTTTAATCGTGTTGTAAAAGAGTGGAAGGACGATGTGAAATATTTTACAGAGTTCGCAATGGCACTCAACATCAAGGCGTGGGAATTACATGAGAGAGGAAATGAGCAACTTACAAGTTTATACACTGAACTCTATTATGTTGCACGAGATAAAGCACTCTCTACTTTCAAGGGTGATGATTTAAGTTACTTTTTAAGAACTACAGATTAAGCAAAACAAACATAACCTCCTTTCAAGTGGAGGGAGGTTATGAATAAATATACACTTATACAAAGATATAAATATATCAATATATCTAAATATAAAGTTATAAATAAATAAAAATATAAATATATAAAATTAGAAGTCATGAGTAACAAGTCAGTAAGCAAATATCTAAATGTTGTGTTGGAAGATGATTCAACCCCTTTTGGTGGTGTTTCTTTTCTCGGACAAACATTGGGTGACTTTTTGGAGGAAGTTGGTGCTGAAAAGGAAACCAACATGGACAAAGTAAATGAAATGTTGAAAACGTGTGGTATTTCTCCAATTAAGTTAGATTAAAAACAACGGATAAAGTTATGGGAGAAAATAATAAAAAGAAATATCAATCTGTAGCGGTAGCACAAGTGAAAGACGGAAAAGTCATTGCACGTTATAATTCATGCACGGAGGCTGCAATTGCTTTGGGTAGTAATAGTAAAGCAACTATAGGAAATATCGCTGCATGTGCAAATAAAAAGCGTAAAACCGCTTTAGGGTATCAGTGGTTGAAACTCACTAAAGTAACTATTACACAAAAATAAAAAACAAATTATAATTATGAAAAGTTTAAGTGAAATTTTAGAAAATAATAGAGAAGTAGCGAAGGAATTAATGTGTAAGAACCATAAATTACATATTTCATTCAAAAAATATCAAAATATTGATATTGAAATACCATTTGTTTTACTTTCCAATAAAAACGGAGAACCATACGAAACAGAAGTCACAGATATTGCTTTAATTGGAGAGAAATTGTGTATTAAAGTCGTTAATACCAAAGATTTATCATCAGATGTAAAAATGGATGATGAAGGGTATATTGATTGTATCTTTTGCATATACTATAGCGATGATGAAGTATATAGAGCAATTGAATGTTATTTCAAAAACGATATTGCTTTGTTAGAAACAATAACCAATTTGAGAGAGGAACTTACCAACAAGTTTAGGGAAGTTTTAGAGGATGAAGACGAAAGATGTTTTCTACTATCTTCTAATAATACGTTTAAGTGTTCTGTATATGCGTGGGAATACAATATAACTGCTGTGTTCATAGAAAATGATAAAGTATTATTGAAAACATCCAATAGCATGCTGCCTATACCTATAAACGATTTATCTATTGATGATATGTTTAGTTTGTTAAAGCATATTCATAGTTCTGTTAAATAAATGTTAAACGTAAGGAAATATTTTGTTATTTCAATTTATTTCCTTACCTTTGCAAATGTAAATCAGAAAGGGAATAGTCCCACAAAACAAACAAATTAAAACAACATTTAGAATTATGAAGGAAAGATTGATGACAAAGAGTGAGTTTGCAGATTTCAATAGTGAAATGAACCGACTTAAAAACATCAAGTGGAAAAGTTATACCGCAACATTGAAGGAAGTTGGTGTTACCTATTTAGGTAGCGTGGCACAAAGCGCAAAGATGTTGCACTCATATGAGCATAAGTTCTCAACATATTGTTTATATTTGGCTGCAGCCGATTTGAGTGGTTTTAACGTTTGCCCACAAAATACAATGTGTAAAGCAAATTGCCTTATGGGAAGTGGACGTAACAAGGTTAGCCGTTTGTCGGGTCGTGATGATATAGACAGCTCACGTGTTACAAAGACACGTTTATTCTTTGCTAATAGAGAAGTATTCATGCGTTTAATGTTGCATGAAATTAAGTTGGAAAAGAAACGTGCAAAATTGAAGGGACACGAGTTTTCAGTACGTATCAATGGAACAAGCGATTTAAGTCCTTTATTGTTCAAGTTAGGTAAAAAGAATATCTTACAAATGTTTCCTAATGTAATGTTTTATGATTACACGAAAGTACCTAACTATTTGGAACTTTTGAAACAATATCCTAACTATGATATTACATGGTCGTTGGATGGCTCTAAAGAGAACTTCAATATAGGTATGGACTATCTAAAGGAAGGCGGACGTATTGCCGTTGTATTTGGTACAGAAACAATGCCAAAAACATTTATGGGTTATAATGTTATTGACGGAGACAAATATGACGCACGTTATAAGGACGGAAATGTAGTAGTAGGTTTGAAGTTTAAGAAAACGGCTGACAACTTTAAGAAGGGTAAATTCGTTATGCCTAATACTGACTTTATTGTAAAGGAAGGTGACGTTCGTTGTAAGTGGTAAATAATTAAGGGTGGGTTTGAAATATTAACCCACTCAAATAAAACAAACAAATTAAAATGAGTAGTTTATGGATAATAATAACAAACGTCCTAATGATAATATTCCAACTTCTGTAATATTGAAATATATTGTTAAGGAAAGGGACAAATGGAGAGATATGTATTATTTTGCGAAAGATAAGTGTATCAAGTCTGAAAAGGAACTTAAAGGACTACAAAAGCAAATTACACGCTATCAGCAGGCACGAAACGAGGAAGGAAAGTTTATCAGTCAGGAACAATATAATTCAGTAAGAAACAGAAATAAGAAGTTATCGGAGGAAATTGCAAAGTTAAGAAGTGAAAAATCAGAAATGATTTACAAGGTAATGAAAGCAGAACAAAAACTTGTAAAACCAAAAACAATCTTGGAACGTGTTAAGTATGTGATTGAGAAATAAAACATTTATTAACATCAAAATTTTGGTTGATTAAAATATTTTGCGTATATTTGCAGTGTAAAATGGGAAAGTTAAATAATACATCGGCAGGGACTGTCGATTACACGGGTGGAGAGGAAGTAAGAGCTGAACATTTGGAAAGCCGTTCCTCTGTGAAGCCCGAAGCCCACGAGTTTTTTTACTCAGGGGTAGTCCATGATAGAAATAAGCAACCTTTAATGGTTGGTGATTGTGTCCTCTACCACGATTGTGACGAGGAAACACGAGATTTAAATAGAGTTTGGGCAATTGACTCAATAGGAGGAAATGATACCGACTTGGACAATGAAAACGAGGAAACTATTATCCATTTGTCCGATGATTTAGGGTGTGAGTTGGAGGCATACCCACACGAATTGGAAAGACTTTAATTCTTAATGTTTTTATGTTGTTGATTCTCCCTATAGGTATAACATTTAAATATGTTTATCCTATAGGGGTTTTTTATGTGTTCTAATGGGTTTAATTATACATAATAGGTAAATGTACCATAACACTAATTTAATACGCTTAAAACGAAAATATTGAGTTATATTTAATCTTACGTGTATGCGTATGTAATATATTCAATAGATTGAAGATTTATATAAGTGTTAAATAAATGTTAAACATATGATTTTATTTTGTAGTTTGAAATAAGTTGCTTAAATTTGCAACATAAATCAAAAAGGAATAGTCCTACAGAATGAATTAAAACAATTAAAATAGAATTATGGGAACAAAGAAATTTAAGTTATTAAAGAGTGAAAAGATTAACCATAATGGTCACACTTTATATCGTATTCAAGCGTTAAAAGACTTTAGCGATGTAAAGAATGGGGATGTTGGCGGTTGGGTTGAGAAGGAGGAAAATCTTTCTCACAAAGGTAATTGTTGGATATATAATAGCGCAAAAGCGTACGATGATTCAAAAGTCTTTGAAAACGCTAAAATCATGGACTACGCAGAAGTTTTTGGACAAGCAAGGGTAAGTGGTGAGTCACTTATACAGAATCATGCAAGAGTATTTGACGGGGCAATTGTTACGTGTCGTAGCTTTTTAAGAGACTACTCATATGTGTGCGGTGAGGCACGTTTGCTTGGCAATGTTGAATTAACCGATTCAGCAATGATGTGCGGTAATTCGTGTGTACATGGTAATATAATAGCACGTGACAAAGTTGTTATTTGTGGTAACGTGGAAATATGGGATAGAGCAATCTTTTTGGGTGACGCTTATATTAGCCGTAAAACCGATTATTATTGTGGGTGTGAATTTATGGATAATGGCTACCCATTCACATATACACGTAGTAATGATATGTGGCAAAACATAAATACGTATGGCACACGAGAAGAGTTCTTGAAAACATTAAACAAAATAGTTCCTTACAAAGTACCTTTCTATACAAAGGTTATGGACTTTGTGGAAGACTTATTAAATGATAGTAATTGTAGTACACATCAAGCATAAATCAATAAAAGTAAAACAAGTGTTTTAGCTTGCAATAGCAATATACAAGTTAATATACTTGTTTTGCATAATAAAATATCAATGATAATGGAAGATATAAATAAAAAAAACATGGAGATATATAGGAAGGGTGCTATAAAACGTATGGAGAAATTCAATACGTCTGAACTTGATTTTACTATTATAGTAAGAAGTTCACGCCCTTCTATAAGGGTTGTTGGTGAAGGGTGTGTATGTACAATCATAATAAATGAAGTACATTATGATAAAAATAAAGACGTATTTACTTTGAAATACGAAACATACAACACACGAAGTAAAAATAAATTACATGAAGATGACTTTTCTTATTCTATGTGTGATTTTGTATTTAATGAAGTGTTGAATTATATCAATATATCAGTGTACAAGAAAATATAAACATAGTTACCTCATGAAGGAATATACAAATACCTTTATGAGGTTTTCTTTTTCTTTCTAATAGCTTATATTCAACTTTATAGGTACATATAAGGTTAGTATTATTTAAACGTCTTAAAACGCATATATTAGATTCATTCATGCGTATGTGTATATTATATAATCTTCTATAAACATTCAAATGTTAATTAAAAGTTAAAATAAGAAATTTACTTGCGTATTTTAAAAATTATCCTTACCTTTGCAAACGTCAATCAGTTATAGTGCTGAAACAAACAATTAAAACATTAAGAATTATGATTAAGTTTGAAAATGAAATTGCCAACGCTTACAAGTATAGTGAAGAGTACAAACAGAAGGAGAAAATGTTTTCATTGAGAGATAAAATTCTTTCTTTGAATGATAGAATTATAGATTTGATAGATACTGCAAATCATTTGATAAAGAATAGATTCCTACTTGTTAGTACACTTAAGCATAGTAAATTAAAGGAAAGTGATAAAACACGTACTTTATGTGCAATTGCTAATGGTTGGGATGAAAAATTAGGCTTTCTTAGTTGTTATGCAATTATAGGCGATGATGATGAGAAAGAAAGAATAAAATACATCGGTGTGGAAAACGGCAGCACAGAAAACCCACAAAATCTTATGATTTCTCAGGAAGGCGTATTTTACGGCACTTTTTGGAACAAAATAGATATTTTTGATTACTCATACCCCGAAGAAGTAATAAAAGATATGGAGTACTTTTTGAATAATTTTGATAAGTTTGAGAAAAACTTTTATGAAAAGATAAAAGAGTTGTGCTGTAAAAACTAAATGAACAAAGAAGGTAAGTAGTTTGAGAATAATTGCTTACCTTTTATTTTTAATATGAAGCTGATAATATGTTAATTAAATGTTAATTACTTAATTTTACTTGCATAATTCAAATTTTATTATTACCTTTGCATCAGTTATTCAAAACAACAACAATTTAAACATTTAAGAATTATGAATTTAGAAAATATTGTAAAGTATCTTGAAAGTAAGTTGAATGATACTGAATGGAAAGTTGATACAAAAATCAATGAAAAAAACAAACAAGTGGAACTCTCACTTGAAACATGGACACCTGCAGGACGTGACGTTGTTTTGGAATTTGAATTTAAGGACAAAACAACAAAGGAGGATATTTCTAAAAGTTTCCAAGAGTATTACGATAATTACGATGTTTCTTTTGAAACATATATATGGCTTGATGACGAAGGACATGGTAAAAATGGTGCGCCCTATGAAATGGAAAGTGTACTCATAGATACTCAATGGGTAGAAAATGAACTTGCAGAACTTGCATATATTTTCGCTAATTAAGCAATAACAAACAAAATTAAATAATAGAATTATGTACGGACTTTTTAGAAAACACGCACTTTCTTTAATGAAAGAAAAGAACGTTAAAAAATTAACCTTTATCAACAATGAAGGCGATTGGTTAATCGAAGATGTGCCTTATGTTCTTTGTCAAGTAAAAGAAGATATTTTAGACTTGGCAGTTAGTAAGGTTATCTTGAATGATGATGATAAACTACAATTCATTGTAAATGATTGTGATGATGTTTATAGATTAGATGAGGACGACCCATTATATAACACAAATGAATATGTTTATTCAACTATCATAGAACTTTTGAAAAATGGTAACAGATAAAAACGGAACGGAAGTTTATTGCGGTGACTTGGTACGCTATAATAGTGATAGTGAAGGTTTCTGCGAAGGTGATAATGAACTGACATGGGTTATTATCAGAATGAGAGATAATGATGTGGCAGGTGATAGTGAAATATATATCCAAAGCGGTTGGGAAAAACGTCTTGCTTATTCTTATGATATTGAAAAGATAGAAGACGAAAACGAATAAGTTATTACTTTCATAATTTCTACCCTATCAACGTTATTTAATACATTGCGTTGGTAGGGTTTTATTTTGTATCTGACGGATTTAATATATAAAGTTGATAACTTATAAAGAAGTGATTGTTAAACACGCTTAAAACGCAAAACATAGTATCTTAAGAAGATAAATGTTAATGATATGTTAAATATATATTTTTATTTGTTTAATTGAAAGTTTATTATTATCTTTGCAGACATAAATCAATAACAAAATAGAATTATGAAAGAAGTTAAAATAGGTGCGTGTGCTATAAAGAATTATTCTAAAGGTATAAAGGTTACTTTAGATTTTGGTCTTAACACTGATAATGATAGAGTATATCAGTTCGAAGGTAAAATGTTGTCTGATTTTGAGGACGAGGAAGGCAATGTCAATGAGGAGGAATTACTCGATTATGTTGCAACTTGTTTAGACAAACGCAATAGAAAGTAATACACACTTTCCAAACAAATTAAAAGAACTATATTATGTATCAAGATATTAGAAAGCAGACTATTGCACGTATGAAAAAGAATCGTACGTTTATTGTAGAGTTTAGTGATAGGAAGTTAAATGAACGACCATACATTGAAGTATTATCAATTAATAATGAACAAGTATATTCGTGTGTGGTAAAAAGAGTTTCTTATAATAAGAAAACAGATAAATTCTATTTTACGTCCACTAATTTACTTAATGGAGAAATGGTTACATCATCAGAAGATAGTGTATTATCAGATGATATGTGTGAAAAAGTTTTTACTAACATATTGGTTTAAGATTATGAATCAAATAAATATTAATAACCTTCAAATTGAAGTATATCAAAAGGAGGATAATCTTCCCGACACTTGTACAACATTTATTACACAAACAAAACCTATTGCGAAGAGTGTTTTAGAGAGTGTATTTGGAGAACCGACAAAGGACAAATTAAGTAAAGATAAGAAGGTACATTACACGTGGTTAATTCGTGTTAATGAGAAGTTATTTGAGTTGCACGATTGGAAAAGTGGAAAGTGTGATGATGACGAGCCTGTTACATGGAGTGTTCGAAGTGAGGACGCATCAAAAACTTTGCAGGATGAGTTTATTAAAACACTCAACATCTTCAGTATATATAAATACTATTTCAATTAACATTTATTAATACGAAATATTTGTGTAATTCAGAAAATAGTCGTATCTTTGTAAACGTAAATCAGTAATATTGCTGACACAATTAAAAACAAATAGAATTATGAAACGTTGCTTAATTTGGACTAACATCGACCTCTATGATGAGGAAACAATGAAGGAAACACGTAAATTTATGCGTGAAGAGAATTACACAGATTTATCAGACAATAACGTTATGAGAGTTATTGATGATAACAACAATATGTATATCGAAGACGAGAGAGATAACCTTTCAGAAAAATATACAGGTTTTAAGGGTTATGTAGTAGCGTTTGCAGAACTCGGGTTGTGGAATGGTGTACGTGTTGCATCAAAGGTGTACAATGATATTTCAAACATTCTACAGAACACATCATGCGATGAGTGTGAGTGGTATTTGGACGAGTGGAATGTACGTTTTAGGGGTGTACACCATGACGGAACAAATAACGTGCTGTACAGATACGTTGACACTGAAAAGAGAGCCAACGACATTATGAACAAAATTGTATGCGGAGGAATGAACCTCAAACAATTTAAGAAGGCAACAAAGAGTATCCGTCCTTTTGTACAGAAGGTATATGGAATAGATGACAAGAAATAAATCTTATATAAAAAGTGTCGTAAAACCCACAAGTTTTTAGCTTGTAATGTGTAAGACACTATCGGCAGGGACTGTCGATTACACGGGTGGAGAGGAAGTAAGAGCTGACCATTTGGAAAGCCATTCCTCTATGAAGCCCGAAGCCTATGAACATTTAACTCATGGGTAGTCCACTAAACAAAAAATTGTTATTATGCTAATTGTGGTATTGCTTGAGATAAGTAGTACCACTTTTTATTTGAGTTCTAACGACTTTAATGTATAAACTTGATAACTTATAAGGTTGGGACTATTATAAGCGGTTAGAACGTCTTAAAACAAGTTTATGGTTTTCTTCATGCGTATGCGTAATATATTATATATAATACATAAAAAGCGGTTAATGTTAAATATATGTTAAATTAATAATTTTACTTGTATATTTCAAATTAAATACTTAACTTTGCAATCATAAATCAAAACAAACAAATAGAATTATGAGCGTAATAGAAGACTTTGCAAAACAATTAAAGAATGAGGTAATTTCATTAATGAAAGAGAAAAATATTAATGAAGTTACTTTGATTGATTATAACAATACAAGTAGAGTTACAAAAATAGTATCTATTGTTGTAAAAATAAATAGAAATTGGGTCGCTTTACCACTTGAGAAAATTAGACTTTCAGAAGGTAATAAAATTGAGTTTGAAACTACAGATGATGACGAAATATTTATCTTCAATGAGGAGGACATTGACGAAGGAAGACAAATTGCAGTTTATAAAGCAGTTAGAAAACTATTAAATTAAGAAGTATGGAGAAATTAGATAGTTATTGGGACGTTATTATTATATGTGATGAAACTCTCATCAATTTATACATATTATAAGAAAAACTAATAAATTATTATTGATTTTATGACAAAAATAATGAATGTTTTAATTAAACATATTTGCAAATGTTAAGAGCAATTAAGGTAAGAATATATCCAAACAAAACACAAGAACAAACACTTAATAGAGTGCTTGGGTGTTATCGTTTTGTATATAATCACATGCTTGCTCTTAAACAAAAAGAATATAATGATAATAAAAAATCATTAGGACTTGCAGAATTATCAAAATACTTTCATGGAACATTGCTGAAAGATGAACACTATAGTTGGTTAAAAGAACAGAACACAAAGGTGATGAAACAATCAATACGTCAAATGTTATCATCATATGATAAGTTCTTCAAACAGCATAATGGCTTTCCGAAATTCAGAACAAAGAAAGATAAAGAAACTGCTTTATTTCCATTGGAGGCAATATCAAAAAGAAACGAGTTCAATGATAGAAAGATTACATTAACACAGCCTTTAAAAGATATTAGATTTAGATGTTCAGACGCATACTTTAAGAGGTTGCAAACATACAAGGAGGAAATAAGAAGTGCTACCTTATCGAAAACCAAGAGTGGTAAATACTTCTTATCAATCCTTGTTGAACTTCCACAAGAAGAGTTTGCTAAGTTTGGACTGACGAATAAACGTGTTGGTATTGACCTTGGAGTTAAGGATTTTGTAATAACAAGTGATGGGGAGATGTTTGAAAATAAACATTTCTTCAAGAAACAAGAGAATAAGTTATTAAGACTCCAAAGACAACTATCAAAGAAGCAGAAAGGTTCTAACAATAGGAATAAGCAGCGTATTAAGATTGCAAAGGCATTTGAGAAACTTTCCAATCAAAAGGATACTTACATACATAGTGTTGTGAATGAGTTACTTACTTATTACGATACAGTGTTTATGGAAGACTTGAATGTGAAAGGAATGATGAATAATCACAAATTAGCAAAATCAATACAAGAGGTCGGTTTTTATAAGTTCAGACAGATACTTGAGGATAAGGCAAGAAACAACTATAAGCAAGTTGTTTTTATTGATAGCTTCTATCCTTCAAGTAAGACTTGTTCAAATTGTGGATATAAGAAACAAGATTTGAAGTTAAGTGATAGATTTTGGATTTGTCCAGTATGCGGAGAACATCATGATAGAGATTTGAATGCTGCTGTAAATATCTTACATGAAGGTGAAAGAATGATAAGTTAAAAATAAAAAATAATAGGTGTCCGTAGCACCGAATTTACGCTTGTGGACTATCCTCCTATGGATGACTGATTGTAGCAATGCAATGTACTAAAAAGTAGTGATAGGTTGAAGCAAGAAATAAAATATGATAAATCATAGATTTTATATACGTTTCTCGTCATTAAAGAAAAATTAAAGATAGTATTATCTTGGAATATCCACGTAAAATGGACCTTTCCGAAAAGGATATTAAGGGTATTGAAGGGATGTGTGGTGTGGTTGATTATTATCATATTGCTTTGTTTTATGGAAATCCAAAGTACCGCCATATGTTAAAGAAGTGTTAAATACTTAATTTTATTTGGTAGTGTGAGGATAATTTCTTATCTTTGCACTATCAATTAAAAACAAACAATTAAAACATTTAGAATTATGGGACAATATTTTAAACCTGTCATTATTGACAAGAAGGATAGTAAGAAAGTAGTTGCATCTTTGCACGCACATGATTTTTTTAATGGTTTAAAACTCATGGAGCATTCGTATGTAGGAAATAACTTTGTGAACACTTTTGCAACTCTCATTAATGACGAGGAAGGCAAGTATAAAGGTTATCCTATGGTATGGTGTGGTGACTATGCAGATGATGTATTGGAGGGAAAAAACTATTACGATATTGCAAGGGACAATAACACCGATGAGGATGTAAAGGACTTGAAGGTAAATGAGTACCGATACTTTATCAATAAGACAAAGAAGGAGTTTGTCGACATTGAGGATTGTCCAAGTGGTAAAACAAGTGATGATTTAGCCGTACATCCATTGCCTATCCTTACAAAGTTAAGTTATGATAAAACTCACGATTACATCCCTAACGAAGGGGAACTGAAATTTGTCGGCTCATGGGCAATGGACGTTATTGTATCAAGCAACAAATGTCCAAACGAGAAGACATATAAGCGTATTAAACCAAATTTCCATTTGTAAGATATAAGATTATGTGTACATTTAGAGATGTAATAAAGTCCAACTTATTAAAGAATTGGAAACCTATAAAGTTCAGAAAGCGAGAAATCCTTTCTGAACGCTTGAATGAAACTTTAGGGGGACTTGCAACAGAGATAACACTAAAGGACGTTAAAGACAACGTATCAGTGCTTAAACTGACCTTTGGGGATAAAAAGGAAGAGTTCGAAGTTGCATGGAAACAAACCGATAATAGTTGGCATTCAATCTCAAATATAGATTAGTATAGATAAGTTTTGTAGTTATAAAAGTTAATATTAGTTAGTTAATTATTTTTCAAAACCATAACCGCTTGAGATAAGTAGTTATGGTTTTTTGTTTTTATTAACACAAATAATTTGGTTTATTGAAATAAATTGTTTACCTTTGCATACGTAAATCAACAACAAATAAGAATTATGAACACGAAATATAAAATAAGAACGGATATTTCAAAAACCTTTAGGGGTAAAACAATATATCGAATTGAGGCACTTAAGGACTTTGGGGACGTTAAAAAAGGTGACTTGGGTGGTTGGATTGAAAAAGAATTTTTTCTAAGCGAAAAAGGAAATTGTTGGGTATACGATAACGCTATTGTTATTGGAGATAGCATGATTATGTGTAACGCTAAAGTACGTGATAATGTTATCATCTATGGAAGTGTTGTAATTGACGGAAATTCTATTGTAAAAGACAATGCCATGATATGTGGCTATGTAAAAGTTAACGGCAAAGCGATTATAGAAGGAAATGCAGTTGTACGTGGTCATGTAACTATTGAAGGTAGTGCCAAAGTATGCGACAAAGCAACAATTAAAGATTATGCAACATTAAGCGGTAATTGTATTGCCAAAGATAACTCTATCATTGGGGGTTATGCAGAAGTAGGTGGTTTTGCGGTAATTGGAGGTAATTCTAAAATTAAAGATAATGTAACTATTGGCGGTAAAACAAAAACTACTGATAATGTTATTATTAAAGGTAAAGCAATTATGTCCGCAAATATTATCTTAATGGATAATGTTATTATCGCAGGTTATTTTGTATTAGAATTAACTGATAATAAGTTAATTCGTTTGGGAGGTGAGATTGAACTTTCAGAAACTCTATATTGGGGTGATGATTTGATTTAAGATAAACAATATCATCAATAAACATATTTATTAAATATAAGAAATAATTTATATAGTTAATAATATATGGAACGTTTATATAAAATTTGGAAAACATTATCTTCTATAGATAAATTCTTTTACGCACAAGAGTATTGGAAGAGTGTTAACTCACCAAAAATGTGGTATGGAATGAATGAGATAGATACAAAACTAAAAGGTTACAAACCTATTGATGTATTAAGCATAATTCAACCAAAAGAGTTTGATATAAGAGATAGTTTCTTTAGATACAATGAACATCACCTTTTAGTTAGTGGGAATGCAGAAGATGTAATGAAGGATATTAATTCTGACATTGATAAAATTATAGAATATAACGCTGACGAATTATAAAACAAATATACATACTTAAATAAGTACAAATAGAGTATGTATGATAATTATATAAGATTAAATTAATTTTTAAAGCAAATAAATATATAATAAAAAGTAAAATATAGATATGGAAAATTTATATGATAAGTGGGAAACTTTGTCACCAGTAGAGAAATTTCAATATGCGGAAGAGTATTGGGACGCTGTAGAGTCACCAAACAAATGGTATGCAATGAGCGACTTTGATAATCAATTTGCAGACTACTCACCATTTGAAATTGCACGCAAACTTGCAACGGGAAAGTTTAATCCATACGACAGTTTCTTTAAATATGACCACAACGGAAATGTTATAAGTGGTACATCAGCCGATGTCATGGTAACTATTAATGATAATATTGATGAGATTATTGATTACTTTGAGGAAAAAGAATATTAAAAAACAAACAGAAATAACGGATAATAGGGATAGTAATTTATATTGCTGTCCCTTTATTGTTATATTATATATACACATACGCACGTATAATATACATAAGCAATAACCAAACAATGACTTATATAAGTACAAGTAGAACACATGTGTTAACTTTAATTAACTATAATAATTTTGTTGAATGAAATAAATTACTTAACTTTGCAACATAAATCAAATGGGAATAGTCCCACAAAATATTTAAAATCATTAAATTATGGATAAAGAATTAATAAAGTATGGTTTAGTTTGTCTTTTAACTATATTGTTAAACGTGGCAAATCTTGTTGCTTTGTGTACAAGTCAGAACCCTTTTACATGGGTTATTATTATAGTTGTCTATTTTTTGCTTTTGGCAATTATCCACATTGAAGACATCTATAATAAAATCGGTGAACATTACGTGGAAAAGAATTATGGACGCAATAGATATTAAAACAAAGAGTAGTTTTTATTGTTAAAATAATGTTAAATACTTTATTTTATTTGCATAACTCAAATTAATTACCTATCTTTGCAACGTAAATCAATAACAAAAGGTATAACAACGGACTACCTAAATAAAATGTCCGTTAAATTAATTATCATTGAATTATGAATAATACAACAAACATCGAAAGCGTTTACAAACTGATTAAGACTATTAGCACAAAGTTTGGTTCTGCAATGGTTGTAAAGTCAGAGCCTAAATTTAGGGGAGGTAAAAGTTGTCCTTTTGTTGGACGTGTCACAAAGATGACACTAATTACAAATTGCCGTTTTGGCAGTTATGTGAATAGTGTAAACGCAACATTAGAAAAGAAGGGAATAGAAACAGAATACAAAGCAGCACCACGCAAAGGAATGCACTTTGTAGAAGGTATGTATCCTTATATCCTTCAGTCTGATAAAGATAGTGAACAATACTATATTACAATGAATTACCGACCTTCTGACAAAACCACATTTGAACACGTCTTTATTTTGGACGGAAATGTAGTAACGGACGAGACAACACGCAAAGAGATTGAAGGATGGATATATGTTGCACCAAAAAAGGAAAATACCAAGCAGGCGGAGGCAGGACTTGAAAGCGAGGAACAAACGAAAGTCGTTACATACAAAGTACAGAACGTTATCAACATAGGCAAAGCACACGACTTAAAAATGTTATGGGATATGTTGGTGAAGTAATATAAATTGAAGGTAGTATCTATTAGGGTACTACTTTTTTGCTTATGTATGCTTTATTTCCTTTTTAAGCGGTTTTAATAGAATAAACCTACAATTATACTAAATCATTATTTCAAACGAATACAAAGCAAATAAATGACTTAATAGCGTATGTTATTATATTATTATATATACACACACGAAGGAATAATATGTTATTTGTTAATAAAAGTTAACACTATGAAGATTTTTAGTAAAATGTTTGGTAGATTAAAATTAATTGCGTATCTTTGCATCGTCAATCAATAACAAAGGGGTTAACAACCGACCACCCTATTTCAAGTATCGGTTAAATTTAAAACATTGAATTATGATGACTTTTGCACAATTTGAGAACGAGTTTAACAACCTTTCAAATAACAAACAAGTAGAGATTTTTAACAAGTTTTGCGACAAGTATAATCTTACACATCAATTCTATGAAATGAGTTCTTTGGATGACTTCTTGATGAGTAGCACACCTTTGGGGGTGCTTAATAGTCTTGAGGAAGGTTTTGATAAAGATAAAGATTATATCCAACAAAATGGATATGGACATTACGAATCTTTAAGCGGTATAGAAGTAAGGTTATATATCAGCGAAAGCGGTTATATGTCTGAAATATATGAGGATGAAAGTTTGTGGTGCGATACTATAGATACCACACCATACGAGGAGGAAGACGAGGACGAGGAAGATGAGGACTAAAAAAATAATAGAATGTAACATGATAGGGAAAAGGGGTACGGACAAAATTAGTTAGTACCCCTTTTATTTTGTCTGTAAGGACTTTAAATAATTTATATGATAACTTATATCATTTTATTTTATTAAGTGGTTAGAACTAAAAAGAATATGGTTTAATTTTAATTTGTTCACTGAATATATAATATGGGTAGGCCCTATGGGGGTGGCCACCTATTTAACCCACCTACCCACCGCCATAAAAGGGGGTGTTTGAGAATGCCCACGGTTCTCCGTCCAAAATTTTTGGAAAATTTTCATCCATTCCACAAGGCCACCCCCCCCTCTCTTTTTCACGCATACCCTTTCAAAAAAAATTCCAAAAAATTTTTCATATATTTTCCAGAAGGGTCATCATTTTTTATGTATCTATATTAATATTTCATTTTTTTTACTATAGATTTATTAAAACTAAAATAAGCACTACGTTTATTTTTCGCAATGCTTATATTCGTATACTATATAAATTACTTTATAGTTTTATTATTTATCTATTTGCTTTCATATTTTATTACTTCTGCATTAGGAGATAGTTTGAAATATTCTTCTTCATCACAGAACAGTGGTGCATAATCTCCAAAATAATCATTAAACATATCTTCTAACATCATACTATCTGTGATAAATTCATTATCACTTTGTATTTTATCTTTAGGTGAATATGATACAAGATATTGTTGTTTATTTTCGTTATATTCAAATTTTATAGTAAGCCAAGTATATCGTTTTACCATAATATTTAAAAATTCTCTAAGTAAGTTTTCTAATTTTAAATTTTTCTTCATCTATTTTACATAACTTGTTAATAATCATTTTCCAAAAAACTCTTTAAATTTATCACTACCATATTCATTATCGGTCAATTCAATAATTTCTCCTATTGTATATGTTTTCTTGCGTGGTTCTGGTAGTCGGTGTTCTATAAAATCTCTTGTACCAGCTGAACATGCACCAGTAATGGTACGATATGCTATAATAGCTTCTTCAAACGTCAAGACATCATCAAGTGACATGTTTTTGTAAGCGGATGTATCTCTGTCTGAAATTTTATAAATTAGGTCAAGTTTTGCTTCTTTAAGGGTTTCACCATGTGCCCAATTATTTTCTCCATCGGTAACAATATATAATTCTTTATCATAACCGACCTGATGAGTGCGATAAACATTCCCATGATGAGAATCAATGATACTAAGAATATTATCCACTTTAATATACCTCACCCCATTAGATTCCCAGAAGATAGGTTCATTTCGGAATTTTTGACGTTTGTCATAATCCTCTAAAGGGAGTGATGGGTGAACCATACGATTATCATTATAGTATATACAGCCATATATTAATGAATCATTTGGTACTTCTTCAATTTTTGTGCCTTCCAAACAAAGATAGCCATATACAGTTAAATTATTAGGAATTTTAATAATATTTGAATATTCCAAATCAAGATAACCTCCTACAGTTAAATTATCTGGAAGTGATGTGATATTTGTATTATCTAAATCTAAAAAAGTATGTACTGTTAAGTTTTGAGGTATCGTTTTAATTGAACTATTAGATAAATCAATTCCGCCTCCTACAGTTAAGTTATTTGGTAATGAAGTGATTTTACTATTACGTAGGTAAAGAGTTCCTCCAATAGTTAGGTTATCAGGTAACTCTGTAATTGCTGTACCACTTAAATCAAGCCATCCTCCAATAATGGTATTGTTAGGGATATTTTCTATTGTGGAGTCTATAAAATCTAACCCATATCTTACTACCAGATTATTAGGTAAGGATTTAATATTAGCACACCATATTGATAATTTATCTAATACTGTCAAATTGTCTGGCATCAATTTAGCGTTATCGCCTTTTAGAAATAAATTTCCATCTACAGTTAGGTCATTTGGAATAGATGAGATAGTGATATCACGTAAATCCAAATCGCCAATATAATATGGTTTTCCATTCCTTATTTCTAATTTGTAACCAGTTTCTTTCTCAAATAGTTCTATTATATCATTCATCTCTTTTATTCAAATCATTAATAATAATTTCTTTTATTTTTTCGTCTTTAAATGTACTATAAAATAGTGCTAATTGACTCCATTCTTCTATTTGATATACTTTTTGCGTATCTGTTTTTTCATCTATATCGAATTGTATTGCCTTTTGTTTTGTGAATAATCTTCCTATCTTATTATCTGTTTTTTCATAATTCCAATTTGCATTATGAATTTCTATGAGATGTTTCATAAGTTCATATGCTGTTTTCCCTTTCATTTCTTGTGTTGTCAAGAAGAATCTTGCAAATCGTTTTATGCTATTATCCATGCATTCATTTTGTCTATACACTAACCAATTATATGCATCTTCTACGGTAGGTGTATTCCAAGTTTGGCAATTAAATTCAAACAGCATTAGTTTATCATCATCATTTTCTGATTGATATTGTTTATGATATTCTCTTGTAAAGAATGTGCTTGCCATTGATGCTACTATGCTTTGTATTTTTGATACATCTCTTTTCCATAGTGCATTTGTATTGAAGTATGTTGGAATATTAATAATGATATTCATTTCATATCTCCATGTATATCCAATTTTTGTATATGGTATTTTTTCGAGAAGATATATAAGCGTTTTATTCATAAGTTTATTAAACTTAGAATCGAATGGTTTTTGTAACTTTTGATTTAACTTCTTATAGAATCCCACGCCATTAAGTTTAATGATGATTGGTTTGCCTGCGCTTAATGTTCTAACATTTTGTTGGCGCATTTGTTCTACTTGTTGCATTGATTCCATAACTTTAAAATATTTTGTAATTATTCCCACTCCTAAACTATTTTTAATCAGTTTATATAAATCACTTAATGTTATACCAGTTTTTTCAAATGATTTTAAAACATATTCTATATTATTATTATTATTAGAAGTGTCATGAAATGTATTTTCAAGTGTTTTATATATTTCCAATGCATCTTCTACTGTTAATTTGGAGTTAATTGTCATATTATAGAATTAATATTTTATTTTTTCTTTTAAGTGATTTGGTATCTTATTTATTTTGGTATTTTTAAAATAGATAAAACTGCCAACTTTTAAATCTTCTGGTAGTTCTTTAATATCTAAACAAAATTCCAAACTCATAGTATTTCCAACTATTACATTTTTTGCAAATGCGTTCAAGTTTATGCAACTGTTCACTATAAGATTATCATGTACATATAGATTTTCTGATAATGTAGTTAAATTATGACAATGACTAAGAATAAGGTCTCCATTCACAATTAAGTGATTAGGGAGATTCTTAATAGATGCACCGATAGTTGTTCGTTAACAAATCCTGACAATAATGTCAGCCTTGTTACTAATCATCCATAGGTATTTCAACCTACAGTGG